AAACTCTTCAAAACATTGAAAGTAAAAGTTAATATAAATAAGAGGAGGATTTTATAAATGAATGGATATCAATCTATTGCAACGATAAGCTCTCCGGAGTTTATAAATCTTCAACCTCTTGATATAAACCCATTGATGTCTAAATGTGAAATTAAAGTTTTATATTTAGGTAATAATAGAAATGGTACCAGTATAAATAGAGCAGCTGCGATAGAGATGGCTAAGACTCTTCGTGGCGCTCCGATTGTAGGTTATTATAAGACAGAAAAAAATGACTTCTTTGATCATGGTGAACAGATTATTTATGATGGCGATGGTGTTCATTTTAATACTTTAACAAAACCTTATGGTTTTGTTTCACCAGATGCAAATGTATGGTTTCAAGAGTTTGAAGAGACCCTTGAAACTGGTGAAACTATTCAAAGAACTTATTTGATGACTACAGGATATTTATGGACTGGACAGTATCAAGAAGCTCAACAAGTTTTAAATGATGGCGGGAAACCGCAATCTATGGAACTGGATAAAAATTCCATGACCGGTTTTTGGTCAAAAGAAGATAATTCAGAGATGGAATTTTTTATAATAAATGACGCGGTATTTTCAAAATTATGTATATTAGGCGACGATGTGGAACCATGCTTTGAAGGTTCAAGTATTACCGCACCTAATATAAGTAGTAATTTTTCATTAGATGATAACTTCAAACGAACTTTATATCAGATGATGAAAGAATTACAGTATGCTTTACAAGGAGGTAGTGAAACAGTGGGAGACGAACAAAAGAAAAAGTCTATTGATTCTTCTGTAGTTACTGAAATCGAAGAAGAATTAGACCAGACTCCAGCTGAACCTGAAACTCCAGATGCAACATCAGATACACCTTCAACTAATCCAGATTCTAATGAAGAAAGTGGAGAAACTTCAGAAACTGCTGAAGGACAAAGTGAAGAGTCTGGAGAAAATAGCGGAGAGGATTCAGGTGATGGTGGAGAAGGTTCTACCGATTATGAGAAAAAAGAAGAAAAGGAAGAAAAAGAGGAATCTTCTGATGATGGCGAAGAAGATGAACCTAAAGAAGAAGAAAAGAAAAAAGAAGACGATAAGTATTCTTTATTATTAGTTCAATTTGAAGAACTTCAAGCTTCTTATAATACTCTCAAAGAAGAATCAGAGCAGACTAAAGCAGAGTTAGAAAAATTTAAGAACTATGCTCTTGAAGAAGAAAATAAAAAGAAAGATGCTTTAATTCAAGAATTTTACATGCTTTCTGATGAAGATAAAAAGGATGTTATAGAACATAAAGCTGAATATAGTTTAAGTGAAATTAAATCTAAATTAGCAGTTTTATGCTATGATAAAAAAGTAAGTTATGCGAAAGCCGATGAGGATAGCCCAGAAGGAATAACAGTTGATGTTGTTGACTTCTCTGCAGTTCCTGAATGGTTACAAGCAGTTGATAACTATACAAAGAATAATTAAGGAGGAAACCGAACATGGCTACAATAAAAAGAAAAGGTTTTGGTCAGGTAGAGCCTAATCATCTTTCAGCTCAAAGAACTGGACAGATTTATGCTCAGCTTGTAGCGAATAAGAACCTTAATATTATTGAAAACGGAATGTTTTTAAAATATGACTATGAAAATAGAGAAGCTAATCTCACAGGAGATGGCGAATGGCTTTTAGTTTATAATGAAGAAAAACTTTATGACCCTCGTAAGCAGGCACATAAAGATTTTGCAATGATTAAGACAGATTATGTTGATGGAGAAATGGTTCCAAGATTATTTAAGACAAATGTTGGAGACATCTATACTACAAACTGTCTTGAAGCTAATACATCTGATACAGCAGAAACAACTGGTGTTACAGTAGCTGTTGGTGACAAACTTGCAGTTCAGTCTACTGGTTATCTTGGTGCAGCTGGTACAAACCCAACAGGCCCAGTGTTCAAAGTAGTAGCAATTACAACAATGCCTGATGCCAATACTGATTATCAGGCTGTTAAGTTACAGCGTATATCTTAATAAAGGAGGATTAAAGTCATGGCATTAAGTAAAGAAAATCTTATTACATTAGCTAAGACAGTTGCAAAGGCTAATCCTTCTGCTGCTGTTGCTTATAGCTTTAATGATAAAAATTATGGTTACAAAGAATTAGACGATACTCTTCGTGCAGAACTTAGAGAAATCGCTGGAACATATGCTCTTTACAGAGAGAATAAGAACATTCTTTTTGAACTTATTGAACAGGTTATTGATGAGGTACTTCCTCAAAGAGTTATTGAACAGTACGGTTCATTTGCAGACATTCGTACTTTTGAACAAGGTGAAAAGCCTATCTTTGCAGTAAAAGCTTCACAAGCTTCAAAGCAGAGAGCTAAAAAGTTCGTTACTAAAGTAGGTCTTGCAGGTGTTTACGAAGTATTTAAGCTTGATGGATATACATTAGAAGTTCCTACAGAGGCATGGGGCGGAGCTGCTCAAATTGGTTTCGAGGAATATCTTGATGGTAGAATCGACATGGCTGACGTTGTTGAAATCATCAACGATGGTCTTAATGAATGTGTTTATAGAGAAATTGCTAAGGCTCTTAAGAGTGCAGTAGCTCAGATTGCAAACACAAACAAGAAGAGTGATAATACTTTCGTTCAGACAAAGATGGATCAGTTACTTCAGATTGCAGATGCTTATGGAAAAGCTACTATTTATTGTACTTTTGAGTTCGCTGCAACAATGGTGCCTGACCAGAACTGGATTTCAAATGAGCAAAAGAACACTATGTGGAACGTAGGTTATCTTGCTAACTATAAGGGACACAATGTAGTAATTCTTCCTAACTCATTTGAAGATACAGGTAACACTGTAAAGGTTATGGACCCATCTTATGCTTACATTATTCCAACTGGCGCAGATAAGCCAATCAAAGTTGCATTTGAAGGCGATGCCGCAGTTAGAGAGTGGGAGAACAAAGATTGGTCAAGAGAAATCCAGACTTATAAGAAGTTTGGTATCGGTCTTGTTGGTCTTAATGCAGGAATCTGTGTATATCAGAATACTTCTCTTACACAGGGAACACCTTCTGGTATAATCACTAAGAAAGCTGCTCCTGGACTTTCACCAGAATATTAAAATTAAATAAAACTCAATGGGAGATTACTAGATAGTAATCTCCCATTATATAAATTTATAGAGATAAAAGGAGAATAATACTATGGATGCTAATGAAAAAATAAAAGTTCAAAATAGAGATTTTGGAACTGTTGGTTATACAATACCAGATTTAAATAATTTACATAGAGAATTTCAGCCAAATGAAGTAAAATACATTCCATTTGATGAATTATTTAAATTATATCAAGTTCCGGGCGGAGCTTATATTCTTGAGAACTATTTAATTATAGATAATCAAGAAGTTATTGATGAAATAGTTGGTCAGGTTGAACCAGAGTATTTTTATACAGAAACAGAAATTATTGATTTGATGAAAAATGGTTCAATAGATGAATTTGAAGATTGCTTAAATTTTGCTCCTAAAGGAGTTTTAGATTTAATTAAAGAATTATCGGTGCGGCTGCCGCTTAATGATGTAGCAAAGAGAGATTTAATTTTAAAGAAACTTGGTTTTAGTGTTGCAAGTGCTATTGAATTAGCTAAAACAGATGAAGAAGTTGTAGATGATGTAAAACCAACTAGAAAAGCTGCAGCTCCAAAGACACCTGAACGAGTTGTTAGAAAAGTCGTAAAAAAGACTGAAGAAAAATAATTTTTAAGAGAGGAGTGACAAAATGACACCATTTTCAAAAGTTTATAACTCATTCCTCAGAGAAATTACAGATGATATGTATATGGAGTTAACAAAACAAGATACTTTAAAAATGTTAAACGAATTACTAGAATCTGCAATTCCATGGTTTGAATTTCCAAGAAAACCATTAGATTTCACAAATGAGCATGAAGATCCTGATGATGAAGAAGATGGATATTTCATTAGTGATTTAACAGATGAAGAGATTAAAATTATTGCTATGTATATGGTTGTTGAATGGGTCGGTCAACAATTAGCAAATATTGATGTAGTTCGTATGAAATATAGTGGACCAGATTTTAAATTATCTTCACAAGCAATGCATCTTGGAAAACTTCAAAGCTTACAAAAAGAGTATGAAAGAAAAGGTTTCCATTTACAGAGACTTTATAAAAGAAGAAAGAAAGATTCTAATGGAGTGTATAGATCAACTATGCATACCCTTATGGAAACTCCTGTTTATCCTTTTAGTAGAGGAAATGAAGACCCTTCGATAGAAACTGAAACGGAGGGGTATTGGTATGGAAACTAAATACAATATTGAAGTGAACTCAACAGTTTTAAGTAAAAATTTAAAACGTATTATAAATTTAGTTTATAAACTTCTTCCTATGCGGGAAGAGGGGTTAGATTGGACTAAACCATTAGAAACTATAATTGAAGAATTAGTTGGAATGAACAGGCTGCTTATCGACTTGCAGCCTGAACTTTTTCCTATTATATGTAAATTAGAAGGATTATTTAGTTTAACTAGAGATGAAGATATGTTACTTTATAGAAGAATAATATTTGAATCTTTATCGTTACTAAATAAAATAAATATATATGCAAGCATTAGATAATATGAGAAAAAGACTTCGTTATAATGGCGGAAGTTTTCAGCAAAGTCGAATGATAGAAGATAAATTAAGAAGTTTAAAAAAGGCTTTATTGTATTCTTATCAGGCTGGAACTATGGCTATTGAAGTTGATAATAATATATTAGAATTTAGATGTTTAATGAATCCAGATAAATTAACCTTTGATGCAGATAGAAAAATGCTATCTGTTCCTTTCAAAGATGTTTGTTTAAATATACCAAGAGTTGGGACGACAACAGAAGGATTAGTTGATATTCCAATTTCATGCGGAGACACTTTTATCTGGAAAGAAACCAATACCCGCTGGCTAGTAACTTTAAGATATTTAGAGGAGTTAGCGTATTTCAGAGCGGATGTTAGAAAATGTTTTCCTTATCCAGTTGAGATAGATGGAACAAAATATTGGTTTTCTTCTGTTGGAGAAAATCAACAAACTATTGAATGGTTAAAACATAATAAAGAAGAATGGAATAAATTAAATTATACCAGAACTCTTTATATAAAAAGAGATAATAATACATTAAATTATTTTAAAAGATTTAACATAATTAAGCTTCCAAATATATTAGGTGAGTTAGAAACGTGGGAAGTTCAAGCTGTAAATCCTAATTCAACAGATGATGTTTTAATTTTTCATGTTAAAGAATATTTTGAGAATCCTTATGAAGAAATTAGTAAAGAGGAGCAAGAAAAAAATCAAGAGGAACATGAATTAAATGAAGATTTAGTAATATATGCTTATGATAATTTTGCTTGGAAAACTCCTTATGTGGCGGGCGCCGCATGGGAAATTCGTAACAATACTCCAGGCTTAGATTTTGCTATTGATGCTACTTATCAAAATTCTGAAAGCGTTGTTATTGTTCAATTAAAAACAGGAAAAATAGGAGAATTTGATTTATATTATAATAATCATCTAATGACACATGTTGTTGTGAAGCCAGTTATATAGGAAATAAAAGGAGAGGAAAAATGAGAAGAGATGTCGTATTACCGCCATTACAATCTTCTTTTTTGTCATGTGATAAAGATATTGAATTAATTTTAAATAAACTTTTTAGTGAAAGTCCTTACAGTAGACTCTTAAAAAGATTATTAATTATTAATACTCCAGATTGTTTAAATCAGAATATTATAAAATATGATGATATTGTAAAAACTTTTACAGTTAAAGATTTATTTGATAAAAGTTATATAAGATTAACTCCAAGATTAGAGTTTGATGAACATAATGATGTTCAATCTTATATCCTTATTTCTTTTGATAATTTTGTAACAAATTCTGCAAATGAGCAATTTAGAGATAATATGGTTACGTTTGATATTGTTTGTAATACGAAGCAGTGGAATCTTGAAGGTTTCAAAATAAGACCTTTAATGATAGCAGGATATATAGACGGTATTTTAAATATGACAAAATTGTCAGGTATTGGTGAGTTTGTATTTTTAGGGGCGCAGGAACTAATTTTAGATGCTAATTTAGCGGGATACTCTTTATCTTATGAAGCTGTTCATTTTTCAGAAGATAAAGAAAAAATGGAAGATTTAATCTAGTATGGTTAAAAGAGAGCCTGTTGTTCCGCGCTTAATGTTAGATACTAAAATAGCAATTCCTTTTCCTTCTGCTCAAATTTCTATTTATCAACCAAGTATATTAGAGATTGCTTTTATTGGAGAGGCTTCTTTAATAATTGGTTGTAATGCTCTTATAAAAGATTATAAGAGTTTTCAGGACAATTCTGATTTATCACAGTTTTCTAATTTTCAAATTTTAATGAGAATGATAAATGATAAATCTGTAAATGCTAAAAAAGTTTCAGATGCAATTAGAGATGTATTTTTTTTAATATTTCCAAATTGCAAAGTAACTTTTACTCCAATGTCTATTATTATTCAAGACGAAGAAAAACAAACTCACATCATAGATGATAACAATTTTGAAAGTTTTTTAGATATTATTTATGATATATTTTGTTTAGCTGAATTGACTCAAAATAACACAACAGAAGACTATAATCCGCTAGGAGACCGCGCCAGAGCGATTGTAGAAAAGTTCAAAAAGAAACATGAGTTTTTAGCGCAGCAAAGAAAAGAAAATGGAGAATATCCAGAGTTAATGTCAATCTTTGGAAGATATATAGACATCTTAGCTGTTGGAGAGCATAAAGATAAGAATATTTTAAAACAATATTCAGTTTATCAACTTGTGGAAGAATTTACTCGTTTCATTTGGAAACAAGGATATGATACCACTTTTGAAGCCCGGTTAGCCGGAGCAACTAAATTAAAAGATCCAAAAGACTGGACTAGTGAGTTTAGTCTTGGTAATAATCATGATGATGATTAAAAAAATTAAGGAGGAAAACAACTATGAAGTTTGGTATTCGTGAATGTGCGAATGTAGTATTTCGTGCAAAACAGCCTATGACAATAGGTAAATATAAATTTAAAGTTGGTCAGCCAGTACTTTATATTGATACAGCTACTACTTCATCTGTTGAGCAAGCTACAACTACTGTTTATGCTCAAGGTGGTAGAGGAAATGTTCGTTTAGTAACATGGGAAGGTGAAAAAACTTTAACATTTACTGTTGAAGATGCTTTACTTTCTCCTCGTTCTCTTTCAATGCTTTCTGGTGCTGATTTATTCCAGGGTTCTGCAAATGTATCAAAAGTACATTTCCATACAAATAGTAATGCAACTTTACAGATTTTTGATACTGGAGATAGCCAGTATGGTATAATTGATTTATCAGCAGGACTTGGTTCTACTGAGAGTATTTGTGGTTCATATGATGCACCTATCTATGTAATTTTTACAGATAATTCAGGTGATATTACAGGTGAAAATGTAGAAGGTACTGTTGCAGTTGGTACATATGTACCTAGCTCAACTCCAGGCGAAGCTGGTACATTTACTCCTGCTACTTCATCAAGTGTTAATCAAGCTATTAAGATTACAAAACCAGCAGCAGTTGGTATTGAGACATGGGCTAGCGCTGCTAGAACATTTACAGCTGGAGAACAGGTTGCTGTATTCGTAGATTATTATCTTGATAAAGAAGCTGCAAAAGTTGATGAGCTTCAAATTGCTGCTGATAACTTTGCTGGAAACTTCTATGTAGAAGCTGATACATTATTCAGACGTAAGAGTGATGGTAAAGATTTACCTGCTAACTTAACATTCCCTAATGTTAAGATTCAGTCTAACTTTACATTCTCACTTTCTGGAACTGGAGACCCTTCAACATTTACATTTACAATGGATGCTCTTCCAGGTTATACTTATTTTGATAAGTCAAGAGAAGTTCTTTGTGTAATTCAGGTTGTTGAAGATCAGAATAGTGCTACTAAGAAGATTCAACCAGTTATGCCACATAACAAGAATTTAGAGCATAATGATACAGAAATTGATGATGCTCGTTATATTGGTTATGGTATTGGAGATAATGATACAAAGGGAAATCCAAGTCAGGCAGAAGGTTAATTAATTGATTTTTTATGGCGGTGGGTGCGTCCTCGTGACGTATCTTCCGCCATTTTTTTTATATCTAAATAAAGGGATGGTGAAATATGAATAACAATAATAATTGGTATAAACATAGTGCTGTATGGACTGGATCTATGAAAGACCCAGGCGCCGGACAATACTATATTCATGCTCATTTGAATAAAATTGGAGCTATGAATAATGGAGGCACATCTCAGTTTAATCAATTAGAATCTTTATTTGCCAAATCAAGAAATAATGCTATTAAAGCTTCAAAAAAACATTATACTAATTTATTAATAAATTCAATGTCTCCAGAATCTCAAAATCTTTTAAATAGTTTAAGTCAAAATAATCAAGAACAACTTATTACTAATATGAATAATGCTTTAACAGAAGTAATGAAAAACAACCTACCAAAAACTGTTATAGATAATTTAATAGAAGCTCAAAAAGATGCTTTAGATTTAAATGAAGAAATGAAAAAAATAATTAATGAATCTAAATTTCAAAGACAATTAATATTAGTAGACAAAATATTGTCAATTATTCAAACTGCCTGTGAAAGTTTAGAAAACGATGGTGAGAATGGATACAAAGTGGCTTTAATAGGATTTTTAACATCTATGCGAGATCCAAATAATAATTTTAAATCTCGTCGTGAAATTGGTAATAAAATGACTGAAGATTTAAATAAATTAAGTAGTCAAATTATTGAAATAAGTAATAGACCAGGAGCAAATGTTGTTTCACAAGCTGAAGTAACTCAAGTAGTTTCTACTCTTAATAGTCTTGCTAAAAGTTTAGAAACTGGAAAAACAAATAAAAATGAGCCAATTACTGAACAAAGTTTGATAAGAACTTTAACTAATTACATAATACCGGTAGGTTTTGGAGAAGCTACTGGTTTAGCAATACATAATATAAAGACAGACACTTTAAATTTTGAAATTTCAAAAATTCTTAAAGATTTAGAATCTTCTGGTCAACGACGTACTAAAATTGCTTTTACAAATAGTAGAGGTAATTATGTTACAAAAGATCAAGAACAAGTCTTTCTAGGACAAAAAAGCGCAGGTAAAGCTGATATAAAATTAAAAAATACTAAATTAAGCTTTATATACAATGGAAAACAACAAACTTTAACTTTTGATTTAGGAATTAGTAATAAATTATATACTAATGCTACGATAAATGGAGAGTTTTCTTCAGATGCAAAAATTAGTAGTGGACAAGGACTAACTCTTGGTAGAGCAATAGATACTACCTTTTCGACTTTAAATCTAAGATATTTAGCTTATAACACTTTTGCTTTTCAAAATTATTCTAGTATAAAACCTGCTTTGGGAGCATTACAAGATGTAATTTTTCAAAGAAATATAGTAAATTTATTTGGAGCAAGAGGAATTGATGATTTTGCAGCAATTCTATTAATAAATGGAAAACCAGTAGCATTATGGGACATCATTCAACAAGCGGCAGAAGGAAAATTAGGTAAAACTATGTCTCAAATGACTAGTGAACAACAATCAGATCAACTATTAGTTTTCAAAATGAGTTCAGAACGTAAAGATATTTCAATAAAAAAACCAGGAAAAGATTTTTATACAGACAAAAAAGAGTTGGGTCAAGCAGAAAACCGTAGACGTTTAATTGAAGTTGTTGGGGAACGTGCTAGAAGAATTAGCGATGCCATACAACAAACAAAGATAAGTGCTAGCTTAAATCCTTCTAAATTAAAAAATTTAATTTAAAACTTGACTTTTTAGAAAAATTTTAGTATAATATAATAAATAAGAAATAAAAGGAGAAAATAGTATGGATACTATTAAATTTAATGAATTATATGAATTATATGGTTCTTCAGAAGAATCAACTATAACAGTTCCATTTAATGAAAATGTAAATATTAAAGTTATTCAGTATCTTCCAGCAGAAGAAAAGAATGATTTAATTACATTATCTTTACAGCAAGCTTGGGAAGAAAATGGATATAATGAATTTAAATTAGATACAATATTCCAAGTTTATATAGTATTTTTCTATTCTGATATAGAATTTACAGATGAAGAAAAACAAAATTTATTTGATACTTATGATAAACTATATAATTTAGAAATTTTAGATAAAGTTATTGGGTCAATTCCTGAAGAAGAATATGATGATTTATGTCATTTCTTAGATACTCAAAAAGAAAATAATTTAAAATCACGGACAAGTTTTTCATATACGGCACAACGCATAGTGGATACACTTCCTTTACAAGCAGAAAGAATGAAAGAAGTAATTGATAATGTTGATTTTAGTAAATATCAGCAAGTTATTAATGTAGCTGCCGCAACTGGTGCTAATAACGTTTCTAACTAAAGGTCAAAAGTGATTAATAGATATGCCCTTATTATTAATAATAATAAGGGCATTTTTTTATTTTGTGCAAAATAAAAAATTCGATATATAAAAATTGTATAAGGAGGTAAAAGGAAATGGCTAATGGCGGAAGAATAGATTTTACCGTTGGTTTTAAAACTGATAAATCTGGATTAAGTCAAATAAAAACTGAATTAAATGAGTTATCTAAGATATCTAGTCAAGATTTATTAAATATGAATCCTAATTTACAAGGTATAAAATCTGCAAAAGCAGAAATGCAAAAAATTCAAGCAACAGTTAAAGATGTTCAAAAAGCTTATAATAATGCTTTTAATCCTGCTACGAATATTACAAATATAGATAAATTAGCTACATCTTTAAAAAAGATTGGAATTGAAAAAATTTATAAAGATTTTTCTAAACTTGGCGCTCAAGGAGTACAAGCTTTTAATAATATTGGTAAGCAAATTTTATCTACTAATTTAAAATTTAAAGAAACCAATAATATAATAGATAAGATGGGAACCACTTTAATTAATACATTAAAGTGGAATATTTCTTCTAGTTTTATTAATAGATTTACAGGTGCTTTTCAACAAGCTTACGGTTATGTTCAACATTTAGATACTTCATTAAATGATATTCGTATAGTAACTGGAAAATCAGCCGATGAAATGGATAGGTTTGCAGTTCAAGCTAATAAAGTTGCACAAAGTTTAGGAAAAGCTACAACAGATTATACAGAAGCTTCTCTTATTTATTTCCAACAAGGTCTTGGAGATGAAGAAGCTATGGCTAGAGCTGAAACAACTTTAAAAGCAGCTAACGTAACTGGTCAGTCAACTGCAGAAGTATCTGAACAATTAACTGCTGTTTGGAATGGTTATCAAGTAAGTGCTGAAAACACAGAACAAGCAGTTGATAAATTAGCTGCGGTTGCCGCAACAACGGCTGCAGATCTTGAAGAATTATCAACAGGTATGTCTAAAGTTGCATCTGCCGCAAACTCGATGGGCGTAGACATGGATCAATTAAATGCTACTATTGCTACCATTGAGTCTGTAACAAGACAAGCACCAGAGTCTGTTGGTACTGCATTAAAAACTATTTATGCTCGTATGGGAGATTTAAAGCTCGGGGGCACTGATGAGGATGGATTAAAATTAGGAGATGTATCTGGAACTCTTCAGAAAGTAGGTATCGACGTACTTGATGTAAATGGTGAGCTTCGTGACATGGGTGTTGTCATAGAAGAAATTGGTGCTAAATGGGATACATGGACTAAGGCTGAACAAACTGCTATTGCTGAGGCGGTTGCAGGTAAAAGACAATATAATAATCTTTTTGCTTTATTTGATAACTGGGATATGTATACTCAGGCTCTTGAAACTTCTCGTAATTCTATGGGAACTTTGCAAAAACAACAAGATATCTATATGGAATCAACAGCTGCGCATCTTCAACAATTAAAAACACAGTCTGAAAATTTATATGATTCATTAATTCAAACTTCAGATATAAATGCTGTAATTGATGCTATAATAAAAATAACAGAAGTTTTTACAGATTTAGTAGATAGTATTGGTGGGGGCAAATCAGTCTTATTAGGGCTTGGAGCAGTTGCAACAAATGTATTTAGTAAACAAATTTCTATTCAGCTAGAAGATATGATTACTAAATTTAAAAATGGTAAAGAAAATGCTGCTCTTTTAAGCCAAGAGATTGCAAGAACTGCTAATTTAAAAGGAATTGGACAGACTAGTGAAGCTTTTGGTGCTTTAAAATCTTTAAAGCAAGATGCTCAACAATATTATGGAGTTATGTCTAATGAAGAAATTAAAAATATTAATACTGCTATTGAAAAAACTGTTGATTTATATGCTGAAAAAGATAAATTAGTAGCGCAAGAAGAAGAACGGTTAAAAATAGTTAGGGCACAAATAGAGGAAACTGAAAAATATATTCACCTTTTAGCTAATGCACAGACAGGCAAAGATGGGAGAGGGCTTCCAGGAAGTGGCGGAAAAGCTGCCCAAGGATTGGATATTGAAGCTGGTGTAGGATTAGACGCAGGCGAGAAAACTTTAGAGTATGCAAATTCATTATTAAAAAAGAATGAAGAAGAACAAAGTATTGTTGAACAAGGTTGGGGTGAATTACAATCAGCTTTAGAAGAATATAAACAAAAACTTCAAGAATATAATGAATTAAAAAAGAATACTACAGAAGATGCAAATGGAAATGTAGATGTTTCTTTATTAGATGACGAAGAAGTAGATTCTTTTATAAATATTGGAAATGAATTAGATAACTTAAAAACAAAAATTCGAGATTTAAAGAACGATTTATCAAAATTATTTACTCAAAGCGGTATTGAAGATTTTCAAACTGATTTAAATAATTTATATGATAGCTTTTTAAATTTGGCAGATGGCACTTCTAAAACAAGCGGAGGTTTGACAAGAAATATAAATGATTTTGGAAAAGGTCTTCCAAATGCCATGAAAAAAGCTAAAGAGCAAAATGATAAATTTTTCAAAGCTCAACAAGAAGGGTATAAAGCTACTCATAAAGAAGCTGAAGATGCTCAAAGAAAAATTGAAGGGGTAGGAAATGCAGCTGAAGGTTCAGCTCAAGATATTAGAAGTTCATTTGCAACTCTTGATTTAAGACAACAAATTCAAGGAATAATGAGATTTGGAAGTGGACTTACAAGCACTGCTTTTGCCATTCAGTCTATTAAAAATTTAGGTAGTATTTGGAATAATGAGGATATTACATTAGGAGAAAAACTTACTCAAACTATGATGAATTTAGGTATGGTTATTCCTAATGTGGTTTCAGCAGTTAAAAATTTATCATCTGGATTTCAAGCAGTTCAAACAGTCTTTCAGCAAATGCCTGTTTTATTTACTTCATTAACATATAATATAGCTTCTTGGGCAGGAGCAATTGACAAAGCAGCTATTGGGAATCAAGTTTTATTAAATTTAGAGGATGAGCAGGCTGCTGCATTGATAAAAACTGCCTTAGGACAAGAGGTTGCTACAGATGCATTAACACAAGGAAAACTTGCAATTATAGCTGATACAGCAGCAAAACAAGGCAATAAAGTTGTTACAGAGGCAGTCACAACAGCTAATATAAAATTATCCACAGTTCTTAAAAAAGTTTATGCTGAAATACTTGCAAATCCTGTAGGGGCAACTATCGCAGCTTTAACTGCAATAATTGTTGCAGCAACGATTGCTATTACTGCACATGACAAAGCAGCAAAAAATGCAGCAAAGCATGATTTAGAGAATGCAGAAACTTATGCAAAGGCTGCAAGAGAGAGAGCAGATTCTGCAAAAGAAGAATTAAATAATATTGAGCAGTTAATTAATAAATATAAAGAATTAAGAGAAGAATACACAGATCCTGAAGATATAGATGCGTTAAGAAGAAAAATATATGAATTAAGTCAAGAATATTCAATTCATATTGATATGCTTCAATTAATGAGTGCAAATTATGAAGAACTTGATGTTATGATGAATAACTTATTAAAAGAAGCTTCTAGCAAGGATGCAGAGATGACTTTAGAAGCTATTAATGCAGAAATAGATGCTTTAATTGCTAAATTAAGAAATTCTCAAATGGAAAATAGTCATCCTATATTAGATATGTTCCTTAAAATCGAAAATATTCTTCCAAATATCAATCTTCAAATTGAAGAGATGATTGAAAAACTTTTAGGATTTGAAATACCTGATTGGATGCATCAAATTTCGTCTATTTTCTTGGCTGGTCAAGGAGGCGCACCACTAGCTTATAATGAAGAGGCTTTAAAGAAAGGCAGTAAAAATGTTCAAAAGGTCATATCTTTATCTTCTTCTGGACAATTAGAGTTTGATGAAGAGACTTTTGCCTCTTATAATGCAGAACAACAAAAAGAGGTAAGAGATTGGCTACAAAAATATTATTCTGAAAATGATAGTTTTGCAAGTTCTTATGCAAAAATGTTAGACCATTCTGCAGAGAATATTGAAAAAGCTATTGATTCAACCATTGAGGATACACAAAAAGTTCAATCAGATATAGAAAATTATAAAACAACTAAAGCAGAAGATATTTTTACTCAATTATATGGAGATACTGATATTGGAACTTCTTATGAGTTTAACGATGCTAAAGAGCAAATTGCACAAAGACTTATTACAGACCTCCATTTAACAGAAGAAGAGGCTTATGATTTAGCAACGAAAACCCTAGAAAAAAATGCTTCTTATGATGTTGCTGCAGCAGGTGCGATTTCAGATGCATTTGCATATAATACAGAAAAAGATAAAGCTAAAATTGAACAACAATATAATGAATTAAATACGGCTCAGCAGCATTTTGTATCTGAAAATCAAGAACTTCTTTCAATGTTTCCTGATATTAATACTTTTGAAGAAGAGTTTCATGATTTTATAGATACTGAAAATAGACAGGAAAATATGCTAAATGTTCAATTAGCTTTGACAAATGCAGATGGAACTCAATTAAAACCAGAAGATATTGATGCTCTTTTTTCTAATGACGATTTTAATATTGGAAAATCAAAAGATGAATTTGTAAATCAAACTTATCAACAACAACTTGCTGATTTAACAGCTTATTATATGCAAGCAAATACATTAGAGAATGATTTTCAAAATAATAAATTAGCTCATTATCAAGAAGAACAAAATAAAAGAGGAGAAGAGTTACAGGCACAATTAGAGAATTTTAAACAACAAGTTGACGCATTAGGTTATTCTGAAACTACTTTTTCTCAAGATTTTCAAGATTGGGTTATTAAAGAAGTTGCAATTGATGATGATGATATAGAATTATTAAATCAATATGTAGAAGGTTCTAAAGATTTAACAGATGCAGAATTAGAAGAAATAGAAGTTTTAAAAGAATCAAATCCAGAATTATTTAAGAAAATAGAGGCATACAAACAATATAATGAAATTATAAAAGAATCTCCAGAAGCTATTCAAAATGTAGCTAATAAAACTAAAAGTTATGGGAAAACTATTGATATAGTAACAGGACAGGTTACTAAATTAAAAGAAGGTTTAAATGAAGCTTTTAAAAGTCAAGACTGGAGCTCTATTAAGAAAGCTAATAAAGAACTTCAAGATTTTACTAATAAAGGAATTGATGAATTACAATCATCTTATAATTCATTAACCTCTATAATGGATGAATATAATGAGACTCAAGTTATCTCAATGGATAATCTTCAAACTTTATTAAATATGGATACTGCATATTTAGCTGCTTTACAAATAGAAGATGGACAGATGTCTCTTAATGAAGAGTCTCTTAAACAAATTGCGCTTGCTAGGTTAGATGAAGCTAGGGCAGAAGCATATGCGCAAGCTATGGAAGAACTTCATAATGAAGAAACTCGTAAAGGTATTGAACAAAGTCAACAAGCTGTTATTCAATTATCTTCTCTTGGCGGAGCCGCCGTTAATGCGGCAGAAGCGGCTAGAAGTGGTATAGACGCTTGGCGGGAGTATTGGGATGCTGCATTAAATCGTGAAGGTGTAGATAATGATGCTTATGCACAGCAAGTTGGAGATGCTTTAAGAAATAAGCTTCAGATGATAGATGCAGCTGAAGCACAAATCATGTCAGGTAATTTTGGAACAACTATGAAGGGTCCTAGTGCTAGCGGTTCTGACTCAAGTTCTGAAAAAGAGGCTGAACATGAAGATTATCTTGAAAGAGAAGCTGATATATACCGCACTATCAATGAAGAACTTGAACAAATTGAATCTACTTTAAGTAGAATTCAAAAGGTTGAAAGTCATGAGTGGGGTATCGACTATCAGAAGAGTCTCGAAGAAGAAAATAAATTACTTGATGAGCAATTAGAGAAACTTCAAGAGAAAAAGGTCCTTCAAGAAAAAGATTTATCTGTTAGAAGAAAACAACTTGAGAATGTAGGAATTAACTTCTCTGCGGATGGCAGCTCAATGCAAAATGCGGAAGCTACTTTAGATAGTTTATATGCTAGCTATAATGCAATGGTAGATAAGTATAATTCCATGACTGCAGCTCAACAAGAAGGATATAAAGCTAGTCTTGAAGTAGAAAAAGATAGAATTGATAAAATTGAACAAAAAATAGAGGATTATGAAAGCACATTCTCTGAATATCAATCTACTTTAGATTCTTTATTAGACGCACATTATGCTGAAATTGAAAATGAAGTTAATCAATTTAATAATATGGTAGAGGTTCATCTTGAACTAACTGAAGCTGAACGTGAATGGGATGACTTCTGGTACGATATAGTTCAAGATATGCAAGACGATGATTATCTCAAGCAAATCGAGAAAAGCGTTACAAAACTGGGTACTTTAATTGGTACTACGCTGGATAACGCTGATAGCGATGTTGAAGTTTTAACTCGTCACCTTGCAGATACGGTTACAGAGGTTCAGGCACAAATAGCTAGCGCTAATCGAGGAGGCGAAGATAGTTTATTTGGTGATGATACAGCTGCCGCAAAAGAGAACCTTGAAGATTATAGAGATAAGTTGATTAAAGCATTAACTGAAGCTAAAGAAGAAATAGATAATATTTCTGAAAACTATATAAAAATGCTTGAACATGCGCAAGATTTAATTGATGACCAGGTTGATGGATGGGAGGCTATTGGAGACCATCTTGAACACGATGTTGATTTAATTAAGTTAATTAGTGGTGATAAAGCATTTGATGCACTTAATAAACAATATGAAAAACAGTTTAAAAATAATTTAAACTTAATAAATACTCAAAAACAAAGTCAAGATTTCTGGGCAGGTGAAATTGATAGGTATGAACAACTTTTATCTGTAACAGATAAAAGCACTATTCAATGGAAAACTTATAGTGAAGCATTAGAAAAAGCTAGTGAAAATTATAAGAAAGCTGTTCAGGATTTAGATAAGACTATTGAAGAAGCTTTAAAAGACCTTGACACTTGGAGAAAGAATCAATCTGACGCTATCATGGATGCTCTTGATAAAGCGATAAGTGGTGGTTTAGGATTAGAATTAGTTGAAGAAGAATGGAAATTAATTAATGACCAAGCTGGTAAATATTTAGATAATGTTGAACGTGCTTACAGTATGGAAGACTATGCTAATATTTTAAATGATGCTGCAACCGCAACAGGACTTACCGCAGATAATCAAGCTAGGTTAAATAAATTTAGAGATGAAGAATTAAGAAAATTAAATGAAAAAGAAAAGCTTACTAAATATGATATCGAAGAATCTAAGGCGCGTTTAGCTATTCTTCAACAACAGATTGCTCTTGAAGACGCTCAACGTAATAAGAGTAATATGAGGTTAAGAAGAGATAATCAAGGAAATTATGTATATCAATATACTGCGGATGAGCAAGCTGTTGATAATGCTGATCAAGGATTATTAACTGCAAGAAAAGAATGGTATGATTTAGTTAAAGCTAGAAGAATTGAAACTAATGAATGGGTGCTTGCCGCAGAAAAAGAACTTCAAAAACTACTTGCTGAAGAAGATGAGGCAGCTAAAGCAGGAGACGAAGTTAGACTTAATAAGTTAAAAGAAATGGAAATTTTAGCTAGACAGGAAGTTGTAAATGCTCATGCGGAAGCTAATAAGAATATTCAAGATTTATATAGCGGAACTGCACAATTCTTTGCAGAAGTTGAAAATGCAGCTATTTTACCACAGAATGCAGCTACTATATCTCAATTAATTGAATCTTGGACTGGTAAAGGAGAAGAGAGTTTCTTAGGTGCTGTAACTAAAGCAGTTTCTGATTTAGGACAACTTCAAGAAGATTACTCTACTAGAACCAAACAAATTCTTGAAGAAGCTGGAGTAAATTATATAGAACTTAAAGAAAAAGGTATTGACCCAACTAATGATTCTCTTACTAGCATGATTATGACAAATGAAGAACTTTCTTATGCTCTTGATGATGTGAATACTCAATTAAGTCAAGAAGAGGGATTATTAAGACAAGTTGAAATGGCTTATCGTAGTTTACAATCTGCGGCGGTCAGCGCTATTCAATCTGCTAATGCAGCTCTTAATACTCTTGCGGCAACCGCTATAAATACTGCAATGCAGGTTCGTGCAGCCATTGCGGCAGCTAGTTCCGCACCAGCTATAGTTGGAACTTCTTCATATAGTAGTAAATCATCTAGTAGCGGTACTTCTAAAGGCGGAAGTGGAATTGGTGCAAAATTCAATGCTAAGCAAGCCGAAAAAACTGGTAATACTAATAACACTCGAAAACTTAAAACTATTGGATATGGAACAGGAGTTGTAGATGTTCCTACGGGAGGAGCTCTTGTAGATTTATCTAAAATAACAATTAGTGGAACTTCTAAAGGCGGTTCTACTATTGGAAATTACAAAAAATCTGCGGTTGACATTCCATTAGATAAAAATATCTATGGAATGGGTGCTGGAACAATTGCAGACATGTCCCACTCATATTCTGATGACCTTGAATTATTAAGAAAATATGGATTGTTTGGAGTATATGGCTTTGCAACCGGAGGATACACCGGCGATTGGTCAGGTTCTGGTATTGATGGACAAGGTGGAAGACTCGCAATTCTCCATCAAAAAGAACTTGTATTAAATGAGTCTGATACAAAAAATATGCTTGAGGCTATAAAAGGATTAAGAGAATTAAACTTTAATGATGTTGCTAAAACTATTCTTCAATCATCAAATGTTCAAGCACAAGTATTAGCTCACGTAGGAAGTGGAATACTCCAAGGACTTGCAAATATTAATTCAGGTAATTCAACTGAAAATTACAGAAATGTAACTATAAATGCAGACTTTAGTGGAGTTAGAAGTGCAGATGCTATTTATCAAGCTCTTATGGAACTTGAAAACAGTGGTATGCAAACAGTATATTCAACTGCATCAAACACAAATATAGCTTACTAAAATTATTATAGGAGTTGCTATTAATAGCAACTCCTATATTTTTTTTGGGTAAAGTTGCTTAATATTAAAAGTAGAAAAAATATATTATATATAAAAGAGAAAAAAGGAGGTTACTAAGATGGCATCTCATATTGATAATTCTTTAATTATGTCACGAGAAGATGTAAAACAAAGTATTTTAAGCACTATTAGTAAGTATGCTGAAAAAGCTGTTCAACGTGCTAATTATGATAAAACTATTTTAGCAACCGTACAATATTGCACTGATTCAAGCATAGGACAGTATAAGATAAAATATCAAAATGGATATTATACCGCATATGCGCAAGATACCTCAAGGACTTATTTAAGTAAGGCAGCTGTGTATGTATTAGTACCTAGAAACGATATGAATAATAGATTATTTATCACGGGTAGTGCAACTAATGATAGCACACAAAAAGTCTATACTAGAAATTTAGAAGGAGACCAACAGTTTTCTATAGATGGGTCTAATTACATTACTAAAATTAATTCTAATATAGATATGTCTAGTTACTGGGGTGCGGGAACTAGTTACAGTGTAGTTTTATGGTCTGCGGAAAGTGATAATAATTTAATAGAATTTAATAGTAATATTAATGAATTTTTACAAGATGCTGAGTATATACGCTTTGGGGCTAGCTTCAAGACAGCTTTAACGGAATCCCGCAAAGCAAGTGGAAATTATGGATTAATTTTAACATTAAGTTATAAAGATAGTGATGGAAATATATACCCTAAAGCTTTTGTTTTAGATACTTTTTCAATGAATGGCTCTCCTTTTAATTTTTCTACTTATATGCCTCAATATGATTATTGGGAAGTTAATCAAGCTGAATTTTATAGAGTGGAAAGAATAGAAGAGTTTGTTGAGAATTTTCCAGCAGGGACAGAGCCAAGCGCAGATTTTAGAGATATATTTATTAAAGATATAAGTTTATATCGTGCAAATAAGTTATATGATTCTTATCAAGATAAATATAAAGTTGAACTTATTAGTGAAGATAACTGGACTTTTTCTGGCGGCAGCTCAGTTAAATCAGCAGTTACCGCAACCGCAAATTTAAAAGTCGATGGAAATATAGTACAAGATTCTTTCAATCAAAAACTTCAATACTTTTGGGCAAAAGAAGATGGAGCTGTAAATTATGTAAATCATCCTAAATATAATGCTTATTTCGGAAAAGGTTGGTATTGTTTAAATGATGGGATGAAGATTAGTTACAATAATGAATCAATTCAAGATTTAAAAGAAGGCAACTACACTATTACTCAAGAGAATACTTCTGTTAGTGGAGAGGCTATTGAATGGAATCCTAATGTTCAAACTATTAGTATTTCACGAAATCTTTGTAAAGGTCAAAAGACTAGAATTAAATGTATTGTTGTTTATGAAAACACTCCAATTTCTTCAGATATTAAAGAGATTGTAAATGAAAGCGGATACTATGTAAGACTTGAAGAAGTTAATGATAGAACTGAATTTTTCAATGGAATTGGTTCTTTTAGCTTAGTTGCGGGAGTTTTTCAGGACACTGGAGCAGATGCTCCTAATGTATCTAAGACTCTTGATTCAAGCATTGGTTACCATTGGACAGAAATAGATTCTTTAGGAAATGAAAAAGTAATTCCAAATAGTTGTGTTATAGATAGTTTAGTTTCTAATGAAGAGTGGGCGGATTGGGCAAAAAGAACTGATGACCATCCCGCACGTGACACTGAAGCCGTACCAGATGCGGAAGTCGAGGCTTTATTAGAAGGTAAACCAGAATTAGAACTTTGTAGACAAAGGTATGAATATTATAATAGTCAATCTCAACATTATAAAGATTCAGAAGATGCAGAAGATATTGAACTTTATAATATTTGTAATAGAAGAGCAAGAAGTATTTTACAAAAGAAATTAACTTCTTTTTATACTTCTTATACCAGTGACTACTCTAATAATAGCGGGTATTATATTTTTGGACCTAGTTCAATAGTAGGAGGATACGCGGACGCCGCAATTCAAAACTACAGAAGTGCTACTATTGAATCTTCTCAACCAATTTTCTATGGTGAAACCGGATATGTGTCAATTTATAATACTTTATATAATATACCTGCAAGTAAGATTGTAAATAATATTACTTATAGAGTTACCGCATATTTAACTGAAACAATAGATAATGTTACAACAACTCAAGAAATTGGTACTCAATCTATTGTATTAATAAATAATCCTGGTAATCTCACTGATTATGATTTAAAAATTGTTAATGGTAAACAAACATTTATGTATAGTAATGGCGGGATTGCACCTACTACCGCCGCAGGGTCAGAACATCCTATTATTATAAGACCTCTTTCTTTTAAATTATTTAATAAAGAAGGATATTTAATTTATGATAGTGAAGACCCTGATAATGAAGAGTTCAGAACCAATATTACAGAGCTTCATCCAGTATGGAGATTTTATGACACTGCTACTTCTTTATTAAAGACTGATTATAAAGGAACAGATAATACATCAGTTATTATTCAAGATGGCATAGCTATGATTGAAGTTGAAAATGAAGGTCATTTTATCTATACTATTGCAGATGAATATGATGTAAATAAAAAGGAAGCTAGTAATATTGAATTAGAAGTACAATATGCGGGGATGACCATTACCGCTTCAACAGATTTTACTTTTATAAAACAAGGTGATTTAGGTACGAATGGAACTAATAGAATCCTTGAAATAGAAGACCCTATATATAATCAATATAAATCTTTAGTTTTAACAGACGATGCTTATTCAGTAATGACAAAAGTTGATACTAATAGTAAAAATTATTATTATCCAAGTCAAAGACATTTGAATAATACTTATTTATATGCAACAATGTGTTATGATGAAAATAAGCAGCCGCTAGAGTTTGTTAGCACATCAAGATATGTTAATTTGAAATTTGCTCAATCAAGAGTATCAACTGAAGATACTACTCAAATAGAAAATGGAAATGGATTAGGTGGAACATCTTCTGCAACCTTTATGGGATATTGGAATGAAAATGGTTCTTATACTCCTATTAGCAATACTTCTCAATGGGATACAGAGGTAAATAGTGGATATTATAAAGGAACTTACTATTATTCAGTTCCTTCTTTTGAATTACAAGGAGATAAAGTAGGAAATCAAGTTATTGCTAATATTTCTTATTTAGATAGTGATTTAGGTATAACTTATAAACCTACTGAAATTAATGATTATCCACATGAAGGTGGAGAATATACAAGAATTGCCAATAACCTAATCAAAGTTAAAGCGAATACATCATCAGCTATTGCTACTGAAGATACAGATATTAGAACTAATTGGGGTTATTATCCAATTCCTTATTATTATTTTAACTGGACTGGCGCGGAGCAGATGCCAGATTATGTAGATCCTGCACGACACATTGTTATAGTTGGTGGTTTTGACCAAGTTGTTTATGATAGCGCTGGCGCGAATCCGCAATATAATAAACAAGAACCGTTTAAAGTTTACTTATTTGATGAAAATGGTTTAGACATGACATCAGAGTTTTTAAATGGTATATTAACAGGTCGAAGTTTTATTAGGTGGACTTGTTCTTTTGGTTTTACAGGAACTACTTCTTTACCAGTTCTTGAAAATATAAAGAGTTTTCCTAATGGTTTTAATACTAATGAACAGTTATATGGACAATATTGTAGATATAATAATAAAATATATAAATGTATTCATAGCCATACAAGAGGTCAGATAGTTGAAATTAAATATGGAAAAAATCAAAAAAAGACCTATGCTCCAAATAGTTTTATTCCTTCATATTGGGAAGAACAATCTGAAGCAGTTTTAAATGCTCAAGAGTATAAAGTAACTCCTGCAACTACTTATGATTCTATTGCTAAAACAGCTTTATTTAATAGCTGGGTTAGCGTTAATATACATTTTAGAAGAGCAAATGGAAGAGTTTATGATGGTGAAGTTTTACTTCCTATTAATGTTATTTGTAACAAATATGGTTCAGATTTAATTAATGGATGGGATGGAAAAAAGACTGAAGCTGGGGACTCTTATATTATATCTTCTCAAGTTGCGGCAGGTGTAAAAAATGATAATAATACTTTTACAGGTGTTACTATTGGTGAAACTTTCTATCCTGACAGTGCTGAAAGACATAACGAAATAGGGTTGTTTGGTTATGGTCACACTGATGGTGATGCAACAAATCCGAACTCATGGGCACGAACCGTCTTTATGGATGCAAATACTGGACGTACTATTCTTGGACCAAGCGGTGCTTCACAAATTATTCTGAATCCCGCTATTGGTAGTTGGTCTAAGTTATCTGGATGGTATTTCAGTACAAAATTTTTATATAAACCTATTGGAGAGAACTCTGGTGAAACATACAAGGATTTCACTTCATATTCTCAAGGTGCGGCAATCGCACCTCCCGCAAATCCGGTTGGCTCCATTGGTATGTATTCTCCTTGGGATACAACCGCAACTAAAGACGATGTATTCTTATGGGCATCTTCTTCAGAAGTAGATTTAGATGATGAGTTAGATAGTCAAGGTAATCCTGTTAAAGGAAAAGCTACTGATTATACTAATTTTAATAGTAACAGTTCAAAACCTAATAATTTTTATGTAACTTATGGTGGTCATTTACATGCAGCTTCCGCAGATATAGCTGGTAAAATAGTTGCTAAAAGTGGTAAGATTGGTGTAAATACTGATAATAATTACATTGAGATTGGTGTTGAAAAAAATAATAAAAAATATTTATTATATAATAAAAATTTTTGGGTTGGACAGGTAGACCAGAATGATGATAGTGACAATGCTTTTGGAGCTATGTTAAAAGGTCGTATTATGGCTAACTCTGGAATGTTTGGTAATATAAGTCAAAATAGTCAAGGTCAATATCCAGATGGTAACTCAAGTGGAACTTTATTTATTGAGTATAAATGGTATCCTTGGGTGCTTCCCGCAAATAATGAACCTTGGGATGCAAACCATTTTTATTTAAATACCGCTGCTGGTAGAACTCAACAATATGCTTTATATAATAAAAACTTTTATATAGATAATGCAGGGAATGTTTTCTTTAATGGAAAAATGTTTACCGAGTCAGGTCGTATAGGAAACTGGGTTATAAGTCGAGATTACCTATCTTCAGTAGATGGTAATGTTTTACTATCTCCATCATATTTAAAATTAGGTAGCTTTTTGGCTCAATCATCTGGTGCTTTGTCTGGCACTTCTTGGAGTATATCAGCTGATGGATATGCCAGCTTTACAAATCCACAAAATCAGTTTACAGGTTCTAAATTTGTTATTGCTGGTGGTGCAGGTGGTGGAACTATAATGACTTTAGATGATGATGGCATTTGGCTTAAAGCTGGCGAACGAATTAAGTTAGGCGGCGATGAATCGACTGGAGCAACTGGTTATATGGCTGCTGGAAATGATGGTCTTTTAATCAATACGGGAGATTTATCAATTTCTGACGATGTTTTAGTAGGCGGAAAATTATATTTTCATAATTCAACTGGTGGATATGCTACTATGTGGTTGAATAAAGAAGGAATTTATATTAATGGTAGAGATGGCGAATATAGAGTATATACAAATGGTAATGCTATATTAAATAGAATTGATGCTAATTCTATTTATATTGATGGGACTTCTATTACTGAATATATAAGACAAAAAGTAAAAGAATTATTTGACAATAGCTTACCAACAACATTTGTTACAAGTATTTCTGGCTCAACAGATAGTTTTATGCGACATACAACTAGTTCACATGACTACTGGGGATCTGGTTTAACTTATATACAGGGCAATACAGAAAATAGAAAAACACCACAATATAATCCAGAGAATGAATAGGAGGTATTAAGATGAGTGAATTTTCATTAAGACCAAACCCTTTTAATGGTTGTCATTTTGAAAAAAGTGATTTTTCAAGAACTACTAAACCAGTTTTTTGTGTGGTTACCTATACAGTTGCAACTAGACATTCAGATGGAAGAATTACAACAGAAACGAAAACTCTTCGTCCCTCTGGTAGCTACTTACGCAATTTTGGAGATGGAGACGTATATGGAGTTAATGATCCAGATGCTCCATGGAATTATCCAAGTTACTAAAATAAAAATTTAAGAGATAAAAGGAGATTAAAATTATGCAAAATGACTTTTCAATTATGACAGAACAATTTAGACAACAGTTAATTAATACTATCAATGGCGCACAGCTGCCGCCATCGGTAGTTTATTATGTATTAACTAATGTATATCAAGATACAGAAAGATATTACAGACAATATTTACAAAAAGCTCAGCAAGAAGCTGAAAAGCAAGAAGAGTTACAAAACCAAGAAGTCTCTAATATAGTACAAATGGACGAAGATAATTAATTTATCTACAACTTTTTTTAACTATAAAGAGGGTAATGTGTAACTCAAGTAGGGAGGATTTAAGTTATGCTAGATTTATTATCTACTTTTTCCGTTACAGAATTACTTATCTTTATAGTTATGTTAGCTATTGCTTTTAAAGAAGTTACAAGTTTCATTCTTTGGATTAAAGGTTTAATTGCAAAAAGAGATGAAAATAAAACCTCTTTAAATGATAAAGAGAAAAGCGATACTAAAAGATTAAATAATGTTGAAAGTAATGTTCAAAAAATTATTAACTCTGTAAACGAATTAAGTGAAAAGGTTGATTTACTAATATCTTCTGATAAAGATGATATAAAATCAGATATTACTAGAGATCATCACTTTTTCTGTTACAATCAAGGATGGATAGATGATTATAGTCTTGATTGTTTAGAAAAAAGATATGAACATTATGTTGATGAACATGGTAATAGCTTTATAGAACAGTTAATGGAAGAAGTTAGAAAACTACCTAAAACCCCACCAGAAGCATAAAGGGAGTTACGATAAGTAACTCCCCTTTATTTTTTATAGTTAAGAGAGATATAAGGAGGTTATAATATGGCTACGATTGCGGAAGGAGGATTATTCCCTCCTATAATTCAATCTTATTTACCAGCATTTTCAATAATGGATTTACTTCAAGATAGTTTCAATATTAATTTTAATTTATCTGAATATAATAGTCCAAGTGATATAAAATCGGTTCATGTATCTATTACAAGGCAAAGTAATTATCATTCAGTATTTGACTCTACTAATTATATTAGAGGAGTATATGTTACTAACTTTGATGCAGTAACAGGTAATAATGTTGTTAATATACCTGAATCGGTTATTAATAAGAATGAAATTAATTATAATGAATATTATAAAGTACAGATTAGACTATCTAAAATTACTTATGATGGCTCATTAAAAGCTGAATTATCTGAATATTTAACTGCGGAAGCCAATCTTATTAATTTTTCAGAATGGTCTACGGTATGTTTAATAAAATTTATAGCACCGCCGCAAATAAATATAGATGGAAATGGTAGTGTTTTAAGCACCTTAACAGATAATGTTATCAATTCTAGTAATTTAGTTATTTCTGGAAAATATGATAAACAAGAGATAAATGATAATTCAATTCCATCTCATTTAAAGAATGGAAGTAATGATTTAGAATATTTATCTAGTTATAATATAAAATTACTAAATAATACTAATAATGAACAGTTGTTCGACAGCGGAAACATTAATGTTGACACAACTAATTCTAATAGTTTTATTTATAATTTACCTTATTATTTTGAAAATAATAGTAACATAAAAATGGTTTTTACATATGTTACTAATGATTTATATACTGGAACAATTAATTATAATATTAGACCTAGTTATTCACAGAGTAGTTGGAATACTCAAAATATTATTAGTGAATCAATAGGTATTGATACAGTTATTGGTAAAGTAAGCATCAGTTTTGAACAAAAAGATGAAGAAACTCCTATTCCTGCGGGAAGCTCACTTAAGATACGAAGAGGCTCGGATAAAGATGATTTTGCTATCTGGGACACGGTTTGGACTAGAACATTTACTTCAGAGGTGACTGCCCCATTTTCATTTGATGACTTTACTATTGAAAGTGGAGTTATTTATAAATATGAAATTACATTTACTAATAATAATATTAACTATTTTATTGTAGAAGGTCCAGTGTTATCAATATTTGATAATGCTTTTCTAACAGGAGAAGGAACTCAATTATGTGTTCGTTTTAATCCAAATATTAGTTCTTTTAAACGAAATGTATCAGATAATCTTGTTAATACTATCGGTAGCCAATATCCATACATTACAAGAAATGGAGATATGGATTATCGAAGCTTCACTTTAAGTGGTACTATTGCTTATGAGATGGATATTGAACATCAATTTACAACTAGAAGTTCAATGTATGGAGATTGGATTAATGTGTATGGTTCATATTTTGTAAACCATTTTTATAATCAAAGAAATGATTTACTTACGCAACGTAAATTTAGAGCATTAGTGCTTGATTATTTATATAGTGATATACCTAAATTATTTAGGTCTACTCCTGAAGGTAATATTTTAGTTAGGATTACAGACGTTTCATTAACACCAAATCAACAAGTAAATAGATTAATTTATGATTTTACTTGTACTGCGATAGAAATAGGTGAAGCGAGTATAGAAAATTGTAAATTATATCAAATTCAAGATTTTGGAGATTAAGGAGGTTTAGACATGATTAAGAAATATCCTTATTTATCAGATGTAAACTTTCTTAATAAAATATATGGACAACACAATAGAACTAATTATGTGCTTATTACCTCTTTAGATTGGAATGAAAGACCTATCAAAGAGGTTCAAGGGAAAATAACTGCAGGCACCATTAATATTAACGGGGATTCTTCAGTTAGAAGAACTGCAAATTTATCTATTAAAGTATTAGATGATGATAGCAATTATTTAGATTTAAATAATCTTTTTGCAATAAACAAAAAAATATTCATAGAAACAGGGTTTAATAATGGATTTACTCATTTAGGAGACTCTTATTATTCTTCTTATCCTATTATATGGTTTCCTTTTGGAACTTTTATTATTCAAACATACAGTATTACACATGATTCAAGTGGAATTATGATTAATCTTACTCTTGGAGATAAAATGTGTTTACTAAATGGAACTGCGGGAGGCACCATTCCCGCATCTACAAACTTTGAATCTTATGATACATTGGGGCCAGATGGTGATTTACATACTGAATTTATTCGTATTAACCAATTAATTCCAGAATTAGTAAATCATTTTGGAAAAGAAGATTTAAACAAGATTATTGTTAATGATATAGATGATAAAATTAAAAAAGTTATGAGATGGACAGGTGTAAACCCTCTTTTCTTATGGCTTAATAATTCAGATAAAAGAAATGTATTTTATACAACTATTAATGGTTCTCCTGAAAACTTAGGACTCTCATCTTCTGATTGGACTAGACGACAAATCTTATTTAATTATGATGCAGGATATACATATGTAGATTTCGTTTATCCAGGAGAATTAACTGGTGCTGCGGGAGATAGTGTTTGTACTATTTTAGATAAAATCAAAAATACATTAGGTAATTATGAATATTATTATGATGTTTTTGGTAATTTTATCTTTCAAGAGATTAAAAATTATGTTAATGTATCAGAATGGAGAACATATTATCAAGATGCATTAAAAGATAATGACGGTCATTTAGATTATAGATATGAACCTAGGTTAGATACAGCAGTCTATAATTTTAATGATTCAAAATTTGTTATTAGTTATAATAATTCACCAAAGTTTGAAATGATTAAAAATGATTTCATTGTATGGGGAGTTAGAAAAGGAACTGATAATACCTCTTATCCTTGCTGCTATCATTTAGCTATTGATAAGAGACCTGTATTAACAGAAGATTATTCAAATCCTATACCAATTTGTTTTGACACCAGTGTAGATGATAGAATTAAAAGATGTTATGATATAAAAGGTATTTATACAGATTTAGCAACTTTAAAAGAAAAACATCCACAAGGTATTGTTGGTGAATATTATTATATCAATAACGCAACAGAAGGCGGAGTTTATACTTGGATTTCTGATATTGCTAGATATAATACTTTATTGAATAATTTAAAAAGTGCGGGAACGCCTGTCTCAAGTAGCGACAACTCTTATATTTCCGCAGAAGTTAATGCTGGATATGTAAAGATGGAGTTAGCTACATATTATCCAGCTGGCGCTTTTACTATCCCTGGACCAGACGAAAATGATAATCCACAAACTAATTGGAGAAATATTTTATATTTTCAAGGAGTGTTCCAAGCTGCGCAAGGATTAGATACAAATTATTATTGGGCTGAGTTATATAATGAATGGCCTAAGATATATGATATAGAAAATAATGATTGGTATGAAGGAGTTTTAGATTCTCCATCTTCTTTAGACTGGTGGTTAGATTTAATAGACAACGATGCAGAATTAAATAAATTCAGTGTTGATGCTATTGGACGTAGAAGCTATGCAAAAACAGATTCTCAATGTAATTGTGTATTTGAGCCTGATATACCAGATATTATTATGGTTAATGTTGGAAATCGAGAAGATTTAATAGATAGTAGAAGTGCTATGACACAGCAGCAATTAACTGAATTGGGATTAATTCCAACTCAAGTTTCTGAAGCTGTTTATGAATCGGTTATTGAAGGTGGAATATTTAATTCTTGTTATCAACATATTAGACAAATTCTTACAGATTATACAAGTTATAATGAAAGTATTTCATTAACTTGTCTACCAATATATCATTTAGAACCTAATACAAGAGTATTTTTTAATGATCCTGAAATAGGAATTTATGGGGATTATATTATTAATACAATTTCTTATACTCTTGGAAATACTGGAACAATGACAATAAATGCAAAGAAATGTATAGAAAAAATTTAAGGGGATGCTTAATAGCATCCCCATTTTTTTTATTCCCAATTAAAAGCTTTAGGCTCTGGTTTTCGATTAACTTTAGCATGACCTATACATATAGCATCTGCAATATCATCATTTACAGTTATGTTATAATTGTTTTTTATAAACTCTATATCTCTTGCTTTTAATGTATCTCTATTTACTCCACCTTGCTGAATCCCGCATTGTTTTCTCCAAGATGAAGCACCTATAAATTCAACTTCTTCATTGTAATGATGAAACATAAGAACTATTGCAGCTTGTAAATAAAATAATGCTTTAAAAGTTGCAAGATTTTTACTCCATTTAACATCATTTAGATTATCTGGAATAATTTGTTCCATAATAATTTGAGTTTTATTTAGGTTATAATTATTATAAATTTTTTCAATTTCATCTGTCATATTTTTTATTCTAGTTAAAACATTTTTAGAAGATTGAGAAATACATTTATATTCAATTAATTCTTTATCTTTAAATATTGCAATTCCAGTACTTTTTGTACTTGCATCTATTGCAATAGTATATATATTATCCATATTGATATAATACCTCCTTGTTTGAGTATAGTATATCAAAATTTTTCATTTTTGTCAAGCGGCGACCATTTTGTCGTTGATTTTACAAAAAGATTTAATTTTTATCACAACTTTTAATTTTGCTTTAAAAGTTAATTAATAATTGACAATGGTAAATAAAAAATGGATGACTTCCGCCATCCATTTTTCGTTATTTATACACCTGTTGAACCAAAGCCATCAGCTCCTCTTAAGGTGTCATCTAATTCATCACATTCTTCAAGTGAAACTGTTCTGTCATAAGGCTGTATTATTAGTTGTGCAATTCTATCATTCATATGTATAAACTGAGGAAGTGTTCCATGATTATGCAAGGCTACTATCAACTCTCCACGGTAGTCAGCATCAATTACTCCTACTTTATTTGCAGGAGCGAGTCCCTGTTTTGTAGCAAGTCCAGACCTCGGATAAATACCCCCAAAGTATCCTTCAGGAATGGCAATCGCTATACCTGTTCCTATCTTGACAGTTTCTCCTGGATTTATCTGGAGTATCCAATCCTGAGATGGGGTCTCCGCAGTCCCAAGTCCGTAATTATTTGCATATAAATCAAATCCCGCAGCTGAAGGACTTCCTTTAGTTGGTATGATAGCAAATTTATTTAACTTTTTTATTTTCATTTTTTATTCTCCATATGTAATAGTTACTGTTGCATCAGGCTCTTTTTCATCTGTAAAAGTCTTGGTTAAACTTACTTTATACCAAGCATCAATTACTTCACCCTTTTGTTTTCTTTCTTTATATTGAGAACTATGCTTTGTTAAAGTAAATCTATTATCTGCTTTAGCTTCCTCAATCATATTAATAACTTCATTCTCTGAATCAACTCTATATGTTTCTACTACTTGTGTAAGATATTTCATTTATTCTACTCCTTTTAAAAGAATTTTTAAATTATTTTTATTATATTTATCTAATTCTTCTTTTTGTATATCTCTTTGAAGTTTTGCACAGAAATTTTCATTTCCATGCAGTTCTAACTCATTAACATTATAAATATTAATTAACTCCATAACTGCATTTGGAAAATCTTCTAACTTAACTAATCTTAACTCTTCTGTTTCAAATCTATCATTTAAGACGTATATCTTTTGATTTACATCAAAAGGTCTTATATAACTTGCAAGTTTCATAATTATCCTCCTTACTCACATTCAATTACCGCCTGATCATATGGGAATAAATAATAACAAAAAGCTTCTCCATCTATTTTTATCCAAATTTCAAAAGCTACTCCATCATCAGCTCTATCTATACTTAAAATTTCCCCTCTATTAACACAACATTGTAAAACTTCTTTTGAAGCTGTATGTGCGGCGGTAGATGTTTTATTTAAGTTAAATATTGTATAATCTCTTTGGTCATGACATAACATCATAGCATATTGAACTACATCATTTTCAAAAAAATCGAATAAATCTTCTTGTTTTCTAGCTAACTCAAGATGATTTAAAGGTTTTTCTTCTTTTAATACCATTTCCTTATTTGCTTCATATAAAGTGCCAGCATTTAATTCCATTTATTAATCTCCTTTTTTATCTTATATATAAATATTATATAAAAATTTTCAAAAAAAATCAAGGGGATTTCATACGAAATCCCCTATTTTATTTATAGATATTTTGAATGCTTTACTCTCATTTCAGTTTCTTGAATTTTACCTTTATTAAAAGCTGTTAAATAATCACCTGTTAGATACCCGGTAACACGTCTAAGTCTTTGTATATTGTCGCTGCCACATCGAGGACATTTACAATTTAGTTCAACCTCTCCTTGGAATCCGCAATCTAAACATGTATCTGCTGGAACATTAATTGCAAAATATGGAATGTCATGATCCATAGCATAATTAATAATAGTTTCAAGTGCTTCTAAGTTATCTTTTGCGCTTGCATCTAATTCTACATAAGTAATGCATCCCGCAGAACTATATCCAGTTAATTGAGATTCAATATCAATTTTTTCAAAGGGATTCATTTCTTTCCATACTGGAACGTGAATAGAATTAGTAAAAAATTCTTTATCTGATACATTAGGAATTTCTCCATATTTAGCTTTAAATTTTTGCATAGCTGTATAACACGTATTTTCGGCTGGAGTGTAATAAACACCAAAATTAAGTTTATATTTTTGTTTAAATTCCACACATCTCTTTTTAAATAGTGATTCAATCTTTTTTGCTAATTCCATACCTTCTTTTGTTGTATGGTCTTTACTTATTAAAATTTGTAAACATTCAGCTAATCCTAATTGTCCGAGTGCAAGAGTTCCATGTTTTAAAGCTGAATAAATACCTTCTTCAGGTTTATATCCTCTCATAACATTATTTTCATACATAAATTTTGCGGAATTAGGATCCTGATTGCATATATATTCAAATCTTTCAATTAGCATGTCTTTAGCTTCATGTATTTTTTTATCAAGTAATTCTAAAAATACATCTAATAAAGTGTCCCCACAATCCCAAAGACCATTTTTTTCATATAATTCCTTTGCTTCCATCGCTATTGTTGGAAGAATAATAGTTACTGGACATATATTACCTCTGCCATCTTTTCTTTGAGGATTAACTCCAGGTTCTGCATTTATATCAGCTCCGTTCGCAGTTCTACAGCCCATAGTACTGAAGTATGTCTCTGGATCATTACGGTCATAACCTGCGTTCCCGCTCCAATCAACATTAGCATAGTTTGGATAAAGTCTTCTAGCAGTGCTTTCAAGAGCGAGTCTGTATAAATCATAGTTAGGTGTTCCAGGTTTATCATTAACACCTTTCATATATTGAAAAATTCCACAAGGGAATATACTCGTTTTATGTAATTTACCAACGCCTTTAATACATCCTTCAAGTAATGCTTTTGTTACCATTCGACCTTCAGGTAAAGTGCAAGTACCATAATTTATTGAAGTGAATGGAAGCTGATTTCCACTTCTTGACTGAAGAGTATTGAGGTTATGATACATACCTTCAACTGCTTGTTGAGTTTCTTTAATTGTCATGTCCATGGCATATTTATATGCCTTTTCAGATAATTTTTTTAAATAATCCCATTCAATACTTTGTATTACTTCTATTCTCTCATCAGTATTTTCTAAATATTTTAAACCATTATTGTAATGTTTCTTAAAACTCTTCCTAACATAAGGAACCATTGTCCAATCAAGGTGACTTGCGCTAACTCCACCAAATTGCTGAAGTGATTGTAACTGGAATATTACTGCTACAAGCTGGAAAGCGGTGCTGATAGAATTAGCTGGGCGGACATCAGTCTGCCGCGTGTTAAAACCATTTGCAAGTAAATCATCAAAAGGAATAGTTAAACAGTTGTGCATACCAACTGCATATGAGTCTAAATCATGAATATAGATTTCATTATTTAGATGATTTTCTTTTGACTTTTTGCTCATACAATAGTTCAAAGCAAAGTCTTTCATTATAACAGAATCAGCCTCGCCTTTTCTGCCTCCGAAACTTCGCTCATCAACATTCGCATTTTGATTTACGACTTCCTCAGCCAAGAGTTTTCTCTGCATTTCTTGCATAATAGGATTTCTAATATTTCTAATCTTATTTCTTTCATCCCTATATACAATATATGCTTTTGCAACGTCTTTCCTTTTAGTAGACATTAATCCTTTTTCTACCATATCTTGTATGGACTCTACAGTATATATTTCATCAGAATTAAAAATTTCTTTTTCTATATAATCTGCGATTTTTTCAGCTTTTTCTTCTGCGTATTCATTAACATCTTTATCAATAGCTACAAAAGCTTTTAATACTGCTTCAATAATTTTCTGTTTATTAAAAACTACAAGTCGTCCATCTCTTTTTTTAATTTTTTTCATAATATTAACCTCCAAGCATTTGAATATTTTAGGATAATTAATATGATTTTTAAAGCTATCTTATTAAGTATTTTTGTCCGGATATACCATATCTCCTATGCGAACTATTTTTTTAAAAAAACTATCATCATAATAATTGGTTATATGCCATTCTGTAGCTTGATGCAATCTAGTATTAAAAATATAATCATCAATATCAGTAAGAAAACGTCTAGCTATTTCTTGACAATCTGGATCTTCTTCTCTATTTAATATATGTATCAACCTATCTTTTGCATTTGTTTCTATATAAATTATTTTTAAATCAATATTAGTTCTATTTTCTTCTAGCATTTGTTCTACCATAATATTATTCATAGGTAAAATATTGATTTTATCTTCCTTTAGACTTTTTATGCTTAATCCATAATACCACCCTCTAAACTCTTGTGCATTAAGCATATTTCCATTTAAAACTTGTGCTAAAAAATCTTCAGATGAAAGAAAATTGTATCCATTATCCTCACTATTTCTTTGAGGTCTTGTTGTTGATAATATTACATAATGATATTTATTTGGTTCATATTCTGACAAGTAGCGGGCGGCGGTGTCTTTCCCGCACCCGCTTGGTCCTACAATACCTAATATTTTATACATCCTTTTTTCCTCTTTCATTTTCTAACAATAAATTTCCTTGTTCATCTATATCAGTTATTTTATAAATTGTGTGCCCTTGAGTTGAAGCGTATTTCTTTACAACAAACATATCATCCCGTCTAAATCCATTTATAATAAGCATCGTTCCTCTAGTAAACCATCCTTTTTCTACTATCTTTTTAGTACCGTCTGGTTGAGGTTCACTTAGCTGCCGCTTATACATAGCATACATATCTCTTGTAAATTTAACAGGTACAACTCCTTCTGTTGTTAATAATGTAATACTATGTCTACTATCATTTTTACTAATAACTGTTCCCGCTATTCTAAATAATTGATAAATTGGTACAGTTTTTCTCCAAAATGCAATTACTATTGGTTCAGGATTATGGTCAAAGAAATTTTCAATTCCATATTTTTCCTTGTTTAAATTCACTAATTCATGGTCATGATAATAAAAACATAATGCATCCATTTCCCATGCAGATAAATTTGTTTTTTTATTATACTTTTTCCATTCTTCTTTAAATAATAGTAAATTATATTCTGCTAAAGCTTCATCGTGATGTTCTTTTAACCACTCTCTAACATTATTCATATAATAATCATATATTTCTTTTTTCCATATATCTTTTTTAATAATTGAAACTCCTTCATTTGCTTCAATATAATCATAATTAAAAATAGGATGATCTTGCATATTTTTTAAATAAAAATTTACTACATTATCTGTCATCACATAATATTCGGTATTTGTTTCTCTATCTATCCATCTATTGTTTTTTAAATCTTTATTACAATAAAATATCTTTTTTTCAAAGTCAAGAGAATTTGGAATTATTCCTTTTTCAATTAATCCATTAAGATTAGAAAGAGTTAATTTCTTTTTTGGTTCACAGGTATAAGAAAGATAGTATGTCATATTTACAAACCTAGGCTCTTTCTTTGTTTCAAAATCTTCCATATAATTGTCAAAAGCTCCACCTTTTATTAAAGAAATCATAGCTGGTTTTTTTATTTTTACTCTATTCATAAAATCTTTAATATTTTTATAAGGTCTGCCTTTCTTAATTATATCTATCATTTCAGAATTAACACCACTTAAAGCTTTCATTCCAAAAAGAATTTGATTATTTTTTATATCAGGTTTAAAACCATAATCAGATTTATTAATATCTACCAATGAAACTTTTATATTATGCGCTCTAATTTCTCCTAAAGCTTTAGCTATTTTTGCATAATCAGAATTTTTCTCTTTAGCTTCAATATCTTCATTATCTATATCATTATTTTCATCAAGACTTCCGCTATTTATCATTAAAACTGCAGTATCCCAATATATAGGGTTCCACTTTGTTGCTAAATATGCAGTTTGATAACCTATAAAACTATAAGCAAGAGCATGAATATCTGAAAATGAATATCCTAATTGCGGGCGGGCAACCGCATCCCAAACGTATCTACCTGCCGCCTCACTTTTAGCTTGTTCTTTTATTTTAACTCTTAATTCTGGAATTTTTGACATTTGCTTTTTACCAATTATTTTTCGTGCTGCATTAGCATCTTTTAATGAAAAACCGCAAATATCTTCATCCATTAAACTTTTCATTAATTGCTCTTGGGATATACCTACTCCAAATGAAACTTCAAGATACTTTTTGAAAGCTTGTTTTTCTTTATCGGATAATCCATAATGATTCATTTCAACTTCCCATGCATTTGAATCATTTTTAAAACGAACATATTTATCCATAGGATTTTCTTCTCCATCTGGAGCCATAAGTCTAATTAAACCATTTGTATTACTAAGCTCTTGTATATCATGAGGTTGAACCTTTTTAATCCCCTGACTACCTATATCGCTATCAAACTGAAAACAAGCCAATATCTTATTTTCATCTATATTTTTCCACACTTCTTCATTATTTATATCTATAACTTGAGGATGTAAATATTTATTATATATTTCTCTAATTGTTAAATCTTGTTCAATTACTCCATCTTCTTTTAAGAAATATATAGTTTGTAATATCATATCTTGAACAGAAGTTAACAAGAAATCATATTTCGTCATTCCCGCAGCTTCACAATCATGTAGATCATACTGAGTTACAATCTCACCATTTGGTGCTTTCATAAAACATCCAAATTCATATGGATTACTATCAAATAAAATAACTCCTGAAGCATGAATACTTCTTGCTTTTATTAATCCTTCAATTCCTTTTATTATATCTAATAATCCTGGGTACTTTGATACTTCTTGAATGAATAATGCAACTGGCATCCGCCCTTTATCAGGATTACCATTAACCATTTCATCTATTGTCCAGTTAAATCCTCTTTCAATAGGAACTAAACTCGCTAAATAATTTGAAGTATCTGAATCAATACCATCAAGATAATCTTCACTTCTATACCCGCGGCAAGCGGTAATTATTGCTGACTTAGCTGTTTCTGTTGAAAAAGTTACAATATGAGTTGCTCCTAAGTTAGTTCTTGATAATTCATCTATATCTTCATTGAAGTTACGTCCTCTTTCTTCTTTAATCTTTTTCATAATTAAAGGTCTTTTACTTGGACATAAGTCTAAGTCAATATCAGGAAGTTCTATTCTATCTTCATTTAAGTATCTAAAGAATGGGAGATTCCATTCTATTGGGTCTAGCTGAGTAACTCCTAGAAGATAATGATTTAATCCTGCACATGAGCTACCTCTTCCCGCGCCAACAAGACTTCCGCAATCCCACATCATGTCAATATAATGCTGTAAAGTAATAGGATACTTAAAAATATTTGTACCAAGTTTTTCTCCTATTGTTTTCTTTACTTTTGCTTCATGCTCAAGTTCATCAAGATAAGTTTGATTATACTTGCCTAATTCTTCTAATTTATTAACGCACTGATTTACCCAATATCTATCATACTTATTATCAGAGCGATACATTTCTGTTAAAATAGGGAAGTTCTCTTTAAAATCATATTTTCTTTCTTGTTTAGGATATTCTGGAACATCAACAGATGGGATTGTCTGATTATGTCTTAAATCATATATTTCAATTTTATTAAATACTTCCATACTATTTGCACAAAATTCTTGATAGTACGTTTGTATAAATTCACCAAAAGAAGGAGTTAAATCTTCTATACAGTCATTCTCATCATGTAAGAAAGCATACTGATAAAAAGCATCTACCTCTCTATCCCCTTCGCTTGAATTAAGATATGATTTATGAACATATCTATCATTACGAGATAAGAAATGTGAATCATCTCCTATTACAACTTTTCTTTTAAATAAATTTGCAATCTCTATAAGTTTTTGATTTGCGACAATCTGTTCTTTACTTGCGCCAGGTGCTATTTCAATATAAAAATCATCACCGAATAAATCTATATTAAAATTCATATAATTAATAATATTATTATATGAAGTTATTTCCTGTTCTTTATTTCCAGTTTTTCTTGCCTCTAACATAGCAAGAATATTTATTCCTAATTCTGAACCAATACATGCGGAAGTCGCTATTAAGTGTCCTGGATTAGACTTTATAACATTAGAAAGCTCACTCTTTAAAGTTGGAACTCTCTCTAATCCTCTATCATAATATGAGTTCATCCATGCCACTGAACTAAGTCTCCGCAGCTGTTCATGTCCTTCTTTATCTTTTGCAATTAAAATAAAATGAGGATATTTTTGATTCTTATTTCTTTCGTCACATAAATATATCTCATTTCCTATTGCTATTTTAAAATCTTCATATTCATCTTGTAATTTACACACACGAATAGATTGGGCTAGTGTCTCATGGTCTGTAATCGCCATTCCCGCAAGCCCAATCTCTTTTCCTCTTTTTACTAATCTATCTAATTGATTAATACTATCAACCAAACGAAAGTTTGAAGCATCTGTATGATTATGCACACTAAAACGTGGAATAATATTCATAGCTCTTTGTCTCCATTTCATATTTTTCTATAAATATTATACTATATTTTTTTATAAAAATCAAAGATCTTTTTGTCTATTATCAAGTTCTTGTATTAAACATTTATAATAATCCCATTCAGGATAAGACTGTGGAGGTTGATTATGATTATATATTTTATTTTTAATATTATTGATTGCAGATAGTAATTCACCATAAGTTAGCTGTTGTAAATTTTCATATACTTGTGGAGTTATTATCATCACTCTCCTTTTCCTACCTCACAATAACAACTTTATTTTCGGCTCTGGTTATAGCGGTATATAACCATTTTTTATGTTCATCTTCTTTATAAGGGAATTTTTCTTCTATTACTAATACGTTTTTCCATGAACTACCCTGTGCTTTATGACAAGTTATTGCATATGCAAAAGTAAAACTATAAGGAATTAAATTTGCATATTTAGGATTTTTACCTAATATAAATCTCTGCTTAGGTGTTAAGTAATTTTCTCCTTTAGTGATTAATTTTTTATCTATATTTAAAGTTCCAAAGTTATCACCAGTTTCAGAAATAAATTCTCCCATATAAATAGGAATTTCATTAAATGGAACTTTAGCAAACGGAGGGGTGTATACAAAAGATTCAAAAGGATTATGAAAATATCCTATAACACCATTCGTTAAAGCATTACCATTTTCTGAAAAGGTTTCCCATGAGTTATTTAAATTGATTACTTTGTCACCATCACATAGCTCTCCTTCATGTCCTAAAAGCTGTCTCATTTGATTATTGATATTTATCCTCGTTGCATTAGTTGCGCAAAGAATAATATCTGCCCATTGTAACATACCTGTATTTAATTCTGTTTTAGGAAGAACAATAGCATCATCTGATTTAAAGTTATCTATAGGCTCACCATTTCTTACTTTCATACTAAGCTGAATAATACCGCTATCCGCTTCTTGTCTCATAATTTCACTAAGGAAAATATGAGGATTATCTAGTAAGTGATTATCGTCATCTTTATTTATTGGCGGCAACTGCCCTGGATCCCCACAGAATACAATATATACATCTTTATATTTTAATAGCCTTTCTGCCATTTTTGCAGGCAGCATACTACATTCATCAACTATAATAATTTTATATTCAAGTTCAGTTTTAGGTTTAAAAATAAAAGTTCCATCAGACTTTGGAATAGCTTCGTACATAAGTCTATGTGCTGTCATAGCATTTTTATTACCTTTATCAATAAGAACTTGAGCTGCTTTTCCAGTGTATGCGCAAAAACATACATCTTCCTCTTCTTCTATCCCCTGTGCGGAAAGCGCGTCTATGATAAATCGGACTAGAGTACTTTTACCTGTACCGGCATACCCGCTGATTACAGTATAATGCTCATGATTTTTGTATCTATTTAATACTATTTCTAAACCTTTCTGTTGATCTTTAGTAAGTTCCATCAATCATGTTCTCCCATTGCTTCATCTAAAATTTCACCAAATTTTAAAATATCTCTTTGCATTACATGGAAAGCTGAATCTGGAGAAATTTGTTTTTCTCTTATCTCCAACCTAGCCATAGCTTCTCTAGCTCTTATATATCTATACATTAATGAATCATACATATATCCCTTACAATGGGGATTATTTTTAACTATTTCATTAACCGTATCTTCATTTAAAGTTAAAGTTATTGTTTTATTTGTAGTTAGCATAATATTACTCCTTTTATTTTTATATAAATATTATAACATATTTTTTTATAAAAATAAAAAAGTGGAGTGAAAAAGTTGAAAACCACTTTTTATCTGGATTGCGACCATTTTCACTCCAATCAATTAATATGTAATTACCCCACTCCATTACATTGCACTCCTCGCCCAAAATTATCACTACCTAATAGATAGGGGAGTGTCTCCCTATTAGTATTAAAGAGATTCAAAAATCAATTTCTCAGGTAATATATCTTTACAAATATAAATACTTGCAAAAGATACTCCTTTTTGAACAATCTTCATATCTTTATCTCGATAATAATTAATACGTTTATCAAAAATTAATGCTTGACAATCTTTTAAATATTCAAACCTTTTTTGCCCTTGGAGTGTTGGTAGCGGCAGTAGCATAGCAAAAGGCTTATTTAATTCATACAGCCTTTTTAATATCATATCTTTTATACTGAAAGGTGGATTTGAAATAATATAATCATAATGCTCACTTGGTTCATATTCAAAAAAATTCTGTCCAGTATCAATATGACTTGGTATGACTTTAATACCATTCTTTTCAAAAACTTCTATATATTTACTTTGTCCTTTAATATCAAAAGGACACCAAATAGTTTTATTTTTATCAATATATTTTAATATTGGTTTAACTGCTATTTCAGGAGTAAAAGTTTCATCTGATTCTTTATTTGTTTTTGCAGTTAAATAACCTATATTTAAAGCCATTCTTTATCTCCTAAAAATAATATTTATTGCTATCTATAATATTATAATCTTCAATAAAAATTTGTGGAGTAATAATTCCATTCCACTCGTTTTTATGGCACTTACCTACAATATCTAGCTCTATATATCCTGTGTTATTGTCTTTTATTTTATTGCATAGTTCTTCATCAGCATTAAATTTCATTAAGCTAATTCCATTGTTTAAACTAATTTTAATTGTATTTGTAGTTTTCCTATATATATCAACCATATTTGTAGTAATTTTTAAATTTTTAACTACTACAAATGGTTCATTTAATTCACTTCCCCAATAAGAACTCATTTCTGCAATATCTAAAATAATTTGACTATCTACATTTTGACCTTTAAAAATATAATCAACATAATAAATTGCTTCATCTGACATATTTGATAACTTGTCATTCATATAATCTATAAAACGTGGAAGGTCTCGTTCATAAATTTTTAAACCAAAAGCATTAGGGTGCCCAATTGCATAATCAATACATCCAGAATCTAAACACATCTGTTTGAAGTCATCTATTCCAGCAAGCGAGCATCCACGGGCGCTTCCCGCATAAGAAGTTTCATATCTATATCCATCCATAGTCTGCCCGCTATATTCTTCACTCTTGGTTAATAAACAACATGGTCTTTGATATTTTGCCATAAATTTATTAGCTATTAATCCACGTACTTCCGCAGGTATATCACTATTTTCATCCAATAATAAAATAAGAACTTTACATTTATCTAATAAATGCTCTGATATTATTTGATCTTCTAGCTGTTCTATTGCAGCGTCTTGAACTCTTGTTTGCCTGTTTTTAACATTAGTACAAACTCTTACTGCTTGAGTAACTAATGTTTCAGTTTCACCTAATTTATGACCTCTTTTTGTTGAAGGAATCTCTTGAAAAGCATAATATTTAAGCATACTTTTAAACACTAATTCTTTTTCTTCTTGAGTTCCACTTCTTTGTATTGCATTTAATAATGGTACTATATAAAAAGCTGCTCCTATTGGAGTGATTTCTTCTCCTAATTTGAACGCATTTTTTTGAGCCATTGAATAGATGAAAGGATTTTTAATTTGTTTTAATCCTTCAAAAATGAGACTCTTGGTTTCCAAAGAACGAATATCCATCATATCCCCAATGAGGCCTATAGCTACTAAATCTAAATATTGATAACTGTTTACTTTTTGCATTATATCATCAATATGTCTACAAAATTGCCAAACTACTCCCACTCCGCTTAAAGCCTTGTTTGAATAGTTACTATATCCATTTTGATTATTTATAATAATCGCATAAGGATTTTCTTTATCAAAATCGTGGTGGTCTAGGATTAATACATCAATCCCATTTTCTTGTAATTGTTTACATTCATCTGTGTCATTACTTCCCGCATCTGGACATAATACAAAATTATAATGATTATCTATAATATACTTATAACAATCATTAAGTCCATGTTGCTTTCCAGCATGAAAATAAAAATCAATAGATTCAGTCCAATTAGGGAATAAATCATATAAATAATTTAATAATAAAGCAGAAGAGGTATTACCATCAACATCACAATCAATAATAATAATCGTTTTATCATTATTATTTATATGTTTTACAAGCATTTTTGTAGCTTCATCTATTTTTAATTTACCAAAATCAATAGGGGAATTACAAAAACTTAAATTTGGATGTTGATAGAAAAACAATTCTTCTTTTTTTAATCCTCTATTAAGTAGCACCTGCTCAAAAGCAGATTGCTCTTTTACAGGTGCTATTAATTGATACTTCATAAAATATCTCCTTTAAGAAAGCCATTTTTCAAATATACTATTAAAATATGCACTATCATTAAAGAGTCTTTTAATAATACACATAGCCAAGCCCTTTTCTCTATCGTAAGTATCTCCTGGCTGACATTTTACTACAGTTTTAGTACCATCTTTCCAAAGCACAATCGTTGCTGGCTTATTATAAATAACATTTTTAATAGAGTTTTTAAAGTTGTCAATCTTTATTTTATTTTTTCTATTAATTTCTGCTTGAAGTTCCTTTTCTGCATCCTTTGCTTTTTCTTTAATAATATCTTTTAATAGATAATCAAGCATATCGTTATCATAAAAACCTTTATCAGAAGAAGATGTTGCTATAATAGGTCGTGTATAAATACTTCCATGTAAAGTATCAGTTATGTCATAAAAATTACTTTTAATTGTCATTGTCTTTACCTCTCTTTTTTATTTTATTTTAATTATATTATATTATATTTTTTTATAAAAGTCAATCTAATGTGAATCTATGGTTAAATAAATCTAAAAATATTTCTTTTCCATTATCAGTAGGACTTTGTTTATATCCTAATTTATTTTCTTTATCAAACATAAAACTAATTTTAATATATGGATTAAATTTATTATATATACTTGTTAATTTCTTAATCCACTTAGTCCATTCTTTATCTCCAGGTTCCTGAAACTGTTTATCAAACCCTATAACAATTTCTTCAACTTCAAGAGATTGGAGCAATTTAAATTGTTGAGTAGTTAAATTGCTACCGCAACATGCGACCGATATATCATTTTCTATTCCAAAGAATGAAGCATAACTTAAACAAAATTTTTCTCCTTCTCCTAGAATAGCTATTTTTAAAGCTTTTATATTATCTTTGCTATTATTTAAATTATATAAATTAAATCCTAGCGGATGATTATACATTTTGCCATTTAAAATAGCTGGCATATACTTACCTTTATCTTCATTTTCTTTAATTAAAGTTCTTTCTCTAATTCCTATTAATTGATTATCAATATTATAATGAGGAATTACAATACCATAAGAGTAAGGATCAAATTTAATATTTCTAGCTTTCATAACATCTTCATTGATTCCCTCTTTTAACCAAGGAGTAATCTTCTTATAAGGGAGATTATCCATGACATGTGAATCAAAGATTTTCAAACTTGATTTCTTTTTATCTTCAGATTTGACTTTATTTCTTTCGTATTTATCAAAAATCATAAAATCTGAAGAAGTTTGAGAAGTGTTTGAAAAAACGTTAACTACATCAAGAGAGAAAAAATTTATTATATATAATTCTGCGTCATATAGACTCCAGTCAATGCCTGATTGAATTTTCATTATCTTTCTAGTTAAATCAAAAATGTCAAAACCCGTTGTTTCAGAACACTCTGTATAACATTTAAACAATCTTGTATTTTCATAATAATATAACTTATGAGACGCATCTGAATTTGCGGGATTGTGGCAAATGGTGCGGGAAACCAGACATCCGATTCTTTTAATGGGGTCGCCGCCATGTTCTGCTAAAAACTGTTCTATTTGTTCTATTGTTAAAGCTTCTTTAATTGAATCTTTATCAAAATTAATCATCTTATATTATCCCAATTATTTTCTATTATAATAAATGAATAATCTCCATCTTCATCTTTTGAGTTCATTTCATTAATATCATAAAAGCCTGGTTTAATTGGATATAATCTATCTTTAACCTTGACACATCTTTCAACTGTACCTTCATCTTCATTCCAATCTTGTCCAGTTAAAATAATTCTTACAATAACACCATCTGATAAATCTTTAAATTGTTCAGCTGTTAGATTCATTAAAATGCACTCTCCCATTCTACTGTTTTAGGTTTTATATTAATTACTAAATCTTCTATTTCAATAGGTTCATAAAGATATGTTGTTGCAAATATTGGATTAACTCTACATGTTCCCAAATCTGTATTACACCAAAGGAACATATGATTATATCTACCCCTTCTGTTTTTATAAATAGATAGTTTTAATCCAGGCATTTCAAAACCATTTTTATCACAAAATACCTTTAAGCTCTCTCTATCTTGGTCTGTAACAGGAAGCATCAACATACCTGCATCAGCCTTATCAGCGATAGCTTTTGCACCTCTTAAAGCATTTTGGTCATAGACTCCATTCTGATATTCTGAGTTCAACTGAGTTGAAGTTAGTATAAAAACTTTATACTGCTTTGCTAAATCTTTTAATCTTACACTTATCATAAAAAGGACATTATCTTCTCTTAATCCTTTAACATTAGCTTTGCTACTAATTTCGCTTAATATTTTAATACTTGAATGAATATAATCAAAACAAATATATCTAATATTATATTTTCTGATACCTAATCTAATTGTAGATTCAATATCTTGTAAACTAAAATCAGGAAGTTCTTTTATAAAGAGCGGACTCCGCTTAATAATTTCTTTAGCCTTAATTATCCTATCTATTTCTCCAGCTTCATATTTATTTTCTAGTACATGGTCTTCTTGAACGCCTGCTACAAAAGCCCACATCATTGTTTGAATTTCATCTCTTGATTGTTCTGTCGCTATATAAATAGTTGGTTCTGCAGTTCCATTTCGTTCCCATTTCTGGGTTAAAGGATTATATAGTTCGTCACAAGCAAAATTACAAGCATCTGCAATCATCATACGAGATTTACCGAAGTTAGTTGGAGCAGACCTTAGAAATACACATCCAAATCTTGCGCCTCTAAATATTTTATTGATATATTTACCATACATAGGATATCCTACATTTGGAGTAGTTTGTAACTCGTCAAAAAGTTCGTCTTGTCCTTCTGCGGCAGCGCATATATCATCTGTTGCATTTTCTGCAAATCTTGATTTTATATCTTCAATAACATCATTAATTTCATTAGCAATTTCTTCAAGAGAATGATTATCTAACCAATCTTCTTGTTGCTGTTTCTTTTTTATATCTAAAACATTATTAACATCATAAATCCTAGAAACATTAACTCCTATAGATTCATACATTCTTAATAATGTAAATTTTTTCATTCTATTATAATAATAATCAAAAGTAGCTAAACTAATATTTTCAGTACATTTATTTAACCACTCCGCGCCATTGTATGCTTTATAAATTGCATACTTTTTTTCACGTTGTTCAAGATAATCTTCTACTGTATTAACATTTATATTTTTTGCTCCTAAAGCATGAAGATTATAAATTGTTCCAAATATAGTTCTATGAAATTCTTGTGGAAAATCTTCTTCATTAAATTTATACTGACTATCATCTAACAAATTTGGATTCTGATAAATACTTCCTATTACTTGTATAATTGCTTTTGAGTCAATATAGTTACTATTCATCTTTAATCCTCCATGTTAAATAGTTTGGGCGGTAGCTCTTTTTGTTTAGGAGCATCAATTTCAATAATTCGCTGTTTATTGCTATTATAATTGCCCGTTCCCGCAACTTGATTTGCGAGATATATATTATAATAATAATTATATGCTTGAGTATAGCAAAATGGCACAATTCCTAAAGAACCTTCTTTAAGCTTATCTTTTGAATTTCCTTTAACTTCATAAAAATATAATAAACTTTTTAAAATACCACTATAACTATATTGATAATCTCTTACCCAAGCTTCAACTATTTTCTTAAATTGTATAAAATTAAAATTTTGACCTTGTTCTTTTTTTACATATCTATACAATTCATCAAAGTCTTTTTCTTCTTGAGTTAATTCAGCTTCTTTCTTTTCTTTGCAAGCAATGTGTGCATATCTGTTTGTTCTTGGTTTAAACCAAACGATATCCATTTCTTCAGGCTTAGCATCAAATTGTTGCTTACAATATAAACATTTTACTATATGTGAAGCCATTCTTTAACCATCCTTTTTTCTTATATATAAATTATATCATATTTTTTAAGAAAAATAAAGAAAAGAGCAATAAATCTTGCTCTTTTCTTTGTTATTAATTTAGAGAGTTTTTAAATCATCAACAATGAGAGCTAACTGTTCAACCTGATCTCTATTCATATCTCCAACCTTTTTACCTTTACCGATATACTTTTCAGTAATTTGCACAATACGAGGAGCATAATAATCAGCCATTGTTTTTTCTTCTGTTGATTTTTCATCTATAGCCTTAATAAGATTAGTAAATTCTTCCATAAGTGCATCAAAATCAAGACTAGAGCTTGTATCTCTATAAGCATTTTCTCTTTCATCTGTGAAAAACTCTACACCATCTTCTTCAGCTTGCTTATCTATTGCTTCTGCGATAGCGTCTACAAGGTTTTTATATGTAAATTCTATATAATCAGGAGTATATTTAAAGCGGGAACCAGCTTCATAGCGCTGTGTACCTCGCATAAAGAGGATCGTTTTATTAGACCCATCATCTCCTGTTACCGCCCGTGAATAACCAATTATATCAGCCATTCGCGCAACAATATTATTTGCTCTCTTATCTAAGGTCGGTACAATTTTATTATATTCATTTCCACTTTCATCTTTAAAAGTCTTATCAGTTGCATGTGAAATAAGTACAATACCATATCCCATTTGAACTATTGAACGAAGTTTTTCATCAAACTCTGTACCTACAAGACCGTAGCCTTTGCCATAAGGAATATCTGCAACTGTATCTACACTATTGTTAGAACAAATATATTTTTCACAATAGTTATAAGCTATATCTGCGGTGTCTATGATAACCGTTTCATACATCTCTTTAACTCGTTCATCTTTCAACTGACGAATAACTTTAAGAAATTCTGCCCAACTATTAATAGGCTGTGCTTTGACACCTGCTAAAGCGTTGTAACCTTTTTCGACATTTATAATGTTTATAAACTGACTATATCACGAACATTTTTATAAAATGTTCCGCCACCACTTCGGAATAAGGATTTACACCTTAAACCTACTTCTCAAAGAGAATAGTCGATTGACTTTCTATCTTTATAAAGATAGCTTAGCACAGGATTCTTCTAATATCCAAAGTTTAACAATATTAGACATTCCCCGTTAGCAAATAAGTAAATACTTATTCACACCCTATATTTATAGGTTCAATGGCGATGCGCCCATTCTAAGCAGTCTAAATATTTCTGATATTTTCTATCTAAACGATTGTTTTCTTTTGAATTATAATATAAATAATTTAATATCCTTTCAACTTGTTTTCTACCGGCTATTTGCAAGACAAATGCTTTGTCTGCAATATTAGCTTGTAAGCTTACATTAGTTTGAAGTTCTTTTTGAATATCAGTTAAAAATTCTTTTGTACCAATAAAAGAAATTCTATAATTATTAGTGCCTTGTAAATAATGCAAACTTCCATCTCCATCAAAATATCCTCTTATGAAATGAGATATATAATCTCTTGGAATATTTGGAATTTTTTCTATTTTTAAACTTTTTTGAGGAACACATCCCCATTTAATTAAATCTTGATGAAGCTGTTTATCTTTAATTGAAAATTGATATAGAGTCTTTGCATTTTCAAATCTTTTATCATAAGTTTCGGTTATTTTATGATTAAATGCTCCAATAGCCGTTTTAAATTTTTCAACTTGTTCTTTATCCGTAATATTCATTGAAATTTCATTATTATTTGTATGAACACAACCATCTGCATATAAAAAACCTAACCAATACGCTTTTTCCTCTGTATCAATTTTATTGAAATAAAATTCATTTCTTGGGAATCCTTGTTTATTTCCTCTTGATTGAATATTATGCTTATTTAATAAATTTCTAATTGTTCCATAAGCACAATTAAACTCTTTTCCAAGTTGCTTTAAGGTATATTGTTCGTTTAGATATTTGTCTATAATGTAGGCTACTTGTTCATCAGTCCAAGCAATTACTCCGCCTTTTCCACGAGTAATAGTGTATAAATCAGACATACTTATTCTCCTTATTTTTATTTTCTTGACGCTAATAGAAGACTTCTGGGAAACTTACTCGCGATAGTAGTTTTTCCAGATTTGGGCTCTCCGAAGAAGAATACTGAATACCCTCGCATATCACGACTAACCTTATGAGGCTCCAAACTTAATAAATCAATATCTGACATTTTTCTATTCCTCCTGTTTAAGAATTAGATAGGTTCAAGTTTAAAACTTGAACCCACCCTGAGGTACTGTGGACTGAGCTGCTGGAGTTGCATTTCCGCCACTCTTATTATTTGCACGCCACTCTTCTGACCTTTTCTTATTTTCTGCAAGTGCTACTTCTCTATCCTGAAGAGCTTTCTTGAGTTCCTGAGCTGTTATAGTTTCATCTGTATCAAACTCATAAGGAGTTGGATTTGCACCTGTTATAACATATTCTCTAGTTCTACGTGTAACTGTATCTACTGTAGCCTCACCAAATGCAGACTCTGTTGTTTTTTCAACTTTTGTAAATACATTTACAATCTTTCCCCAAACCTTTGTATAAACTGGATTATCATTACTAGCATCAAGTCCAAGGAAATATTTTCCTGCATCCGCATTTCTAGCAGTAAGAGTTATTGGAAGAAGTTCGTTTCTAAAGTTAAAAGTCATACCTTTTACAGCTACATAACTATCTCCTTCTTCAGGAACAACTTCTGAAACATTATTAATGATAATATCAAGTTCAAACTTATTCCTTCCTATATCTCCTTCTGGATGAAGTGTGTTTTCAGCTACGATTGTAACAAAACCACCTTCGTTTCTTGGCTGTGTTACCACTGTATCCTGTCCCTCTGGGAAGAATTCATTTACTCCATATGAAGGATTAAGTCTAACTACTGTTGCAGCATCATAGCCATCTGTCATGACTGTCTTTCCAGATGTTATAATCTGCTTTAATGTATTATAAGTATTATTAGTCTTACCTGAATTATATACTGGTGGAACCCATGTATAATGAACCTGAACGATATTCTCCTGAGTTGAATCTACTGCAACATCAATTGTACCTGCAATATATGGAGAACCAGGATTCTTTGAATTTTCACCAGATATCTTTTCACTTAAATCAAACTGATAAATCTTACCTTCAATATTCATTCTATTCTCATTCTTACGCATATCTTTTTTCTCCTTTTTATTTTTCATATATTTATATTATATCAAAAATTTTAATCATTGTCAAATTCTGCTTCTATAGGCTGAAAATTTATACCTTTTTCTGTTATTTTATATGATGCGGGATTGCCTGCCTTTTTCTCCACAAAGCCATCTTCAACGAGCTTTTTCATTGAACCTGATACAGAACGACCTGACGTATCAATTCGTTCACCGAGTCCTTTCGCAGTAATCCAGTCATTAACTTCTTTTAAAGCATTAAGTATAACTTTTCCTTTTTCTGTAATTTCTTTCTTATTGGAACTAGCACCTTTCTTATAGTCTTCAAAGAATTCGATTGCTTCCATTGGAATAAATATACCCAAATGGAAATCAATATTATCTTTGTCATTAAATAAAGCTTCTACTGTTTTAATAAAAATATCTTTTCTTTCATCTGTCATAGTTATTTTCCTCTTTTTTTATTATTTTCATTATTTTATATAATAATTATAACAAAATTTTTATTAAAAAGCAATATTTATTACTAATAGTCTAAAAATATCAATTCTTTTGCAAATGGAAGAGTTTTTGCCCAATTTATAAATTGGTTCCACTCCGTGAGTCTATGACCCTTGCGCTGCCGCACAATAGAATAAAGATTTTCATAATTCATAGTTACTGTACGAGTCTGTAACCATGACTCAGGTAACCATCTTATAAGTTCTTTCCAATATCTTTTATCTTTTGTTTCAAGATATTTTTTTCTACATATTTCTAAATCTTCAATTAGACAAGCTGCTGCACCTACAAGAGGAATAGAGTCATCTAGATCATCTATTTCAAAACAGTCAATAGTTATTGGGGTTGTGGCAAGTTTGTGCATTGTGCTTGTACTATTAGCGGTTGTACCTATTTTGTAAGTATCGAATTCTTTCCACCAATATAAAGGCGCTGTAATATCAACAGATACTATAATTTGGCGCATAAACTTACGATGCTCTGGACCAGCTTTAATAAGTTTCTGGAGTAAAGCTAGATCATTTTTTCCAATAATAATTTCTTCTGGAGGTAATTCATAAACACCATATTTTGTTTTTTCAGTAAAAATACTATCACTTCTATCCCAGCTATTCATAGGGTTACGAGCACCACGAATAGCATGCTTAAAACCCCATGTCTCTGTTTCTGTAAATTTCATATTATATAAACTCCTCTAATATCTCGTCTGCAAAACCTAATTCAATAGCTTCTTCTGCAAAGAACCAAAAATCATCATTTTTCTTTTCTTTATACATTTCTTCTGTCATATCAGTACATTCAAGAATATATTTCTTCATTCTTAATATAAGCTGGTCATAAAACTGTGAATAGTTCCTAAATTTACCAGCATCTACGAATCCATCTGTGGAAGTTGCGCCTTCATGGAACATAAAGCTCGCAGACGGATAACAAAATCTTCGATGACCTGTAATAAAAACGAGAAGTCCGCCACTATACGCACTGCCCATATTAACTGTATAAACAGGAGTTTTTGACATTTTAATAGCATCTGCAATACTTAATGCGCCTACTAATGAACCACCTGGAGAATCTATTAAAAGTTTAATAGGTTTTCTTTCTTCTATTGGAATATCTTTATCTGCGAAATTCCAAAATCTTATTAAATGACATACTGCTTCACTTGACATATCATTAATTTCACCTAATATTAAAACTCTATCAATAGCATCTTTGACTGCGGAAACCGCTTCTAAATCTATTAATTCTTTTGTGTTATTAAGCATTTCTATTAGAAGGTCATTTACTGTAACATCTGCGATTGTTTTTCCTTCCATAAATTTCTTTTCATTCTCTGTCATTATTTAACTCCTTTGTTTCCATTATAACCAAAAGTATTAGCTTGATATAATTCTATAAAATATCTTTCTTTTTCATTTAATTCAGCTTGACTACATTCTTCAATTAATTCAAAAGTGAAGTTATTTAAACCATATTCTTGCATAGCTTTATATAGTTTGTTTCCTGGAGGAGTATCAATACCAAGCCCGCATTTACAGTGCTGGTTCCATCTAGTATAAATGTCGACTGCTTGACCAATATAACATTCATCTGTAATTAAATTTGTTATTTTATAGATACCTGTTTTTGTTTTATCTTGAAGTATTTGCGGAAACTGCTTTTTAGCAAGAGGCTGCCAGTATGTCTTCCAGACTAACATACTTAATATACGAGGTTTATTTAATTCTCGTTTTACAATTTCAAGTCTGCGGGAATCCGCTAAATCTGCTTCAGACGGGATTAATCTATAATTATCCTTGTTCTCTTTTACCTCTTGCTCTTTCAGCATGGCTTTATGAGCTGCCGCCTTTGTTGCTTTTAAGGTATCTAAATCTTTTTGAATCTCTTCTTTTTCTGCATACAGTTTATTAATTTGTATATCAAATTCTTCTTCTGTTTGAGCATATTTATCTTCAAGAATTTCAACATATTTCTGATAAGCATTTTCTGCAAGCTGTTCATTAGATAATGATAGATTCATTAATATATCATTATTTTTAACAATATCATTATTTAATTGGTTTTTTGTATCTTGTGCTTTTTCTATTTCATTTAAAATGTATTTATGAGCTAAATCTAGCTTTTGATTATCATTCTTTAAATAATTATTATACTGTAAAGTCTTTTTATCTATTTCTACTTTTTTAGAAAGTAGAATCCCTAAAATGATACATATAATTATTAAAATAATAACTAAAAATATCATATAATCTCCTTTTTAAAAAGGCTAGGCATTTTTGCCTAGCCTTGAAATGATAACAATTTTGTTGATGGCGGGTACTTAATTGTTATATTATATTTAATTACTCTGCCTGCTTAGCAGCAAGTTTTTCCTGAGCAATTCTAAGCTCTTCAGCCTCGATAGACTCAACTGTTGAGTTACGTCCCTTCTCAGTACACTTAATGAACTTAACCTGCTTATGTGTTACATTTCCATCTTCATCTGTTACTTCAATCTCGCCAGGGATTCTCTCTACATAATCCTTGTTAGCCTTGTTCTTGCCTGTACCAACAAGTGCTGAAGTAATTATACCATTAACTTTCTGAATACCAAGACCTGTTGCCTCAGCGATGTCAGGTGCTGTAATGTTCTCTCCCTCATGTTCCTTAATGTAATTAAATACTGTCTTTGAATCTGCCTTCATGTTTCTTTTCTCCTTATATATATTATTTTATTTAAATAAGATGCTGGATGTTTTTTGCACCTTTATTTTATATAAATATTATACTAAAAATTTTTCTAAAAATCAATTAGCGTTGCCATACTTCTCAGTTATATACACATCTATTAAGAGTAGTTCTTCAGGATCAAGCGCCTGGGATAGTTTTATAAGTTCTTTCATAGAATCTTTATCTTCAGGGTTTTGTTCTAAAGCTTTTTCTAATTTCCATATTTTTTCAGCTTTTTTCTGTACTTTTCTACGAACTTCCCTATTTAATTTAGGCATGTCTTCGTTCATCATTATCCTCCCCTGATATAGTATACTCTGCGTCTCCTACAATCATAAGAGGACCGTTAAAAGATACTGCATTAGAAAATGCTTCAAACTCTGCATCTGTCATATAAAATTTCCATCCAACTAATTCTCCATTATAAAATACTTTTTCCATTCCATCAAGACACTCGCCCCTTATGACACCACCAGTATACATATTGGTTGTTAAAGTCCCTATACATTCATATGTTTTTCCATTATAGTTTACTAGAAAATGTACTCTTTTATTAAGAGGGCAATTAAATAAATTTGGTTCCCATACTTGTATCATTTTATCATCTCCATTAAATCTGATTCTGTAATAATAGGAATATTTAGTTCTTTAGCTTTTTTATTTTTTGCGGAAGTGCTATTTATATCATTATTTATTAAATAATTAGTTTTTGTAGAAATTGATGACAAAACTTTTCCGCCATTAGATTCTATTAAGTCTATTAATTCTTGTCTATTCTTAAAATTTTGAAGTTTTCCTGTTATTACAAAATTCTGAGTTTCTAATTTAACAGTTTTGTCCAAATGCTCTTCAGGTTTAAATGTCATATAATTTACAATAGCATCAGCCTCTGTATAATCAAATTTATGAAGTGCGGAATCCATTTCATATCCAAAACCATTCCATCGTGTAAAATCAAAATTAGTATCTATTAAATCTCTAAATTCTTTCCAAGTTTCTACTTTTTCACAAATTTGTTTTGATACACGGGAACCGATTAAAGGTATCCCTAATCCAGATATAAATGCGTGAAGCGGGGCTTCCGCAAGTCTATCATCAATAGCTTTAAGTATTTTATCTACTGATGCCTGACCAAAACCTGGTTTACTAATCCATTCTGCACGATGTTCTTTTAACTTAGGAATATCTGTTATATTATCAACCCATCCCCAATCTATAAGTTTTTCAAGAGTTTTTTCTGAAAGTCCTTTAATATCGAGACCTTTCTTTCCGCAGAAATGGTTAAGTCTCTGAATTAATTTACCCGCACATTGAGGATTATCACATCTTAATTCTTCAACACCTGTTTCAGATTTCCATATATCACAAATACTTCCGCAAGCTGGACATACAAAATATCCATCTATACCATTGCGGTCACAGGTTGCACCACCCGCCGCAACTATTTCTCCATAATCTCTTTTATCTGCCCATGTAATTTGTGGAATTATCATGTTCATTTTTGCAACCTTAATGCGTTCACCATAATATGGGTCACGTCCAAGAGTATCATACATAACACTCATATTATGAAGTGAAGCTCTTTCAACCGTAGAGCCATCTATATCAATAGGTTCAAATACAGCCACAGGTGTTAAAACACCATTTCTTGATACATCGTAGTCAATATCTATTAATCTTGTTTCATATTCTTCATCATAAAATTTATAAGCAAGCCCGCCTTTGAAGTGATGGTCTGTTTTTCCAGCTGCATTATATTCGATAGCTTTATTATATTTAAATACTACTCCGTCGATTGGATATGAAAGTGCTTCACATCTATTTTTAATCCATGTTATAGAATTTTCTTCGTCATATATATTATAAGTATATGGAACGATAATAAATCTATGATGAAAAAGAAAATCCAATTTTTCATTCATATCAAAACCTGGAGTTATTATATCCCATGCTACAAAAGTAAGGTTTCTATTATGACACTCTTTATTATTAAGAAGTCTAATACTGCCTGCTGCATAGTTACGAGGATTTTTATATCCTTCACCAACTTCTTCAAAATCTTTGTAAGTACAAATTATTTCTCCATCAACAGTAAGAGGTTTTTTATATCTAATTTTTTTAGGTATAGAAGGAATAACAAGAGCATTGTGAGTTATATCTTCTCCAACCTCACCATTCCCTCTTGTTTCTGCAGAAATCAGCTTTCCGCCCTCATAATGTAAAGAACAAGTTAAACCATCCATTTTAGCCATAACAATGTATTCTTTATTACCAATAAAAGATTTAACTTCTTCTATATTTTTTGTTTTATTAAGAGATAACATCGGATGATTATGCTTAACTTTTTTAAGTTCACTTACTTCTTCAAAATGAATAACTTGAGTAGGTGAATCTGGCTGAATACAATTAGGATATTCCTTTTCATATTCTACAACTTCAAAATACCAATCATCCCACTGTTTATCTGAAACTATTGGATGACCTTCATCATATGCTTTTGTCCATGCGTTAAGACATTTTATATGGTTAATATAAGTTTCATAGCTAATCATATTTATTACCTCAATTTCCTCAATAAAGACTTAAAATATTCTAATTCTTCTTTATCTTCTTTATCTCTATCTTCATCCTCACTAATACAACAACATTCAGATTTCCATATGCTAGTAGCTTCTTCAACTTTTTCTTTATATAGTTCATAAAGTTCATCTATTACCTCATTCATATTCATCACCTCTTTTATATTTTTCTAAATATACTATCTGGATTTGGTTTAAAATCTTTTTGCCATTTTCTTTCTTTAAAAATAAAATTTTTATCATATACAATTTTATCTTTGAATTGAGGAAAAACATATATAAGTATATTTTTATTAAGAGAACGAATTATAGGACGCTTTCTAATATAGTTATTAAAAATGAATGCATCTACTGTACTTTTAATCGAAATTGTTAATCCATCTATATAAGATAACTTACCATTATCCATTAAATAAGAACCTAACTCCGCAGCATTTGTATAAACAATAACTTTCTTAATATTTTTATATAGATGTTTATATTTTTTAGCAATATTATAAGGGTTACTATAAATAAAAGGTTCTCCTCCAGTTATATATATTTCTTCAGCATTTTGTAATTCTTCATGTATAACATATGGAATAGTATTTAAGTCATACTGATTATTACAACAATCAGGACACGTTCTATCACATAATGAAGTAACCATTAAATGAATCTTTTTTTGAGTGATTTCTGTTTTCTCATTTAAACTTGCCATAGTTATTTATCACCCCACTGAATTAAATGATATATATTTAAAATATCATTATTATTTTTTTCTACAATATTTTCATTATCTATATTAATAACAACATATCCTTCTGTTTTTAGTATTTCACAAACAGTAGGCATTAAATGTATATTAACATAACACTGTCTTAGCCCTTTATTAGCAGCTTCTTTAATTAATACATTTACTATTGCTATTTCATCATTTATTTCACCTTTGTTTAATTCCGAAATTCTTTTTGCTTCATCTATTTTTATTAATCCCATATTTTTATCTCCCATTTCTTTTATCTATAATAATTATATCAAAAATTTTAATAAAATGCAAAAAGAGGAGCTAATGCTCCTCTTTAATCTCTATACTATTTTCAATCATTATATCTATTTTTTTACCACGCATAAAAATACAGGTATACGGTTTATGATGCAAATTAAATTGTTTAACTATTTCATCTACATAATATCCATGTATCTCTATATGACAATTATTGCAATGTAAATGTAATACACCTGGCCCACTCATATCAAAATTCCACCATGTTTGAGTATTACAATTTGGACATATAGGAGGATTATCTAATAATTGCTTTGTCATAACTTAATTACTCTTTCAATTTTACTACCATTCACTATCTGAACACCTGCGGCGGTGCGTCCTAAGACAGGTATACTCTTGGCCTCTATACAGATGGAATTTGGTCTTCCGATGATAAGTAAGCTATCGCTGTCGTCGACAAGGGCTCCGCCAGATACTTTATTTTCTGAAATAATAACTCCGACTCCGCCTCTTCCTTGCAATGGAATGTCAGAGGTTTTAACTCGTTTCCCAAGCCCAGATATTGTAAATATACTAGCGTCATTATTTTGTGATACAGGTAATCCGACAAGAACTTCATCTCCTTCTTTAAGTTTAATAGCTTTGACTCCTGATGCAATTCTACCAATAGGAGCTATGTCTTTAGTTCCAAATTTAATTGACATACCATTTTTAGTAATTACTATTACATCTTCATCATTAAGAAGGGTTACATTCGCAAGAGAATCACCATCTTTAAACTTAATAGCCTGAATTCCAGTTGTTTTCTTTGTGCTTTTAAATTCTTCAAGTTTAGTCTTTTTAATAAGACCATTTTTTGTGAAGAACACTACATATTTTGCGTTAGTATCTTTAAATTGTGAAGTTACATACATAACTTTTTCATTTAAATTCATTTTTAATATAGTTGCAAGATTAACTCCCTTTGAAGCATTAGTTCCTTCTGGAATGTTATCTACTAATAATCTAAACATTCTACCTTCAGAAGTAAAGATAAGGAGTGTATCAACAGTATTAGTTGAGATAGATGATAATATTACATCATCTTTAGTTTTAACTCCCTTACCATTTCTTTTCTGTGTTTTAAATGATACTTTAGGAATTCGTTTAATATCTCCTGACTGAGTACATATTACTACTACATCTTGCGGTTCTACTAAAACAGTTTCTTTTTCTTCTCTAGGTACTTCGATTTGCGCGAGCTCTGTCCTACGCGCGTCACCATACTTGCTAACTATATTATTTAATCTAGCTTTAAGTTCTTTAATCTGACATGGGCGGTCACTTATTAATTCTTCAAGTTCTGCAATCTTCTTCTTTAAATCTTCTTTTTCATTTTCAAGTTTAACACCTTCCAATTTAGCAAGAGAAGAAAGTTTCATATTTAAGATTGCGGTAACCTGATTCTCCGTGAATCCATACTTCTCGATTAAGGCAACTTTAGCGGCAGCCGCGCTTTCAGATTTCTTAATCATAGCTATAATATTATCAATATCTGCTAAAGCTATAAGTAAACCTTCAACTATTTCTAATCTAGCAAGTGCTTTATCTCTATCAAAAAGTGCTTCCCGCACAATACAATCTAAATTATGGTCAACATAAATCTTAATACAATCTTTAAGATTTAATTCAGTTGGAGTTTTACCAACAAGACCTACCATATTATAAGAGAATGAACTTTGCATATTTGTATGAGCAAAAATCTTATTAGCTATAATATCAGGATTTGCGCCACGCGCACACTCTACTACTATTCTAATTCCTTTTTTATTTGTTTCATCTCTTATATCATTAATATTATCAAGTTTACCATCTTCAGCTGCCTGACCAATTTCTGCAACTAACCCTTCTATTGTCTGACCATACGGAATTTCATAAAATACAATATTATTCTTTTCTACTTTATATTTACCCCTAATTTTAACTGAACCATGACCAGTTTTCATTATATTAGGGATGTCATTTTTATTTATTACAACCCCACCTGTTGGGAAATCAGGACCTGGCAACATAGGTTCCTTACCTTCAAGGTAATCTAATATTGCGGCAGCTACTTCATTAAGATTATGTGGTGCCCATTTACAAGCCATAGCCACGCCTATACCTTCATTTGGATTACAAAGAAGGTTAGGGAAGATGGCTGGAAGTGTTATTGGTTCTTCACCTGTTTCATCATAAGTTGGGATAAAATCTACATTACCTTTCTTTAATCCCTGAAGCAAACCATCTTCCGCAATTTTACTCAAACGGGCTTCGGTGTAACGCATATGAGCTGGACCATCTCCAGTAACATTACCATTATTACCATGAAAGTCAATTAATGGATACCTCATAACCCAATCTTGAGATAGTCTAACTAATGCTCCATATATTGAACTGTCACCATGTGGATGTAATGAACCCATTACATCACCGACAATACGAGCTGCTTTAACGTGAGCTTTATTTGAAGTTCTACCTGTATCATACGCGCCATAAAGAATCCTTCGTGCAACAGGTTTAAGACCTGACTTACTATCAGGAATACTTCGGTCTGTGTTGACGGCAACCGCATATTCTATGAAATTAGTACCTAATTCTTTTATTACATCATTGTTCTGCATAATTACACATCCTCCTCCGTAAATCCTGCTTCCCAAAGTACTTTAGAAGGAGCCATCCACTCTATCTTATTATGAGGTATAATAATATGCCCGCCGCATCCATTAAGTTTAAAACAAATATTTGTTGAAGATATATTTTCTATTGAGCCACAAAATTCTCGTTTAATAGTTGTTTTAGGCATATAAAAATCATCTTTTAAATGTACTATGTATCTAATTTTATTTTTCATATTTTTACTCCTGATTATATGTGGCTTCTTCTGAATGAGCCTTGATATATTCTTTTCTTCCAATTACACCAGTTCCCATAAGTTTATCAAAAAGTGCGTCCGCAGCTTTTATATCACTTACCGAGATCTGTTTTATAATTCTTTCATCTGGATTTGTAAGAGTTTTTTCTGTCTCCTCAACATCCATCTCACCGAGACCTTTCATACGTCCAACCTGATATTTCTTACCAGCATGAGATTTTCTATATTCTTCAAGAGCCTCGTCATTTTTAAGATAAATATATTTATCTTTACCTTCAGTTATTTTATAAAGCGGCGGCACTCCCGCATAAACATAACCATCTTCTATAAGTTGTGGACAGAAGTTCCATATGAATGTATAGAATAGATTCTTAATATGCGCGCCATCAACATCGGCATCAGACATTATAATTATCTTACCATATCTTAAATCATCTTCATCATATGTTAATTTCATTGTTTTTGGGTCAACTTTAAGTCCAAAAGCGTCAATCATTGTCATAATCTCTGCATTTTTTCTTATTTTATCTAAAGTAGCTTTCTGGGTATTCAAAATTTTACCTCTGACTGGCATGACTGCTTGGAACTCGTTATTACGCGCCATTTTGAGATTGCCTGATGCAGAATCACCCTCTGTTATATATATTTCACACTTCATTCTATCTTTACTATAACAGTCAGCTAACTTCTTATCAAATTTAAGTGCTTTTTCTTTTTTCTTGTTCATTCCGCGGGCTGTCTCTCTAGCTTTTTTAGCAGCTTCCCGCGCCTTCTTAGCATTTATAGCTTTATCTGCTATTGCTTTTATTTCTTTTTCATTTGTTTCTAACCAAATTCTTAAATTTTCTGCAATGACCTGTGTGAATATTGTGGTTTCGATTTTGTTTACATGGGACTTCACCTGTGCGTCGTATCCAACATTCGGGGCTGTCATATTGAATACAATATACATACCCTCTTGAATATCGTCACCAGATAAGTTCTCATCTTTATCTTTTAACCATTTCTTATCTCTAAAGAATTTATTAAATTCTCTTGTAAGTAAAGTTTTAATTTGTGTAATATGTGGACCAGATTCTGTTAAACCTGTGTTTACATATGGGACAATAGTAGATGAATAATTTGAAGTATATGTTAATACCATATCCATCTTATATTTACCTTCAGTAAATTGCATATTAAATCTATTTTTTATAATTTCATTATCTTTAACAGCATCATCTACTAAATCATTAAGTCCATGCTCTGAATAGAAATTAGTTACTGTTCCATTGTCATTCAGCTCTATTGTTAAACCAGGGCATAGACAAGCAATAGTTTTAAATAAAGATTTAATTTTATTTATCTCTACTTCTGTATGAGTAAAAAATTCTTCAGATGGCTGCCAACATACTGTTGTTCCATGTAAATCTTTTGAAACAACATTTATTTTTCTATTATCAAAAATACCTTCTTTAAAAGTTATTTGTTCCTCTTTTCCATCTCTAAAAGTACAAACTCTTAATTCATGTGAAAGAAAAGTAGTAATTTTACTACCTATACCAAACGAACCTAAAGAAGTTCCTTCATAGGTTCCGTCTTCTCTATATTTTCCCGATGTATTAAGAACACTAAATGCAGCTTCAAGAATAGTTTTTCCATCTTCTCTTTTTTCATTTACAAGAAAGCCCTGTCCATAATCTTGAACAGTAACTATATCTTTATCAATACTTACCTCAATGCGATCGCCATGTCCAAGGCGGAATTCATCGACTGCATTAGATACTATTTCAACCAAAAGCTGTGTTGAATAAGTACAATCACCTGCATATATTTGAGGTCTGAGCCTAGTGAATTCAAGGGGCGAAAGTGATTCAATACTATCTTTCGTATAAAGTTTCTTATCTACTCCTCCCATGTTTCAACCTCTTTTCTTAAATTATCAATTAACATTAAAGCTTCCTTTTTACCAACCCATTCTTGCTTCATAGATTTTGGAAGTAAAAGAAACTTCTGATTAATTCTCTTATGAAAATTCTCAATCTCTTGTGCTAAATCTACAATAGCTTGTGAGTTAGAATCTTCTAAATCGTAATAAATTACTGAATATTTATTTTCCATTCAAAATCTCCTTCGATTTTTTCTTATAAGAAAATTATATCAAAAATTCTCAAAAAAGTCAAAAGAGAAGCAATTAAGCTTCTCTAGTTATTGTGAAATTAGAAATCTTCAATATTATATTTTCGACATAGTGTTATATATTTTTGTTTATTTGCGGAAGCTATTGCATCTGCAAGTTCATTACCAAGATGTCCACTATGTCCAGATACTTTGATTATTGTAAATTTATTTTTATATTTTGTTAAATAATCATAAGCTATTTTTACTAAATCTAAATTTTCTACTTCATGTCCTTTGCTATTTTTCCAATCGTTTCCCGCCCATTTCCATATCCAACTATTTAGCATATTAACACAATAAGCGGAATCTGAATATATATTTATATTATCTTCTATATCATTAAAGCGTTCAAATATATGAATAATAGCTTTTAATTCTTCTCTATTATTAGTTGTATTATCACAATCTTGATATTTATAATAATTAACATAGTTTTTATTATCTTTATTTTCTATCTCTATTACCGCAAAACCACCAGGTCCTCCAGGGTTGTGCGAACATGAACCATCAGTAAAAAAATATCTCATATTTTGATTTTCCTTTTCCTTTTTTTATATTATAAAAAAATTTTTAATAAAAATCAAATAGACAAAAAAATAAGGAGACTTATTATATTAATATAATAAGTCTCCTTAATAATTAATTAACTTTTTTTGTATAATCTAAGCAGATCCAGCCTTGGCCTGACTTAAGTTTACCCCAATTTCCTTTAGTTTCTACTATTGTAAAAATTTCATTCATTCTAACGTATCCAGTAATTGCATAATTTGTTCCTGCGCCTTTTCTAATTCTTAAAGATTTTGTATTTACTCTAACTTTATATGATGATGCGGCAGCCGGTGTAGTAGAGCTTGAAGCTGGTTTTGAAGTGCTACTAGATGAGGTTACAATCATAGAAGGTGTGATTGTACCTGTAATAGCTCCAGTCTTTTGAGTGCTAAAAATAACATTATTTCCTGATTTACCTCTATAATATAAAGTTGATTTTATTACCCAATCAGGAATTTTCTTACCTGAAGCATATGTTGCACCACTTTTCAATTTAATTATATCTCCATTTTTATATGTTGTTGAAGTAGATGGAGTTGCGGGAGCCGGTGTAGGAGTAGGAGTAACTGGAGTATGTGTTGCACTAGACGAGCTCCCGCCCTTTAATAATGCAGCAACTTCTGTTCTAACATTACTCATATTCTTACCTAATATTTTAGGGAACCAATGGTTTATATCCGCATGCCCGCTTCCATATCCTAATTTCCAAGAGTCTTGATGACAAGTAATCGTAGGCACTTTAGTACCATTTACATTCACTGTTCCTGTTGGATTAATATTAAATTTATCACATAAATAAGCAGTTAATCTTAAAGCTTCATCATAAACTTTTTGAGCATAATTCTTGTCTTTTAATCCATCTTCACAAATTTCAAATTGAATCCATGAATAAGATTTTCCATTAATACGAACTCTATTTAAAGAACCTTTACTTCCTTTTCCGCATCCCCAAGGCATATAGTTCCATGGCATTGTTTGCACGGTTCCAACGCTACCATCTGCGAATTTACCTATCCAAGCATTTAATCCTGCACCTCTATAAATATGATTCCAGTCATTTCCTGCAGTATTCTTACCTAATTTTGCTATATCTTTTGCATAATTTGCAGAGCCATTAGTTGGTTGAACATATCTCTTTAAATTTGGGTTATTAACGCCTGTGCTATGCCATAAAATACCAATAGGTGTTGTTGTTACGGTTCCTTTATAGCATGTACTATTTGTTTGCATACATGTATAAAAATCAAAATTAAACATTTTATTCATCTCCTTCATTAATATATAATGCTCCAATTTTTTCATTTTTTTCAAGCATTTCTTTAAATTCAGCTAAAGCTTCTTCTACCATTTGACAAAATTGTTCATAAGAGATAAATAGTCCAATAGCTGGGAATTTTGTAAGGAACATATCATAAACATATTTTAATTTTAATTGACCTGTTCCAGAACCTAAAACTTCTTCAGCTTTTGCTACTGCAAACACAAGCCATTGACGAACTTTTTCAAGTTGTTCAGCTGTTGGCTTTTTAAACCAATTATATAAATTAATTGAAACAATAGATACAACAGCAATAGCTATTAAAACTAAAAACCAATAATCTTTCATAAAAGTTACTAAATCAATAAACATTTTAAATCACCCTTTCTACATTTTTTCTGCTATTTTAGCAATTTCTGACCTATGACAAATAGGGAGCGTAACCTCTCCATAAAAAGGTTGCCCTTTAAAAACTTCAGAAACTCTTCTCATACCGTTATTTAAACCAGCATATATTCCTACATCAACCTGAGTTTCACTATCTCCATCAAGGATACAAAATGAATCTTCTCCAATTCTTTGTAATGCAAGTTTCATTAGGTCTATATTTAAGTTCTGAGCTTCTGTTATATATATACCAGCATGCATACCAGTAGTATCAAAACCTCTAATATCTGACATAGGTAAAAGTAATAAAGTTCCTTCATTTATCATTCTTTCTACTTGAACCCTATCTCCTATTTTAGAGATTAAAAAGTTACCAATTTGACTATCTAATAATTTTTCGGTGCGGGAGCCAGGGTAATACCCAAGTTTAGCTGAACCCAATGTAGCCACAGTATTACAGAAAATTATTATTTTATCAATTCTTTGAGATTCTAGCGCATCAAATAAACAACCTAGACCAAGGTAACTTTTACCGGTGCCCGCCGCACCTCTTAACATAGTTATTGTATTATTTTTTAAGCTATCTATTGCAAGTCTTTGATATGTATCTAAAGGTTTAATTTCACCTAAGATCCTTGAATTAAAAGATGCAAAAGTAATAGGCTTTAATTTTCCTTCTCTTAAAACGTAGGCATCTAATATTTCATCATTTAATTTTATAACTAAATATTGATTTTCTAATAAATCAAAATTGTGTTTCATATATATTTTATTATATACATGGCTTACTTCATCTTCATTATAACATATTATTTCTTTATATCCATGATATTCTTTTTCATATTTCTGATAGGATACAACCGTATTTAAACCTAAGCTTCTTGCAATATTTTGACAACTAATATCATCAGTTACAAATATTAAATCTGGATTCTCTTCTGAATAATGCATCGCACTAACAATAATACGAGTATCATTATCAGGCATTAAAATAGGATTGGGATCTATATATATACTATCCCAATCCTTTTGATAATTAATTACTATATAATTATCTTGATATAAATTTAATAACTTAGTTACTTTATTAGCTTTAAATTTAATTTCTTCATCTTTATTTTTAGAAACTTTAATATTTTCTAATTCTCTTAATGTTATATTACTAATTACAAAAGGTTCATTATTAAAAGCCTTTTTATAATTATTTAATAAACTGCAAGTATCATAAAAAAGCATATAATCTCTCCAATCTTTTTGATTTATATTATATGCTTTTTCTTATTATTTTTTTTAACTTTTTTGTCCAAGAGCTTTTATAGCTGCTTTTAAATCTTTTAAGTATTTTTCTTTTTCTTTTTTATCTGTTGTGCGGGAACGTACAAAAATAGCTCGCCCCTCAATTATATTATTTATATTACCTAACTCTTCATTATATTTTTTATCAAGGTCTAAATATTCCTGCAATACAATATTATATAAATTTTTTACATACTTACTACCTTCTTTTGTAGGTGGCATAGCTGTAATTAATCTTTTTAATCCTTTTAATTCGCAACTTTTCCTTTTAATTAACTCTTTATAGTATTTTAGATATGCACGACTTTCAGCTAGCTGTCCGCCCATAAGTCGAGATGGAGGCAAAGGGTCTTTATCAGATTTTTTTGATTCTCCAATAAAATTTCCAATAGATGTAGCTAGTACAACTTTAGTATAACCATCATTGTATTCAGTTTCAACAATTTTCGTTTTCATTTACAACTCCTATGATTTTTATTTATATATAATAATTATACAAAAATTTTTCATAAAAGTCAATACTGAATTAGGTATGAGGTATCTAAATATTTACTTTTCCAATATTTTTCAACTACTTTTATTTTTACGCTATCACCTATTTTATGATGCTCATAAAAGCTTAGTTGGTTTATTTTAGCAGTCCCTTCTGTATCAGGAACAGTAGCAACAATCCAATAGTCATGATGATGTATTGTTTCAAGTCTTTGAAATCTACCATTAGAATTGAGGATGACACGATGAGTATCATATTCATCTTCATACTTTTCAGTTACGATACCTGTTGTATAATAAGTTTCATAATTAAGATTTATTGTTGTATAGATTATAACACTAACAATTATAATCAATCCAATAAAAACCACTATAACAGGTAATAAATCCCATTTTTCATTCTCTTGTATATCTTCTATTATATCTTTAAGTTTACGCATTTTTTATATATCCTTGTATATCATTAATAATTGTTTCAAATTCTACTGGATAATTGTTATGAGCATCTAATTCTACATGGTAAATGAGCCCCTTATCCATATCTTTAAATTTGTATGGAGTATGCACATGCCCGCATAAACATATTGTTCTTCTTTTTAAAGGCTTGTCATCATCATAATTTGAGGCTAATGTTGGATAATGACTAAGATATATACTATATCCATTTAAACGCATTTGATGAGCATAACCAAGGCAATCAAAATTTTCTAACTGCATTAACTCCTGGCGGGCTGCTGTATCGTGATTACCCCAAATTATATGTTTGATGCCAGGGAGGCGCCGCATATAAGACATGCCTTCTTCATTATCATTAAGAAAACAATCTCCTAATATATATAAATGGTCTGTCCAATCCATTACTTCATTAAAATTTTTAATTATCTGTTCATTCATTTCATGCACTGAGTTGAATCCTCGTGGCTTATAAATAAAGTCCCTGTCATGACATAGATGCAAGTCTGAACAAAAATATATTTTATTCATATTTTTATCTCCTTGATCGTGGCTAATTTTTTATAAAATCTTTCCTTTACGAATAAATTAAAAATTTCTTTATCTATTTCTCCTTCTATTTCTTTAAATAATTTAAAGCGATTTGGAAGATAAACATATTTATAATTCCATTTATTTATAATTGGATAATTATTTGGATTAGGTTTTAAGTTTTGTTTTACAAATTCTATAATCATTATATTTTTATCTCTGTTCCATATTTGCCTATTTATATAAAACTCATTATTAAAAGTAAAACTAAATTGCAGTTTAATGTAAGGCGATGATATTATTCTCTTTTTCTTTTTATTTTCTATAATTATTGTATCAAAAAAATTTTTAAATTGCAAACTTATTCTGTTATTTTTGCAAAATCATCCGCATAAACAAATTTATCTTTCATAAAATGACCAAATCCAATTACCTTACTACCCCATCCACCAGAGTCTTCAGTAATAATTCTGCACGGAATATTTTTAAATTTACTAAAAAGAAAACCATCTTCTTCAGTTAAATCGAATAGTTCTACTAATGCTTTTATCTGCCAGCCAATATTATTAGTATTATTATACGCATGAAATAAGCTGCAATTATAAGTCCAAATATTTAAACTAACTACGTTCCCAAAATGACCAATGCAATTAATATCACTACCGATAATAATATTATTCTCTATGGAATTTCCGTCAGCTATAATTTCTTTTTCTGTTTTTATAATATCTTCAAACTTCATATATTCACCTCATAAAATTATACTTTTATTTTCTGTTGCTCTATCAATAGTCTGCCTATGAATAGAATCAATACCACTCAGTACACCATCATTTATTATTTTTCCCAAACTAATTGGTGTATATCCACACACATTTGCTGCAAGATTGATATGTTTACAACCCTCTCTATATGGCTCAACACCATTATGGTCGTGTCCATGAATATTCAAGCACCAGGGCAGTCCATATACAGGTTCATGTGACAGGAGTATTTTATCTGAAATAAACAAACAACCGCTATATACTTCATCAAAATATGGTTTAAATTTTTGTATGGACTGGTCGTGGTTTCCCATTATCAGCACTTTATGCCCAGCTTTTAATTTACTTATCCATTCAGGGTTACCAACATCACCAAGATGTATTAAAGTATCATTCTTATGTGCAATAGAATTTATTATTTTTATTTGCTCTTCTGGTGTTATCCAATTAGGATCTATCAGCTTACAATCAGAATCTTCAAAATGGGTATCTGATATAATATATACAGAACCTTTTTCTGACCAATGCTGAAAGATTGGATATAAAGAATTAATCATTTATTCATCTACCTCTCTTCTGCTTCTATGATTGTCGGTGCATCAAGTATAGTATTAAATACTGATTCAGCATTTATAAACCAATGTATTCCTGCATTTGGTAACTTTCTGATTTTTTCTATTATTTCACCTGTGTCTTTCAAGTTTCCATGATGTTCTGGCAACGGTATGCCGTTTGCTATTGCTTCACTTATTGCGACAGCATCTCTATCCTCTACAACCAATCCCAAAGTTTTTATTGTTTTATAAAGGTATTCATCTATATTAATTACTATCTGCATCAGTGTTCACCTCTTCCATATTTGTATATCAAAGAAAAGTCCATCATCTTCATACTCACAAACTTCAAGTCCAAATTTTTCAAGCACCTCATTCATTGCATTAAGTACATCTGCCCTTTCATCTGCAGTTAATAGTTCTTTTTCATCATTCATCAGCGTTTACCTCCCTTGTTTCATCATACTCATAATAATCAGCATAGCGATGTGAACATTTCACACAAGGATATTTGTCTGGATATGCACTTGTGAATAGGCAAGTATCGCAGTCGTTAAATATCTTTTCGACATTTTTCCTTAATGCCTTTAATTCTTTCAGCCAGTCTGCAAGCTGTCGATTCTCTTGTGCGTTCCTTTTCATTCTTTCAATATCGTTTACAGATAGCTTCATAATATTGAGTTGATGCATATCAAGGTTAAATTCATAATCACTTGCTAATTTTTCAAATTGCTTTATTGCTTCATTAAGTGTCATTCTTTAACCTCCATTATTCCTCACTTTCTGCTACTAACCAATTAAGAATTGCTTAATAATGTCTTGCAAATCTGTTTTATCTATCTGATATTCAATCGATATATCATCAAGCCATTTATTTAACTTCTCGGCTATCTCTATTAGCTGTTCTCTAGTCATTCCTTATACTCGCTTTCCTGTGGTTCAACCCTCGCAAATATAGGATATTCCGTATTCTTTTGCACATTTGAACTCTATCTGACATCCTCTTGCATTTCTCCAACCTTTAGCAAATACCGCTATGTCTGCATCTGCCAACATTTCAATAGATTTCCCTAGATACCACAATCCGCTGTTTACATTATCGGGAGCATTTTCTTCAATGATCGTATCAATAACCATTATTTCATCGGGTTTATATCCTGCGTTATATAGACCTTCAATAACCCTTGCTCTATCTTTGCTTATCTGTAAATCAGACAAGCCATTCATAGGTTGACTTATAAATACTTTTTTCATTCCTTATCACTCATTTTCTGCCTTATCTGCTTCTATGACGGTTGGTGCGAATTTTACACATTCTACACAATCATCCATATTATTGATATGTCCGTATTGTTCATACCCTTCTTCGTAATTTCCTGACCGAATACCATTGATTATATCTTTTTCAAGTTCATCTAAATCACCCAATCTTCCGTGTCCTTTTGGAAGTGGTGTGCCATTTGTAATATACTTTTTTAAAGTATAATTAGAACTCTCATAATATATTCCTTCTTGTTCTATCATCTTTACTTGCATTATACATTCGTCGTATTCTTCCTCTGGTATCTTAATTACTAATTCTATTATTTGTCCCATCGTTTATCTCCTCCATTTTAAACCAAGAATAAAGTTCGTTATAGCATGAATCACATAAATCATACTCACCCCCACGAGTTGATAAGTATAGTTCTCTTTTAACAGGATAAGTTACTTCTTTTCCGCATCTATCACAATATGTTCTAGTTATATTCATTTTATTCCTCCTCTTCATATACCATTGGTGTTCCGTCAGGGTTTACAAGCACGGTAAATGTTCCAACATTGTATCCGCCATTAGATACTGCGTACATTACTTTTGTATCTTTATGATAAACAATATAATAACCAGGACTGTATCGCTTTTCGATTATAACAAACATGCTCTTTTGTTCATTTTGCTCTTCTGGATATGTATTTACATTTTCGCATCCGCCTAGTAAAAATACACAAGCAATAGCTATAATAATTATTTTTAGTTTATTCATTCTTCACTTTTCCTCCAATACTTACAATTAAATCCATGCAGTTTTGGTTTATTCATGTAATTTTTACTATCTTTACCTACGAATAATAAGTGCTTGCCCATTTTGCATTTATAGATATATTTTGAATTAAATGCTATTCTGCACCAAAAACAGTTGCTACAATTCTGCATCAGTTTCACCCTCAGTTTCTACCTTAACAATCACATTCTGTCCTATTAATTCCTTGAAAAGATTTTCGGCTTTTTTGCCCGTAAACATCTTTAAGACTGTTAAAGATAAAAAATTATTCTCTGCTACACACATTACAGGCACATCTTCATTTGACTTATCATAAGTTATCGTTAATGTTCTATTCATTCCTTTCCTCACTTTCTGCCTGTGATTTATTCCCACGGAAAACTATTAATCTTTTTGACAGCTTTTGTGTATCTAGTTTTTCTACTGCCACACCAAGGGCAATATTTATATAATTTCTCAGGAGCTGGTTTTATAGGAAATGGCTGTTCAATAGAATGATTTTTATAACAACCATAATGAAAGCCACAACTGCATCTTGCATAAATTGCAATATCACCATTATATTTTACGAATTGCCATAAATGATCCTTTCTTCTACCTTTCTTCATGTTTTATATTATTCTCCTTACATAATTACCATTTACTTCCTCTGTTACTCTTAAAGCCAATTCTCCGAACCTAGCCTCTACCAATTTCGGCACACACCCTTGTCCTACCCCATACGGATTGACAAGTTTGTGCATGGTAATAATTATAGCATCATCGGGTGCATTGTCGTAATTTCCATTTGGATTCCAAAGTAATTGTTTGTATCCATACTTCTTAACTATGTCAGCACAGAGTTTAATTAATGAATCAAATACTGTTTCCGTCATATAATTTGTACTTATGTCATAATAATCATTAGGCAGTGCTTCACAATGAAGTGAACACATTATATTTATAGCTGCATTATCGTTCTCTGGAGATCCTGTACTCCATGCTCCGTATTGTTCAGATATGATTTCATTAACTTTTCCATCTTTATCAATAAAATAATTGTAAGAGGTATTATCAAAATATTTCAACACCCTTATCATTCTTTCGCTACTAAGTTGTGGAGAACAATGAATAGTGATACGAGATATTTTTGCATTACGTTCTCTACAACGTTGTGATAATGAATTCTTTTTCATTTACTCTCCCTCACTTTCTGCCTTTACGTTCATCCAATGCCTCCTTTAAAGTTTCAATACAATACTTAAAAGCCCTTTCTTGCCCTTCTAATAAGTCATGATTGTTTTCACAATGAACCATATTAAAACAACTTTGCAGTCCTCTTTCCATTTTCTCAAGGGCTTCTTTAATCTTTTCTCTTTCTCTGCTTGTATAATCCTCGAAAGGCTGTTGCTCTAATACTCTTTTTATTTCATTTTCAAAATCTATGTCCGACGGATATGAATGTATACAGATCCTGCACTCTTTTGGCTGTTGCTCTAGTGCTTTGATTATTTCATCAATTTCATCTGCACAATCTAATGGAAGATAATCAGTTAAATATCCTTTTACTTTTATCAATGCTTTTTCATTCGTCATCCTAACACAACTCCTTCCTCAAAACCTTTTATATATCCATCTTTATACCCTTGTTCATATCCTTTATCTTCTAATGCTTTTATAGCCATAGAGTTTGCCTCGATAATTTTCCTTAGTTCTTCATCAGGATTTTCCCAGTCTGCTTTATTGATACAATTTTTAAATATTTCAAACTCTTCCTTTAATTCTTCACTTGCTTCTTGTGGTGTCATTCTTTAACCTCCTTAACCCATAAATCTAAATCTGCCCTATACACGTTGAATTTTTCGTCATAGCTTGTTTTAATCGGCAATCTAGAAATATAATCTGCAAATATATTTGTCATTCTCTGTATGAGTAAATCTGAAATTTCATCTTTTTTCATCGTAAATACTTCAAATGGTAAAAACATAGTCTGTAATTTCAAATGTTTTAACGGTGTTGTTTCTTCAATAAAACTGATACAATGATTAAAAGGAGATAGTTGTTTTTTATAGTAATTTATTTCCCTTTTAAGGGCTTTGATTGTATTTACTTTTCTAGGTTTTGTCATATATTAATCACACTCCCATGTTTACCTGTTTGTCTATATACCATAATAAATCTTTTAATTATTTGTGAATTATCATTCATAAATATAATATAATCTGCGGAGGCGCTCATCCCATGCATTAATGAGTCTAGGTCTTTATATTGCTGAGTGTAATATGGCAAACCTCTATATTGCGCCCATGTCTGTCCTAAAGTGAGGTCTCCGCAATATTCACCTACGTACCCGCCGATTATATTAAATAAATACCTACCGCTTTCTTCAATTAAGTTCATTAATTCTTTATCTAAAATCTGTAAATGTTGCGGGTTGCCGCCAATTATAGCTACATTCATACTCCGCTTACCCAAACTAATTTATCAATATTTTCAGATACCAGATTTGGAACCTGAAAACTATTCTTCATGCGATACATATGGCTATCTGGAACTCTAATTATTCCTTCTCTTGCACTATTACGCTCCATACATATTTCAAAAGGAGTCTTGCATACTACCGCAATAATTTCATCTGGTTTTACAGTTAAAGAATGAATTAGTTTATCTCTGCTCCTTCTATTTAAATGAGTAGCATCCGCAATAACAGTATCCCCATTAATTAAATGCATATCTATTCTATTACAAAATTCTTTATATACTTCTTTTTCATGGTCAAAATAATGGTTTTTATCAGATACATATTCATATCTTACTTCATCTCTTGATACATATTTCCAAGTTGGATTTGCCTGTAATAAGGTTTCTTTTGCATAAGTGCTCTTCCCGCTACCTGGTATTCCGACCATAATTATTAATTTTCCAGCCATTCTTCATCACCTTCTATTTTATTCATTTTAGCTTTAAAATCTCCTAATGTTAATATTCTATTCCCACTAGAATTAAAATTATTAAAATTAAATTCATTATAAAAATCTTCTAAAGTATATTCGCTACCTTTTTCTTTTATTTCTACCATATTGGTCTCTTTATTACAATGCATACACCACATTCTTTTAAGATGACCAGGTTCTCGTTCCTGTCCCATTTTTCTCTGCACTGGGATATTTTTTCTCCCGCATTGTGTGCAATACATATCACTAATTGTCATTTTCATAGATACTATCACAACCTTTCTTCATATTTTTTCTATAATTATTATAACAAAAAATTTAAAAATTTTCAATAAAAAAAAGTCACGATTATTATATAATAATCGTGACAAAAAATTTACTGATGATAACGAATTAAAAAACTATTTGATACTGCTTTAAAAGAACGTTCTCCATGGATATCTCTAAATACAATTCCTTCTCTTGGAAGTCCGTCTATTACAGATTTACCTTCTGCCATTTGAAGTAATTCATCACAAGTTTCAGGTAATTTAAAATTATATGATATAATAGGCACACATGGAATATTATATTTATCTAATATAACATTCATCATTGATGGATTGTATCTAAAAGGAGCCCCTACTTTCGGTCCATATATTAAATTAAATGCCATAAACTTATGTTCTCCTTCTTGTAAAGAATATTCTCTTTTTTGAATACCAGAACCATAAGTTTCACCTTGAATTGTAATAAATTCTAAATCTGGATGGTCTATAAGCATTTGAGCAAGTGTTTCTTTTATATTATATTTATGAGCCATTTCTAAGTAAACATTAGTATTATAAAAACATCTATCTTCTTTTTCAGGTGTGTCAAAACATACATTCCTTGAACATACATAAAATTCAGGCTTGCCAAATTTGTTTCTTTTCATAGTAAATGTAGTGCTAGTTCCATCTATTTTTTCAGTTGCCATCCATACTGCATCATGCCAATCTTCTGATGTAAATAACCAAGGCATGTTCTGACATCTTTCCTCATCTGTTTTTGACACCCACTGCGGCCACCCGCCTTTCTTATCTTTAGCCTTGCCGAAGAATATGAAGAGAAGTTTCTTACCCCATTTCCGCTTCATTAACCAACGGAAGGGTTTCTTTTTAAATAAGTTAGGATGACGCTGTGCCATCTTCTTATATTTGTCTGCGGAAGGTGCTTTACGTTTATTATCATCAGCAACAGCATAAGTAATTCCAAGCTGTTTTGTAAGGAACATAGATTCCTCACCTGGTATATGCTGAACTCCATCTTTATCTACTACATAATCAAAGCCACCTGCAAACTGGGCAGATTCAACTTTCCATCCAAAATCAGATGGGTGCATAAGCAGACCTTGAGAATAAAAAGTTTTAAACTTCTGTGTTTTAACCTTATAATGATACTTCTCAAGAAACTCGAATGGCGGGAGCTCAGGTGTTTTTGCATCAACCTCGATATATATACCCAGGTCGCCAGGTTTAAACACACCTTTACGAACCATCGTACGCCATCCACCGACGACCGCCGCCTCCACTCTATCTTTTCCTTCTATTGGTTCTATTGCGTCTACATATGTTACAAAAGCTAATTCTCTTTCTTTCTTGCTATTTAACATATTTTTATCACTTCCTTTATATTATTTTAAATTATAAACATAAACTCCATATCTATAAATATAATAATTTATCCACATAAACATTAAAAAAATTAAGCTCAAATCAGAATATCTCTTATATTCTTTTTCATCTTTTGCGGTTATTCCTTTATACATAGTAAAAATCCATATAACAAGAGAAATAAACCACAAAAATATGGGAGTCATTACTTCAATTCTTGTCATCTTTATAATCTCCTTTCATTTTTTTCTTTATTATATTATAAAATATTTTTTGAAAAAAATCAAAAAAAAATAAAGAGTAGCTAAAAAGCTACTCTTCATAATCTAAAATTTCAGAAATTACATCAACATTTTCCCAGTATGACTGATCAAATACACTTGGAGTATCAACTTCTTGAATACATTTCCATAATAAATCATTATATATACAATAGTCTCCTACTTTATATATTTTAGTTGACTCATATTTACGAGTTAAACTACTGTCATTAATCGTTCGTGCGGGAGTCGCTAATTTAAAAACTGGACATCTATATACTGTATTATCAGTAAATGCTATAAAATTATATCCATGTATTGTAAAAGTTGCGCCTGGCGCAGACATTATTCCACTCACAAATAAATAAATATATTTACTTAATGTATTAGTATCATTAAATGCCATTTTAACCAAACTAACTCCAAAATGATTTTCAATAATTTTAGCTTCAGAATTAGCTTCGCTTCCATATGATATATTTCCAGTTTTAATATTTAATGTATTCCATTGAAAATGGGTAGGGTCTTCACCCTCTCCTTTTTGCTCATCCCGCCACCCTGCTCGCCAATCATAATCATCTTCCGCAGGAGTTAACACAAGCAACCCATTATTCATTATTTTACCTTTGGGAACTAATTCAGAGGTTCCTGCTTCCTCGTCTGTTTCTCTTGTGTAGTTATTTTCACAACAGAAATAAATTTTATCTTGATGTACACCATTAGCAATTTGAGATATACATATCGCAATCCCGCCATCTAATAGCTTAACTGCTAAACACCCTATTGAACTTTGAGTTACATCAAAAGGTTCTAATTTTTGTTCATTTTGAATAATTAAAGAGGATGCGCTATTTTCATTTATTTCATAATAAGGAATATTATCAATAACTGCATCTTGTTTATTTTCATATAAAGGAGTGTAATAATATTTATTATTATCTATCACTGTTGTAAAATTACAATCAGTTAAAAAACTAATTAATTCATTATAATTAGTGCATATTTTTTTAATAATATCCATTTATTAACCTCCTTTAATTTATTGGTAATTCTGCAACAAAAGGCATTTCATAGCATATAAATTGTCTATTGCCTATTGAAAAAATACTTCTATTTTTAATTTGTGTGGGTTTATTTATAAAACAATATAATCCATTAACTGGAGTTCCATTGTTTAAATAAACTTGCATAAGGGTGCAATCAGTTTCATTTGTTTGTATGTAATTTTCTGGATTGCTTATATAATCTCCAGAAAGTGCTAAATCTGTTATAAGATTATTATATCCATCAGAAGCTAAAAAATTATAAACCTGTTTTTCACCTAAATCTAATTTTATATCAGAAAAATAGCCGCCACCTGAAGACCAATATCGTTCAAAAGCTATATGAGTTCCTGCCTTATGATAAATATAACTAAATTTATTTTTATCTTTAGTTGGTAAGCATATTAAATCAAATCCATCAACTGCACGAACATAATTACTATCTATGAAATCAAAATTTAATTGAATAGTATTATAATTTACCCAATCTCTCCTACCATACCAATGACCCACCCCATTAAAAAAGAATCCATAACCTTTAAGTGGAATAATAATTATTTTAGGAGAAGGAATAGTAGAATCGTCTCCATAATTCCAACTAGATCCAGCCATATAGTTGGGTCCTGTTGTGTTATTTGAATAGGTTGGAATAAATATAGTTGAATTTTGTCCAATAGCATTGCTACACCTCATAGAAATATAAAAATCATTTATTCTATCTTTGCCCCATTTAAAATTAAAATCTGTTTCATCTTTAGGTTTAATAATTGGATTAAAATCTAAATCTGTAAAACCTAATGATGTTAAATCTTGAGTAATTTCACCATAAGGCCACTTATTCGCGCTATAATTTCGTTTAAATATTTGCATTTTAATCACTCTCCTTCTTTTAGTTGAATAACTAAATTGTCAAATATTAATAAATAATTTTTATTATCAATACTAAAAAACGAACCTGGTAATATATTATTTGGAACTTGAGTAGCTATATATAAATTATCCATAAAACTATTTTGTAAAGGTATTTTACTAAAAATAAAATTACTATTATCATTTAATATTGTTCGTTTATTAGTAGCAGTATCTGAAAAAGATTGAAAATCATTATAACGATTACTACTTAAAAATATATCATGATAATAGCTAGTATAATCATTATAATGTCCACTTCCACCATAATGATATAGTCCCCAATGTAAATATATTAATCCTCCTTGATTTTCTCCTTGAGTGATGGGAATCCCAACCACACTGAAAACTTTATCTCCTCTATGATCCCATGAATTAAATTCATCATATGTGTAATTAAGTAAATAAGTTAATGGATAAATTTGAGAATCATCTCCAAAACTAACTGGTCCAGAACAAGTAGTTAAAAAGAATCCGTTATCTTTTAAAGGTAGAAAATATAAACACATTGATCCAGGTCCTACATAATATTCACCTTGAGACCAAAATTCTATGTTATTCGCAGTAGGAGTATATAATGAAAATCCTGAACCTGTATTAAAGTAAGGTCTAAAATAAAAGTTGTTAAAATTATCTGTTTTCCATTTTATTTCTCTTGAGTATTTATTTTCATATGTTCCTTTTTTTTCACTTGGCATTATAGATTGAATATAATTTCCAGTGTATCTATCAACAAAACCAAAATCTCTAAAAGTTTTAATAACAGTCCCATCTTCCCATTCACTTCCAGTTACTCTATAAGGATACCATTTAGCAAAATAATTCATACTACTCACTCTCCTTTGGAGATAAGGAAATTTCATTAACTGTTATAGTTGCTTGACTATAATTATAATAAATACAAAAATAGAATTTTTCATTAGGATTTAAATTTATTGAAATGGTATTATCTCCATTATATATTCTTTGATTTATACTTTGTATTCTATATTCTCCAGTAGAATATAAATCTGGTAATTTTGCATTGTTATTAATAAAAGTTCCATATTGAATATCTTTATATGAATCACTATAAAGTTTTATTGTTAATATACCACCTAAACTATCAAATTGATCTGCATTAATCCAAAAACCAACACATCCGCCTTCTGGTTCTGGTATCCAAGTAGGAGATCCAACTATTAAAGTACCATTCTCTCTATCATATTCTACAGTTGAATAAGTTTGTAAATTAAAATTTTCATCATCTATAAATTTACCATCTTTTAAAAAGTAAACAGTTCCATCATCAAGCGGAGCTGTTTCTATCCCAAAAGAAGTTAATAGCGGAGATGCTTTGCTAGAAGTAGCTAAAGTGTTAGTGGCTAAATTAGTTACAATATTAGTTTCATCTGTATTATTAAAAGGAATAATTCTACTTGTGCCTTGTTCAAAGTATCCTTGTTTTCCTTCTGATGTGATACCATATTTGAATTGATATTCATTTCCACTATAAACATATTTTAATCTATTTTCTAAATCAGTAATATGGTTTTCAAATTGCCTAATTAAAGTGTCTATTTTATTACGATATATATTAAAGGCTTGCGCGATTGCTCTATTTTCAATTCCATTAGTTGATTCTGTATCCAATTTATTATCAAGAGTAATAACACCTGCGCGCAGCCACGCTAAAAAATCAGCTTCCGTTCCAGTATGTCCTTGGTCTAACCAAATTTGATAGGTTGATTTACCTTCATCACCTTTCAATACTTCAACTTGTTCATCTGTTAAAGTAACTTCTCCTACTGGACCTTGAGGACCTGGGATTCCCTGAGGACCTTGTGGACCTATTTGTCCTTGAAACCCACGTATTTGTTCTTTTTGTTCAGGTGTCAAATCATCAAATGAGACAGTTATATCTCCATCTTTACCTTTAACATTAATACCTGTATTCTCGTTATTAACATACACCCAACCATTTACGTCTATATATATCTGGTCTCTTTCCCAAAAATTGGCGTCCCCGCTATAATCGCCATGTTCCATTACTGTCATATCTTTTAAATATATGTCAATAGGAGTCCAATAGTCAGGATTAAATACAGGGTTTTTATTAATTGATGGTTGACTACTTCGATAAATTACTCCAAGATAACTTACATAGACTCCATTATCATATGAGATACTTGAGTCCCATTGTTTAGGAAGAGTATTATTTTCTGTTATAGCCATTTATTATTCTCCCCCTTCCTCTTCTTCAGTTTCTGTATCTTTTAATTTAATATAGAATTGATCTGCATCAATTCCATAAGTATATACATTTTCAGTATATGTATCATCTATTAATTCATGAGTATTTCGTAACTCATTTATTTCTGCTTGTAAATTAGTTATTTGTGTTTGCATTGCTGCAACGGTTTGTTTTAATCTAGTATATTCATTATAATCAACAAAACCATAAGTAGGATTCATTCCTTTAGATACTAAATATTGATATATATTTCCAGAATTTACAAAATTTGCACTATTAGGAGTTGGTGCGGTATCTAATACTAATGTATCTTGTTTATTTGATAAAGTATTACCTGCCCCATCTGTTACATTACCCAATACTTCAAAATCACCATTATTGGTTAAAAATAAAAGATTAGACCTATTATCTGTAGAAGTTCCATTACCAATTTCAAAAGCATGAGTTAAATTAGATTCATTATATTTACCAAATATTATTTGATTACTATTACTAGCAACTAACCCTCTACCAAGAGCAATAACATTTTGATTTAGTGCGGTTTCCGCATTTGTTTTTAATACTGTCCTAATTGGATTCCAGGTTAAACTGTTGGTATAATATGCAGAATCCATAATTCCATCTGTTGCGGTAACTGGATGGAAAAAGTTTAAGTCACTGTTATCATCATATAATACTTGAGTAGGTTTACCTGCACCTACTGTAATAGATTCTAATGCTGCGGCAATAGCTGAATTAGTTACTGGATTTGTTGATTGACTATTGATTTCTGTATCAATTTGGTAATTATCTATAAAGTTTTTATAAGTATTATTAAAATCATTAGCAGACAACCCTTTTCCTTGCTCTTTTGTTACTTTGTCTGATAATTTATTTCCTTTACCATCGTAAACTTCATTTGAAGCTTTCGCATCTCCAGATTTAGTAACTACAAAAGCATTTGAAGGAACTAATTCTCCACCATTTCCAAGTTCAAAAAGATTATCTGCTTCATTTTTATTATATGAGCCAAGAGCAATTTGATGTGTAGTAGATGTTTTTGTTCCTTGTCCAGCTGTAAAACTATAATCACCATTCGCTTTAGTATCACATCCTGCGGCAAGCGCTCCTTGCCCAGTCGCCGTGTTGCGGAGACCTTTATAATTAACTAATAAAGACCCCGTTCCCGCACCTTCTTTAACTAAATCTTCTCTGATGTTGGCAAGCATATCATAAAATTCAGAAAGCGGATGTTCTTCTGGGTGGTCTAACCATCCATTGTCTTGCAACCAAACCTCATATGCACTAAGTCCATCTGTACCATCTATTCCATCTCGTCCGTTAGTACCATTAATACCGTCCGCGCCCTTATCACCTTTTAATGTTGCCTTTTGTTCTTCTGTTAATTCGTCAAAGTTAATATTAGTTAAACCTGCGGGTCCCCGCACATTGATACCAGTATTCTCACCTCGATAGAATAAATACCCATTTATATCAATAATAATCGGGTAGTCTGTCCAAAAGTCTGTAGTTGGTCCAGTATTATTTTCATCTTGATCCATAGTTGATTGAGATATTGTAGACATAGGAAAGAAGCTTCTATCATATACAAAGCTACCATCTTCTTTTTCTTTTGGAGTACCTGGTAATGGAGATACTGTATCATTTCCCTGATTATATATATCATAATCATCTGTTGTGACGTTCCAATTATTAGCCATATTTTAGAATCTCCTTTCTTATAAAATATATTCATAATATATCTCATTTTATTGTTTTTTAATTTAAACAAAAAAGCCCAATAAAAAAATGGGAGTAGTTAAAAAACTACTCCCATAATTTTACTCATTTTCTACTTCTTCAACAGTAATACTAGAAGTAATAATACAATTTTTAACAACTTTAATGTTGCTTAAAAAGTTGTCTTGCATAAGTTCTGCAACTTTAGTTTGAACATTTTCAAGACTATCTTCAGTATAAACTGTTCCGTCTGAATTTTGTAAATACTTCCATCTTTCTGCGGTTGATGTAGAAACTTTTAATAGGATAGAATACATTTGAATATCCTCCTTTGTATATTAATGAACCTCTTTCATCATTAATTCTTTGTATTTATGATGAAAAGGTTTTTGTTCATCAATAATTACATTTATATCATAATCTGAAGCCATTTTATAAAGTTGATATTTTTCAGCGGTTTGAAGCTCTTTTTCAACTTCACATAGAATTTTCTTTAATTTACAACTCGCGCCAACTTCTCCTAAACTATCTAACTCTTGACATTTTTTCTGATAAAGTTTACAAGTGTCTTTCTCCCATTGCACCCATGAGTCTAATCCATCTTTTACAGCTGCGCGTTTGGTTTTAGAATCTACGTCTTGTCTACGGTATCCTAACCAACTTTGTGGAACTACATCTGGATTTTCAAATGGAAGAGGCGGTAATAGCTGATTATATTTTTTTATATAATAATGATATAGTTTTCTATAACTATGGCTTTCATCAAAGAAATGATATTCATGACATCTTTTATATCCTTCTAATCCTAAAAAATCATAATAATTTGCTGACTGTTCATGAAACATAAGTCCTTTTAACATATGTCCGAGAATTTCTTTAAAAATGTCTTCTACTGTTGCCATAATTATCTCCTTTAACAAACTTTAGTCACTACTATATGAGCTATTGAATAATTGCCTGCTTCACCGGTGTTTATAATTTGAATAGTTGTAGGACTTGAGCAGCAACATGGAGTATTGTTTTGAGGTACTTGAACTAAAGTTTCAAAACAGAGTGATGAACTATCTCCTGCTGCGCCGGTTTCGATTGATTGAGCTTGTGGCTGAACTACTCCATTTTTACTAAGCTGGATTGAGACATCTCCAACCGCGGTTGGCGCAATAGAACCATCTACATGAATCATATATACTCCAGCTTTGTTTAATTGAATAGTTGCGGGAGCTGATAAAGTAGCTGTGCAACCTTTGCGAATTGTTACGTTATTAAAAGGAATTGCTGCGCCTTCTGCAACATCTATATCTGTACTATAAGCTTCTAACATTTTTTTTACCCTCCTATATATTAAAAAAATGGGTGTACTTATTGAATAAGTACACCCATAAAATTAGACGTACTAAATACGTTCAGTTAATTACATTCCTGCATAACCGCAGTTACATCCGCAGAATGGACTCATACCTGCATTGTATGTCCATGCGTTTGGATATCTTACAACTCCAGCCATAGCGTTTTGAAGTTGAAGATCATTGATTTGGTTCTGCATATCAGCCATTCTGTTGCCCGCGATCATATCTTTAACGCTCTGAATCTGTTCAGTTACGTTAGCATTAATAGCGGCAGTGTTAAGTGCTGCGTCATATCTGTTCTGAGCCGCAGTTTCTTGAATTAACATTTTTGTACCGCAGCAGCAGTCATTCTGTGCAGCTAAAAGATTTGCCTGACCTACAGCAAGTCCAGCTATATCGCGCTGAAGTTCGCCATATTTATCCTGGATTGCGCCAAGAGTGTCATGGAAAGTTTGATTAGTTGCTGCAACTGATTGAGCAGTTCCGCTTGTTACTGCACTGAGGATTTCTCTCTGATTTGCCATTGTGTTTTGGTTGTCAAATCCTCTCTGAACCTCGTTAGAAGTTGAAAGGTTTTCATAACCTATTGCATTAGCGAAACCATTGTTTCCCCATCCGCCAAATCCGCCGCCCATAAGAGCGAGAATTGCGAAAAGCCAGATAAATGAATTATTACCTAATCCACCATCATTTAATAAAGCTACATCGGAAGCTGATAATCCTGTTCCATTATCCATAAGCTTGCCCTCCTTTAAATAAAATAATATATTAACCTATTAAATAGGTCTATTTATCATATTTAATACTTCTTGTGGATTAATGCCTTTTTGTTTTGCTAATTGATAAAATACTTGTTCAGCGTTCCCTCCATTTTGTTTAACTAAATCAATAGCTTCTTTCAAACGAGGATTGTTTAAAACCTGAGATTGAAGTCTATCATTTAGTTGCTGTAACGGTTTTCCGAATAATTGGTTGCTGAACCGCTGGTAAATTTTGTTCATTAGGCACGCCCTCCTTTTGTGGTATTAACTCTAAAAGTAATGCTTGTAATTCATCTTTTTTAACATAGGCAGATAAGTCTAATTCTTTACTCGGTTCATTATCAAATTCTTCAATAAATCTAAATTTTCTTAAAAAAGGTCTGCCTGTGTTATCAGTTGTTTTGATATACATTTTATCATCACTTTCACTATCAAAAAGAGCAACCGCAGAATTATAACCTTGCACTAAATATGCGGAAGCTCCTATATCACCATTTACCCATTCCATATTAGTAATTTGCTTTAATGGTTGTTGAGCAGGTTGTAATTGATTATAATTGTTATAACCCATCATCATATTTGGGTTATTATTATATAAATTATTCATCATCATTGTTTATCGCCCTCCAAATAAAAAAATTGCCCTCGAAATTAATCGAGGGCATAATAAAAACCTAATAAAAAAAATGCCCTTAGTTATAAATAAACTAAGGGCATATATTTATTAAAAATAAGCTTGCCCTCTTATCTTTCTATTGTATATGATTTTTGGAACTTTGCGATTTAAAGCGTTTGTCCAAAAAATTTTTTACGCTATCGTTTCAAAAACCCATGAAGTAGCAGATGGAAGATAGCTTGAACTCATTCCATAAAATCTACTTAAATAATAATATGGTTTATTATCAATAGTAATTTTCTCTACATAATTTTGTAATGCAGGGTTAGGTCCAACTGTAACTATGTTAATCATATCTATAAAATGATTTAGTCCATATAATTTATTAAATTGAATAACATCAGAAGCAGTTTTATATCTCCAAGGATTATATACAGTAAATATTTTATCTTTATTTGTTCCATCATTTAATACATAATAATGATTATTACTATCTCCTTCATAAGATAAAGTTATACAATTATCTTCATCATCAAAAGTTATAATTTCATGAATTGTATAACCATGTGCTTTAATATCTTCAGTTGTAGAAGTGCTTGCATACACTCCTAACATAATACCACCATTTTTTAGTGGTAAAATATCTAAAGATACAAGATAATTAAGACCTATCATTGTATAGGTATTATAATTAATATCAATAGGTAAGTTATAATAGTCATTGTTATTATCTGTAAGCATAGAAGTTGCACTGATATAAGTATTACTATTTAAATAAATACTATATATAGTTTCTCCTTGTCTGTTACCTTTATTTATTTTTATATTACAACATATAGTTCCTCCTAAGGCAGTAGATGAAGTACTATCAATTTCAGCCAATAGTAATTCAGAGTATTGAGTATTTATTATTTGTGTAATTTTTGTCATTATAACTTGTGCTTGTTTCTCTGAACTATCGCCAGAGTCAGCTCTAACATCATAGTGTGCCATTATTCTACCTCCTCAAAAGTAATACTATCTTGGATAGATGTATTGTTAAAGAGTGGATTTACCATTTCAAAAAAACCTATATATTCTCTTATCCCACCGCCGCCACCTTTAGGAAAAACCACCCAATCTTCACCTATTTTAATATAAACATTCACGATTGAATTATCAATATCGTCTATTTGTATATAAAATTTACCTTCTGTTGTTGCATCAGGCTCATTGGTTCCAATTATATAAAAAGCATTTAATAAAGTAGATACAGGAGTTCTTCCTGTGGAACCATTAAAATTACCTAATACTTCATCTGAAGATAGAACTTCTGATACAGAAGGTAAAGAATCTGTTCTTACTCCCATTTTATTTCTCCTTTATATAATATTTTAAATCTTTAATTGCATTAAAGTTACCAACCTCTACCCCTTTTAATGCCCTCGCTTTATATCAATTACAATTATATCTGGGCGGCAGCCCAATTAGTTTAGTAATTTTGCCCTCCTAAAATATTAATACTTAAAGTTCCTACAACGCATATTAAAGAATAAACGTTGGTAACTTTAACACAATTAAAGATTTAGATATTATATATATTTTTTTTATTTTATAAATTAAACATTCTTACCCATGATTAAATATTTAGTTTTTTGTATATCTAAGCGTTAAATAATTTACAGTTCTTGTAACGTTTTGACCATGTGTACCTGAAACTCCAATATTATTAGAACTTGATAGTTTTGTAGTTGAGCATAAAACATATACATCATTACAAACAGCTTCAGCAGAAAAAACTTTGTCATATGAAGAAAATGATATACCCGTATCACTCCAGGCTCCACCTGCTTGTAAAGTAAAAGATACCGCATAAGTACATTCATAAATTGTACTTCCATCTATCCATGTTCCTATAACTTGTTCATTAGTAGAATAGTGATGTGTAGGAGTAATTGATACAGTGGATCCTCCACCGCCGCCTCCGCCGTTTATATTATAATTATTTTCACCAATCTGTAAACTAGATAAACTTCTAGTTGTTGGTTTTGTAGAGTTTGGAATTAAATACTCTTTTAATATTCCATATATATCATTTTTAGGTACTGTTTCAAGAGATTCATCACTTGTTGTTTCAAGTTCTTCTCTTTCAGAGGTCAGTAATGAAGTACCTATACGGACTGCGGTTTCATCTAATTCTTGAACTTTATTTTCAATCTCTGGATCTACGCTTCCTCCACCAAAAGGATACCATGTATCATTAACTTTTCCATATACTTGCGTAATTCCTTGATTATTATATTGCATGTATATAGAACCATTATCTCCTTGAGATGCTGCGGGAGGGTCAGTCCCAAACAGATTGACACTACCTTCAGGAAACTCATACCAGGTTCCCGCAATATTACCAAATACGCTTGTAATATCTCTGATATATACAGGCTCACTTCCGCTTTTATCTATCTCTTGAGTATATTTTAAATAAAGCATACCAGTTGTTCCAATACCATCAACTGGGTCTTCAATACCTACCATATTAGCAACTTCAGATAATGTTGCAGATATTACATCATTTTCTATTGTTATATTTTCACCAGCGGTCAATCGATTTTGTTTAGAGCTGGCTAATGCTTGGCTTGCAGCTAGGGTTGTACTATTTCCATTTATACTTGTGATACCTGATATTAGAGTATCATTAATTTCAACCCCGTTCCCGCTAATTATAATCACTGGGTCTAATCTATCTGTATCATATAATAATATCTGCTTATTAGTTGCATCTATCATAAATTTAAAGTAATCTGCTTCGGTTTCCGCCTCCACATCTTCTTCAATTATCTTTTCTACTTTAAGGTTATCAGGTTGAATAGTGACTGTTTTAGTACCATCAGCGCTAATGAGGTTCAAATTATCTTTACTCAATCCGCTGATACTAATAACTGTACCACCTTCAGTTCTTTCTGCTAAACTAATAGTAGCATCTGGTATGTGGAGGATATTATTTTTATCAAGTTTAAGACCATCAAATGTAGGTAAGTCTTTAACTTTAACTAAAAAATCTTTACTATTTGGCATAGTTTTTAATACCTCCTAACGAAAATAAAAGCCCTTGAACTAAATGAATAGAACAAGGGCATATTTTTTTATTTTTCTCTTGCCCTGATAATATATATCATTTTTATAGAATCTAATTTTAATAGGTTTGTCCTAAAAATTTAATCAATTTTAGCTTCTAAAGTAGCTATTCGCGCGGATAGATTTTCTATTTGTTCTTGTTGAATTTGACACATTTTTATTAAATATGGCACAAATTTTGAATAATCAATACATGGTACCTTCCATGGTTCTTCAGGGTTGAATTCTGTGTAATCATTTGGAATATCTACCATTTCTGGATATATTTCAAGAACCTCTTCTGCGATTAATCCTCTATGATTTTCTCTATCAGACCTATCTTTATCACTATAATCAAAAGAGACAGGACGTAACTGCAATAACTTACTTGCTTCTTCATCTGTAATATCTTCTACATTTTCTTTTACATGAATTGAAGATTCAACAATAAATTTAGCAGCTCTTAGTTTTCCCCAAGTTGAACTGTTACGCCCAATAAAATCTAATGTATCATCAGCTCTTTGGGTTATCCTACATGTAAAATCATTGCTACTATATAATCGATGGAAATCTATAAATGCTTCATTTCCACCAAATAAGTCTATTCCACCTCCATTTGTTGTAGTTCCCGAAGAATATGTTTTATTTACATCAATACCGTATTTAAATGTAGTATAACCTGTTACAGTTCCTCCACTAATAGGTAAATAATCACCAGTTGCTTTAGTGACAATTGTTCCGAATCTACCTCTATCGCAATATTGAAGATTAGAACCAGTACCACTATAACACCCATTCCAAAATGCTATTGCGGATGCTTCTACTACTTTTGTTCGATTTGCAGTAGTGCCCCATCCTATATCACCAACTGAAGACCTTGTAAATACATCTTTATATGCTGCAGCAGCAAGCCCTTTAACACTTACATTAGTTCCCGCTATCTTAACTTGTCCATTAGAATCACCAGTTCCAACGTTTCCACTATGAGCAATGGTATATGCAGTTCCTGGATTTCCATTAATAAGATTGAAAATACTTACTTGATTATTGCTAGCATCTCTATTAGTTTTAGTACCAAATACAAATTGAAGATTATCATTATTATAGTTACCAATCTGCCAATGCCCACCAGATTTTGTATCCATGCAAACCACAGGATACCATTCGTCAACATTTAAATCTTTCTTTGCATATATACCCGCATTACCCGACGGATTAATATAACTAAGCGATCTAGCAGGAACTTGAATATTCGCAATATTGATATTACTAAAATTTAACTGCCCACTCATCGTATCGCCACGTTTATTAACTTTACCATCTAATAAACCGAATAATCCTTCAGTTATATCATATGGTAATGATATATTCCCAGATTCGTCTTCACCATTAACAGTACTCCAGCGATGTCTATATACATCTTCAGAATTAATTATTATCTCTTGCCCAGTTCCTTCACCATCGTCATAAGTGGCAATAAATCTATGCTGACCAGTAGTATCTTGTCCCATTTCAATATAACCATCATGTTCAAATGGGATATGCTCCATAATCAAATCCCCAGTCATAGTATCGCCAGTTTTAGATACTTTATTACTAGTATCCATATTTGCTAAAGTATCTAATAATGATGTATGAGTTCCATCCCAAGTGCCACTTGTTTTTTCAATATCGCCTTTTAGTTCTATATCGCCTGTCCATTTAACTGCGAAAGCGTTAGAACGTGAGTAGTTATCAGTTCCGTTACCTATTATATGAGCATATATATTATCTGAATCTTCAATATTATATCTTCCTGCGACATGCTGATTTTTTGAAGAAGCTTTTGTTCCTTCTCCTTCAGTATGTGATGCCCTTCCGCTTGCTTGAGTATTTATACCTTCAGCATGGCTACTTTGACCAGATGCAGTGTTAGAATAGCTTACAGATTCACTACTTAAATTGCCGCCACCTTCAGCATGGGAGTAATTTCCACTTGCAGTTGTTTGACCTTCAGCATGAGAGTATTTACCACTTGCGGTAGCTTTTCCCTCTGCGTGTGCGCCCTCTTCTGAAGCAGTTGAACCAGAACCTTCTGCATGAGCTGTGAAACCTGAAGCGGTTGTGCTTTGACCTTCCGCATGACTTGATTGACCTGTTGCTTTAGTATTATTACCTTCTGCATGGGCGCTAATTCGTTTCGTTGTACTTGATGCACTTTCCGCACCTGCATAAGTTTGATATCCTTCTGCATGGTTATAATCTCCATAAGCAAAAGTAGCATAACCTTCTGAATGACTATAATTACCACTTGCATTAGTACTTTTCCCTTCAGTATGTGAGCAATCTCCATTAGCCCTTGTACCAGCTCCCTCAGCATGACTATATTCGCCACTAGCTGTATTGCTAGAACCATGACTAAATGAGTAGTCACCTATGGTACTATCAGGAAATCTTGTACCTATAGTTAAAGCCTTGTGGTTTGCATTATAAGTCATGCCTTCGCTCTTTCCTGCGCCCTCGGTTCTTGTGATGTTATCAGCTGTGCCAGAAAAAAGAATCTCATACTCGGCATCCGTTGTAGTCTCAGTCTGTATTACTTTTCCAATATTAGCTTGGTCTTGCTCAGATAATCCTCCTATTTGTCTACCCTGGTTTATTAAAATACCCATAGGTATATTCCTCCTTATTTTATTTCTCTAAATAGATGTATAGTTTAATTAGTGTCAAGAATGATTGTACTTGTTCCCCACATCTTTGAACTTGATGTGATGGTAAATACAGAGCCACTTCCAGAGACTGTAAATGTACGTGAACCATGTATTACTGTGGCTGTTGGAGCGGTATCTAAACGTAGTAAAACAAAGTGTGCTTGGTTTGCATTAAAAAATATAGCATTTCCAGCTTTTGTTCCATCTGGAGTGAATCCTAAATCCACAGTAAATGTATCGGTATTAAAAAATGTATATATTTTGGCGTTGCCTAGTTTTGACTGCATAGTAGTTAAATTAGAATTTAGTTCATTTATTGCTCCAGTTACAGTAGTCGCTTCTGTATCAAGAGTCTCGCTTCCTAATAAATCGCGGGCTTCCGCATCTTTTAACTCTAAGACGTCTCCGCCTACGACCATTTCTTTTGCATCCATTTTATTATTCCTCCTTTTAACTCAATATAATTCTTTCATTTGTAGAATCATAGCTTGCGCCATAGTTAAATATAATTCTTTCATTAGTTGAATCATAATAACATTGCGCGTTATGTATATCACTATCTATAATATGGTAAGTTACACCGTTCATTTTTTCAGCTTCAGTTAAAGCATTATATTCGGCGGTGGTCAGGTGTCTAAGACTCTGGACCCCATGCTTATCAGTCAGCATTCCCGCCAACACTTCATTTCCATCCCAGTCTATGGTCTGTGCGTTGGAACGCGCGCTTGAGGTACCATTACCTATAATATGGGCATATATATTATTACTATCTATAATATTGTATTTGCCTTGAACATGTTGATTTTTTGAAGAAGCTTTTGTTCCTTCTCCTTCAGTATGTGAGCAATCTCCATTAGCTGTTGTCCCAGCTCCTTCAGCGTGAGATGCCCCGCCATTAGCTGTTGCACCATTACCTTCTGCATGAGAAGAGCCACCATTAGCAGTTGTGCCATACCCTTCTGCGTGAGAATATGATGCAGTTGCATTAGTACTACTTCCCTCAGCATGAGAATAAGCTCCTGAGGCGATAGAACCCATTCCTTCAGAATGTGAAGCAGCACCTGTTGCACGTGTGCCACTTCCTTCTGCATGAGCATAATCTACATTGGTATCTCCTGCAATAGTACCTCCTCCTTCGGCATGAGAACCTTGTCCTTGAGCAGAAGTGGAACTACCTTCGGCATGAGAAGAAGAGCCAGTCGCACGTGATCCATTACCTTCTGCGTGGGCTCCCGTATTTGTTGCAGAAGTGCCTATTCCTTCTGCATGACTTGCCTCTCCTGATGCAGTTACCCCCTCTCCCGCAGCTATTGAATATGAACCAGTATTACCTACTCTTGGTCCAAATGAAGCTGCTTTCTTATAAGGGTTATATGTGAATAAAGGCCCTTTTAATGATTCAGAAGTGCTAGTTGTTGTACTATTACTATCTGATACTAAAATTGGATAATTAGAATCTTTTGTTGAATCATCATAAGTTAATGTTTGTTTTACTTTAGTATCATTATCATCTATATAACCTTTTATTTTTTGGAAGATTCTAGTAATCATCGCACTGAATCCACCATTTTCTAAACTTTCATATTTTGTTGCCATATAAGACACCTCCTATTAAGGTGTTGGATTAAATACTGCATCATAAGCATCATCAACAATATCAGTAATTTCTGTATTTGTAATTAAGGATATATCAGTATATTTAACATATCCGCTTAAATCAATAGCAGTTGTACCAATTTTTTCATATCCGCTCGTTGCGGGAGTTGTTGATGAATCGGTATACCAAACATATTCATCATATATATTTGGAGCTGCTCCTCCGCTTGGAACTAAATAAATAACTCCATTAGTTCCTGTTGCGGGCAAGTCTTCATAGCTATTTACTTTATCAAAACTGATTCTTTCAAAACCAGCTAATGCAGTTTGAATTAATGTATTAATTTCAGTATTACTAACTACACCTTTAGTAGTAGCTCCCGCAACTGGAATTTGAATCTTTTTATTTGTAATAGTTAAATCAGTACCATCAATTTGCGCACCTTCTACTACATTTTGTTCACCAAAATCTGAATAACTAACATGAGAAATCCCGCCCTTATCATCAGTTAATACTATCCATTCATTAGTAGTATCTAATGAAATACTATATGTAGTATTAACATTAAGAGGACTTGTTTTTAATTTTGTAAAGATGTACTGAACTGCATATAACAGTCCATCATCATCTAATAAATTATATTGCATATTAGGCATTTTAATTTCCTCCTCCAAAAATAGCATCGTATTGTTCATCTATAATTTGTTTTATGCGAGCATTTTTAATATCATCTCGACCTAATTCTTCAAAACTCTTATCTTGTGTTAATTCAACCCCGTTAATAGATGGTTTATTTATCAATAGTTCATAATCTCCACTTTCTGCGGCAACCAGTTCTTGCCAGGATGTACCGTTAAAAAAGAATTCTACGTCTGGATTATTATATACAATAGTCCAGTCTCCCACCTTGGCAGTAACATATTGATTATCTATTACAATAGGATTAGTTGTATCATTATCTTGAAGTTCTGTTGTGGTTATTCCCAAAAATCTTGCTCTTGCTTTAAGTTCTTCTTCTATTTTTTTAATTTTTTTATGTAAAAGACCATATGTAATAATATCCATTAAATCATCACCCACTCTCCGGCGGTAGTGAGCATATACACTTCACTATTTTCAATACATATCGCTACGCTACCAGAGCTTACATCAGGTTGAATAGGCAAATTTTGAATATCATTAACTGTATCAACAGAAAACTCTGTATAATAAGTATTATTATGGTCTTGTTGTTTAATTCTTACAAAACCCATTCATTCAACCTCCTTTTAAATTATTTTTTAAACTTACGAATTTTCTATAATTTATTTCAATTTTCTCAAAAAAAGATTAAATAGAATTGATTAAGAAAAGCGATTTAAAAAAGTTGAAATCCATTTTTTATTTGCGGTGGCGCCCGCTTCCACTCCAGCCAAATAAGCATAAAAAAAGAGGGAATAGTATAAAACTATTCCCTAGTTGTAACTCCTAAACTGGAGGGCAAGGTAGAAGTAGGAGTTACGAAATGTGTCAATTCGGAGTTGAACCGAATCTAGTCCCTAGCTGACACCTGCTTATTAATGAGCATTTCCGCATGTTTAATAAGCTTTTTACTTTTCAATTTTTTATTAGTATAAGCTTCAATAAGCTGTTTTTCATTTAATTCTTTTTCTTCAAATGCTTTATCATTAGTTTTCTTCATATCTTCTATTGAAGGTGAACTACAATTTTTAGCCATAAAACTTTTCATTTTTGCAAATTCTGTTTTACTCATATTAACCTCCACTCTTGATAACTTAATTATAATAATAAATATTAGACCTTCGTCTTACTCTGATTACCTTCTGTTTTATTAGACTAATAAGGAGATAAGTCTGAGCTTAAAGGAGCTACCTTTAAACTTCTTATCCCATTCCGTTTTCCACGGAACTCAGGTTTTGCACCTTTTATCTTATATAGGATTGATTACCTATAACTTTCACGCACCATTCAGAGTTGTTCTTCCTATTAAAGTTTTTCAAAACTTTCAAATACTTTTTTATTTGATAATTCATAGCAGATTTGCGCTACTCGTACCCTGACCTTCTCTTATAGATTATTTCTAATCTTCAACTGCTAAACTTCCTTATTTTGGTATTACTTAGGTTTGCAGCGGGGACCACCCAACATACCACCTAACTAAGCTTCTTCCTCGCAGAGGCTGCCTATTACGGAAGCAAGAAGACAGTGTCTTAAACAGCGATAACCTCGAGCACGTACTACCAAAGAGCTTGTATTTTCTTTATACAAGTGGATATTTCTATCACTAGATAAATCCGTTCTTTCTTTCAAAGTATCCTTATCCAAAAACTTATTCTAATGGTTAGGCAGTACTCTCAGCATCATGGCATTGACTCTTCACTGAGTTAATACATTATTATTATAATTAAATTATCAAGGTTCTATTTTGTTTTATTTTCTATATATATTATATAAAAAATTTTTATAAATTTCAAATCATGTTGTCATAACTTTCAATTTATGAGCTGGGGTAGCTGGACTCGAACCAGCCCACTGTGGGTCAAAGCCACATATCCTACCTCTAGATTATACCCCATTGAGACTGTTTGCCTTTACAGACTCGTCTGTGTTTGCTGACTACCAACAGCTTGGCGGAAGTAGTTTTCATCCTTCGATATGTCCTAAGACATAACCTGCTATTGAATGAGCGAGGAGGGGATCGAACCCTCAATCCTTGCGGCACGAGGGCTTAAACCTCGTGTGTATTCCAGTTCCACCACTCGCCCAAAATGCGGGAAACTGCCTTTATGACTTTACAAGACGAGGCTCCCGCCTCCTTTTATCTCTTTCTATTGGAACCCGTGTGCTGCTATGTTTACACCACGAACCTCGGGAGAAAGAAATGTATCGCTATTGTGGGAAGAATTTTGTTCCACGATACATTTGTTAAAAGCATATGAGTACTCACCCTCATTCTAGGGCATATGCTAGACCCTGTGCAATTTAGTAGGTTTGCCAACCTTTTAAACTTCGATAGCCTGCCGAAGATGGACATCAATCCCATCATTTCTAGGTCAGCGCTTTGCGTCGTCACGGAGCCACCGCCAAGCGAGTTTTAATTTGTTTTTACTCAATTCGGTTATCTACCCTCTGAAGTTTTATAATCCACCGTTTATGGCATAGGTCGTGGGACACCTATCGCACCCTCCTTGGATTTCTCCTCACACTTCGCCGCCACACTAAATGACTACTAAAGGCTCTCACTTTAATTTTAAGATGGACGAGATTTCCCATCAGTAGAGTTATTGCACATTAAGGTAGCTTCGCTTACCTCGTTACTGTCGGTTAAGGGAGCCGACTCCTAAATAGCAGGTGCCAGATTTGAACTGGCGTCTGGGCGGTATGAGCGCCCCAAGGTTCCACTCCTCTAACCTGCGATATTAAACCTGTGATTTATCTCGTTAGCACAGGTACTCCGCATCCGAAATGAAACGGGGATGAATCCGTTCTATTCTATGTCAGGGATTGTTAGACGGGAATAGACAAGCCACTTATTTTAACCCAAATTTTTAAAATAAAATTATGACGAGTACTGGTGTATATCCTATAATTTTATTTCTTTTTTCATCTTACATATATATTGTATCAAAAATTTTTATAAATTTCAAATATATTTTATCTTAGGTAAAGTTCCGTTTCCTTATTTAATGCTAATTAACCACTTCTGCTAAGGGGATTTCAAAATTTAGCTCCCTAAGAAATAATATGTCTTTTTTCATCTTACATATATATTATAGCAAAAAATTTTATAAATTTCAAATTATTTTAGTAGTCTGTACGGGAATTGAACCCGTGTCTTCTGGATGAAAACCAGATGTCTATACCACTTGACTAACAGACCAATAAGCAACTTTCTTTTGCAGAAGCTAGATGGGTTATGGTAAGTTGCCACCTTTGTAATCCTCCACATTCACCGCATCCCATCACGGATTCTGTTTCATAGGCATCTACCTTTAGGCGGTGAGCGCCATAACGAGCTTACAGAGAATCGAACTCTGATTTTCGGAGAGACAATCCGATGTAATAGCCTTTATACTATAAGCCCATAATAGGAGTTGCACTCCCGCCCTTACTGGCGGAAGCCCATCCTATTTTATCTAATCTCAACGTTATGCAGCTCTTTACTTTACGAAGCAGCTGCCGCACCGTGTACTTCATTAGTACAATCATCACTAGGTAATTAATAGACTCGACCTGTCCTAGTTTGTTGATTGGGTCCCCTCTTCGCCGCATATGTCGACGTGAGCCTCTCGTAGCCGTCTATTCAAATATTTTTCAACTTCATATCTCGTTCCACGACTCCCAGTTCATATGGTCGGAATTCTGCGCTTCATGGTACTGTTGTATCACCTTGTTTGGCGACCTGGGTCTTCAGGCGGACATTCTCTACGGAGTCCGGTACCGACTTCCGCAGTTTGCATTGTTGATTATTAATGGCGTTAGCGTTCTCTAACTAACTTTAATCTTGTTTGAGATGTATTTCCGCTCCCGCTTGCGTCCAAGTCGAGTTCATCTAGAGATAAGAACCATATAGAGCCGCCTAAGGGACTTGAACCCCTAACCTAGAGTTTACAAAACTCTTGCTCTACCTATTGAGCTAAGACGGCATATGCGGAGCACAACCTCCGCCCGCAGAGGAATATCCACTGGAGTTCCCCAACTTAACGTATCGGGTGGTGGGCGCTCTGCAGAGCACCACGAGTTTGCTTAAACACAGTTTCTTTGCTCTCCCGATGCATTTATATACCGAGCCAGGATGGACGCGGTCTGGATCCATGTTTGAAGGTTATTTTTACGCAATACCTACAAAGAGCGATTAGCAAATCATCAAGCGTGCAGTTTCAATCACGCGAATCTCTAGCGGGTTCAACGAATCGTAACTGGAGTAGCTTACACGGATTTGTATTCCCACTAGTCTTGTTTCCACCGCCGCTCCTGTGGTGTCTCCCCACTGCTTCCCGCAACACGAGCTTTATTTTCTTCATGGCTTTTACAGTTTATTTTTTAATAAACCCCTGTGCTTGCCTATTGATGACTTTTTTACAGCTGTTGTTTTCGTTTACACTAGGACACAAAAACTTTAATAAAAGAACCTACTTTTCACTTCTTTCTCTTCGTTGAATGAGCTAAGACGAAGTCGACTCCCCCACCTGGGATCGAACCAGGGCGAACTGATTAACAGTCAGTCATGACTACCGCTACATCATAGGGGAATATAATTTACTAATAAGAGGGGAAGAAGGGTTGCGGGGCGAAATCTGTCACTTACATCCTCAGTAGATACTTTACTTAACCGTTCACTCTATGGGAACCTACTCCAATTTCTCTACTTTATAGCCCAACTTCCGCACTCTTTTATAAAAATGAATCAGTTTCGCACCTTTTAGCAAGTCCAGTTTCAATTTTATCTTGCTTTCCTGTACACCTGGCACACACTTTATTCCCTTCAAGGGAGCTAATCATACCATCCTAGCGTGCTCCTCTTAATAAGGTTTGCAACCCTTTATTAAGTTATCTTTTTTCTGTTTCATTTTCTATATATATTATATAAAAAATTTTTATAAAAAGCAAATTTTTTATTATTATAATTGATTGAATACAATTTATTTTAATATCCTAATGTCCATCCCGCATCTATAAAATCTTGATAGTGCGGTAAAGCTTTTATTCTCGAAGCTGGATAATATGTTGCATTGTTAATTCTTATGTAATTAAGTGTTTTATTGCTTGTTGTTGATATGCTTGAATTTATACACATTTGTAATATATTATCTAAACTTTCATCCGTCAAGTTTGTGCAATCCCTAAACATACTATTCATACTTGTAACATTAGAAGTATCTAATAAAGGAATTGATACCAAGTTTTTACAACCATAAAACATACTATTCATATCTTTAACATTAAAAGTATTGATTAAAGGAATTGATACCAAGTTTTTACAACTATTAAACATACTATTCATACTTGTAACATTAAAAGTATCGATTAAGGGAATTGATGTTAAACTTATGCAATTATCAAACATACTATTCATACTTGTAACATTAGAAGTATCGATTAATGGAATTGATGTTAAACTTGTGCAATTATTAAACATATTACCCATATCTTTAACATTAAAAGTATTGATTAAAGGAATTGATACCAAGTTTGTACAACTATTAAACATACTATTCATACTTGTAACATTAGAAGTATCTAATAAAGGAATTGATACCAAGTTTTTACAACTGTTAAACATACTAATCATATTTGTAACATTAGAAGTATCGATTAAGGGAACTATCTCTAAATTTACACAATTATAAAATGCTATATACATATCTGTAATATTAGAAGTATCTAATAAAGGAAGATACTTTAGTTTTGCATCTGATGTGAGGTAATTACTCATAGATGTACGACTACTATCCCAATTATCATATATCTGTTTACTATAAGTAATATCATCTTTAATTAAATTTTCAGCTTCTTCAGACAATATTGAATCATAACCTATAACTGACCAATCAAACCCAGAGCCACCTCCTCCGCCACCAGAGTTACCCTGTGCAAACATTATATCAAATAAATCCATTACTGCACCTCCCACTCTGAATTGCTATTCATTATATAAAATTTCTTATCTTCTAAACAATAAGCTATACAACCAAATAAAGTCTCTTTATGTGGGATCGTATCTAATTCATCCGCATTCTCACAAATAAATTCTTGATGACCTGTTTCTTTATCAATTTTAATAACTTCTACCATAATCTTATCTCTCCTTTCTTAAAATAAAAAATCAGAGTATAACCAACTCTGATTAGATGAAGTGCCGTGTGGGAGTTGAACCCACCGCGATGATGTTGCAGATCATCTGCCCTCCGCGGACTTACGACACATATCCCTAGTCACCATATATTGAATTCGTGCGCACTCGTCCAACCTTGCGGGAGGGCTATCATATGATTTTCGGGATTAAGTAGGCGGGGAGGGACTTGAACCCCCAGAAGCCGAAGCCACCTGATTTACAGTCAGGACCGCTACCAGTTACGGGATACCCGCCTTTAAAATACTAAATCAAATCGGCTCATTACCCGTGTACCTCGGGGACATAACCGAACCATTACCGAACAATACAGGTATTGTCTTTTCTGGTGCTCTCGATTTAGTTGCTTTGTGCATGATTTAATATGTCTGCCTGTGGAAGTAGAGGGAATCGAACCCACTCGAAGCCAAAGCTGGCAGATTTACAGTCTGCCCCGTCTCCTTAACGGTTTATACTTCCCTAAATGGACTTGAGCGGAGTCGAACCGCCGTCTTGAACTACTATTCTACAACCTTTTACGCAGTTATCATTTTTATTACATATATATTATATAAAAATCTTTTTCAATTTTCAACTCTCAATGCTTACAGAAAAAGTAACTCTATACATATTTTGAGTCCTAGTATAGCCTAGGCAGCTAATGCGTAATTGTTTGCGTTTATTTTAAAAGTTTAGCTATAACGTAGCTACCGTGCGAGGTTATAAAAATCATATCCCAATCGAAGCCAGTACAAGCCCTTATACAATAATTTTATTTTCAGTTACTTCTTTTATTTCTCTTAATCGCTCTATTGGCATCCCTTTTTTAAGAGCTATATATTTTGCCATGTCTTTATTCTCTGCATAAATATAATAAGACCAAATATCGCCAAAATTATCTATTTCACAAAACTCATATAATTTCATAATTATTTCCTTTTTATTTTTCTATAATAATTATAGCAAAAAAATTTAATCAAAATAAAGCGCTGCGGATAGGACTTGCACCTATATACCATCTCTGGCTACCTGTTTTCAGGACAGGGACTCCCACTATACTGAGCGACCGCAGCATAAACGCAAAGGAGAGGGATCGAACCTCCAGAACGAAATCGTTCAACGATTTAGCAAATCGCCGCTTTCACCAATTCAGCCACCTTTGCTAATATTATAAATTATTTGCAGTATTTTTTTATAAAACTATCAAAATCTGCATCTAATTCATTCAAAAGACTATCAATGTTTTCATATACTTCATCATCAGATAAAGCAGTTATTTTATAAACATCATAGTTAATATCTTCCTGTATAGCTGTTTCAAGAGGGTCAGTAGCATCCTCATTTTTAGCTGCAATTTCATTAAGACTCTTTAAAATATCTTCATCATCACAGATAACTTCTCTTGATAAATCCTGTGCAATCATATATACTTCTTCAGGATTATCTTCATCTATATATTCAATAGATACTTTAAATTTATCCTGCTCTCCTTCGTATATACCTTCAAAAGCATTTATAACATAGTACATAATAAACTCTCCTTTTTTATTTTCTATATATATTATAGAATATTTTTTTATAAAAATCAATAGAAATGATGACCTACATCATCTGTAAAAATATATGAGTGTTTGCAGAAAGTAGATGTATAAGCACCACTATGGAAAAATAACGCTCCTCGCGCAGTATCTCCATGCTCAAGTACATAATTAACTGCATCAATAGAACTCTGACTAATGCTTGTTCTACCATAAGCAAATTGATTTGGGGCGATAATTATATTATAAGGCGACTGTCCATATAACTTACATCTATTTAATACAACAGATACAACATGAGTTTTACTCATCATATCAGCTCCGCGGGTTTCGGTTTCTGCAACTCTTTGAAGATAATATATATCAATATCTGAATAACTGCCGCTATATGTAGTTACTTTTAGTTCTGGTTTTTCTTCTACTATGTACTCATACCACATATAATACATTTTATTATCATACTCTATAATATCCCATCCATTATCAGATATTCCAATCCTATGTATTTCTGTACCTGTTGGTAGACATAATTGAGTTTTATCCGCAGTATTTGGAATAGTTCTTGCATATACATTTGTAGAAGTAAACATATCCTGGTCAACTAATTCTGCTTTCCATATAAGCTCATTTGTTTCATACTCAACTACTTCTATTTCATGTTCATATTCTATAATACTTGTTTGCAAGTCTTCAGGATAACATGTTTGATACTTAATATCAATTTTTTCATCCTCTTCTTCTGCGGCATAAGCATTAAAATTACACGCTAATAAACCAGTTATTAACATACTGGCTATTACTCTTTTTATATTCATTATAAAATACTCCTTTTTCTTGGTATTATTTTTCAAAAATGGGGATACTATTTTATACTAAATTGTCCATTGTTTATTTCTTGCTACTCGATTAATATAAAGTAAATATCTATGAGCATCATTATAATTATCCCAATGAAATATTAATAGAGATTTACCATTGTTACTTTCTGGATAAAACTTATCTATAACTGCGTTATATTCATTTATAAGTAAGTAAATATAATCTTCAAGAGATAGATTCAAAATGCGGGCGGGAATCCACCAACCTGCGCTGTCATGCGCCAAGTCTGATGTATCCGCAACGTTCCACTTCCCGCCAGTTGATTCCCATTCTGTTGCTTTATATATGTGTGCCATATTACCCTCCTTTAAAAAAATTAAATACCAAGTTTATCCATTAAGTTCTTTATATTGTCAATTTCCTGTTCAGTTGGTGCAGATGAAACATTTGAAGCTGCCTCCGTGACGGTAGGAGTCACCACTTCCGCATCCCCCACATTAGTTTTTGCGCAAGTTAATGCAACCTTAATTTCAACTCTTTCCCCATCTTCTTCCATTGGAATCCTTAATTCTTTTCCATAAATGAAAGCATCAGGATATACTTCCATAATCTTATTTATAACTAACTGTTTACTATTAGCTCCTCTTGACATAATAATCTCCTTATTTTAAATACACATTATCTTACTCTTTAACTCTTGGCTTTACTCCACTATTTGTTTTTTCCATTTCTTTTGCAAATTGTTTCATTGAACGACACACTGAACATCTACTGCCAGTAATACATCTTTTATTACATACAGCTCGTAGAGTTCCAAAGTTTTGCGGAAGCCGCCTTGAATCAAGAGAATCATCTAAACCTACAATTATTTCTGATAAATCGCCATACCAATAGCCACGTTTATATATTTCATATAAAGTTTTTTGGTTTTTATCACCTACTAACTCCACTCCATCTAAATAATCATTGTAAGCCCATAAATCTTCAGGTCTAATAAAGAATTTTTTTATAGCTTCAATATCACTAACTGCCGCCTGCGCAATATTTGCATAAGCCCTTACTTTTACACCTTTTGAATGACATACATTCTTTACTCTCTCTAAAGAAAAACCAAGAATATTTGTTATATATACTTCACTTGGTTCAAGTGATAATACAAAATCTAAGATTTCCCATTGTCCTATTAAGTCTGTAAACATATAAGTGTTACATAAATCTTTACAAGCATTAAAATTAACATTATCTATTTCAGTAGTTAACGAATACTTTAAGACATCTTTTAAAGGTATCTGTAGAGTCCAGTTTGGGTATTTCTTTAATGATTTTAATTTTTCGCAACTTTCTTTATTACCAAATAGAAAGATATCTTCACAATTAATATATATATGTTTATCGCTATTAGTTTCAATAAACTCTTCTATTGTATCATCTGCAAGCCTAGAACTATCAATCTTAACCTGTGATACTTCATTTATTATATCAGATAGATTTGGACTATTATAATAGATACATAACATTATTTATTCTCCTTGTATCACAAAATAGGTAGTGAATATTCACTACCTATTTTATTTTATTTACTTTTATTGAATACTACTCAGCATCAACTCCAGCTACCTTATATCCAACAACCTTACGCTTCTCAACCTTTACGTCAGCCTTCTCGATAAGACCTTCCTTAACGAGAGCAGTTGCTCTGTAAATTACCTTTGCACGAGTTGCCTCTGGGAAGTCAATAACTTCAAGAATGTCATCTGCGGTAACTACCTTACCAGCGTCCTGAATAGCTGCGAGGACTGCGTCTTTAAGCTCATCTCCTTCAGCCTTTTTAGCTGCTCTCTTTGCTCTTTCCTTCTCTGCTCTAGCATCAAGCTTTGCAACTTCTCCATCAAGAAAAGCAACATATTCATCTGTTCCTTCAATATCTGCGATTACTGCCTTAATAGCTTCAAAATACTCTCTCTTATTCATCTTTTCCATAGTCTTATTCTCCTTTTTCTATTAAATACTTTTCTTATCTTTATGAATACATTATATCAAAAATTTTAACTTTTTTCAAATGAGAGGGCGAGTGCCCGCCCCTCATTAGTCACTAGGCTACTCTATAAGTCATAAGCTTTCGTCCGTCAAGTCTTATAGGTTCTTTTACTATTGTACCATCCTCAACGAGAGGTCTTATATGATATACTATCTTTCCTACCGTGTAGGCATCACCCATGGCTCCCGCAAGTTCAGCAAGTGTTATAGGTCTACCAACTTCGGTAAGTATATCAACTGCATGAATCTTTATAGCTTCACCCTCTACTGCAACTTTCTCTGAACGTCTAGCTTTTGTCTTTTCAGCTTTTGCATCCATAGCGGCAAGCTCTTTGTCTATAAAAGCTACAAAATCTGCATTGTCCTTAACAAGTTCTCTTATTGCTACATAATTCTCTCTCTTAGTCATAATGAACACCTCTTTCTTTTTTAAACATTATCTTTAACTTTCTATAATTATTATATCAAAAAATTTTTTAAATTGCAAATTAGCTATTTTTCTTAATTTTTCTTATCATGCGACCATAACGCTTTGCCGCCCTATATCTAATGAGCTGATGTCTATATGAATTATCAAAGAATTTAACTACTTCTTTCTCTATCTCATCAAGAGTCTTTTCTCCTTCAAGAGTCTTCGCAATCCAGCCAAATCTTCTATTAGCCATTTCTCTTGCCTGCGCGCTCCAGCTCTTTAGATGCCATGTCCTCATAATTATCAACTTCTTTTCTTTATTTTCTATATATATTATATAAAAAATTTTATAAAATATCAAATCAAAGGTCCTTACTCAAAGTATCCAGAATAATCAAAGATAACTGGCTTACCATGGTAGTAACCGAGGTTCCCGCTGTGCAGGTCATTAATATCATACTTTTTTGTAAAATTACAAAAATCATCAAACATATCCTGACCATATAAATGAATAAACTCATACAGCCAATAAGAGTTCATATCACTAGCAGAGAAATAAGAATCTTTTAAATCTTCCATTTCATCAAACTCATCACAAGAAAGATACTCTTCATCTTCATCTCTTGCATATTCATCTACTCTAGGCTGAACATATATTTTAATACCATCTATAATATCAACAAATTTAGTTTCTACAAAAACAAATTCATACCCTTCAATAAGAGCATTTTCGTATGCGGTAGCTTCAAGCTGACAATAGTCATCCTCATTGAAACTATCTCCGCCGTTATATGCCTCAAAAGGGATTTTAATTACAAAATCAGCATTTTTAGGTATAATAACACCCTTAGTTGCACCTGATGTAAGAATAACAGAGTCACCAAAATAGACCTTAAACCTATCCATAAAGATACGTTCAGTAAATTTATCTCCGCTTTCATGAATATCCTGTATAACTTTACACTCTTTAATTTTCTCAATAAATTCCATATAAGTCATATTAATTCTCCATTAATCCATTTTTTTCATAAAAAATCATAAGTGCGGGACCTAGCTTAGCCCAAAACTTAGCCATCTTTTTTGGATGTTTTGTCATAAAATTTCCAGCATACTTTGTTGCAAAATATTCATCTGGTATTGCATGATACCAAGAATATCGAGAAAAGTCATCTTCCACACCTGTAAGAGTTTCTTTCTGACAGTCAAAATATGCTTGCTCTTCTATTGTCCAAGTTTCATCTGTCATACAGTGTCCAATCTCATGCATTAAACACCATAAGAAGATATCAGCTTTAACTTGTGGAAAGCGGGTTTCCGCATCAGCTTTAAAATAATTTATACTTTCACTAGTCATAACAAGTGCATATGTTATATGTTTAGAATTACAATAAGCCTGAAAATCGGTACCTATTTCTGCGGTAACACCAAAATTTTTTATAGTAAATTCATTAATTATCTTATTAATCTTCTTTAATCCTTTTATTTTAGCCATTACCCATTTACCTCTTTTCTTATTTTCTATATATATTATATAAAAATTTTTATAAAAAATCAAAAAAGCCTTATGGATTCATAAGGCTTTCAAAAATTTAAAATGGAACATTATTACATACATGTATATATTCTTTAAATTTTTCAACGAACTGCGCATCTTCCAAATAAAAAAAGTCACTATGATATTTGCTTTCATACCAACCTATAAAATTTAATATTAACTGTCCAATTCTTAAATCTGGTAGGTTATCTCTATGAAGATTTCTCATCTCTCTATAAAATTTAGTAAGTCTTTCAGGGTCTCTCATTTAAAAATCCTCCTTCCATGTTAAGGTTATCTGTTTTGATGCCTCTAGTATATCTTGATAGCCAATAGCCATATAAGTTATTCCAAATTTTAGAACACAAGCAGCTAACAATGTTGGACTTGTAATATCAGTGTTATTATACCAATTACTAACTCCTTTATAAGCATCTTCCCAAGGCATACTTGTACCTGTGCTAGCTTCCTGTGAATCAATTACAATCTTAGCAGCTTTTTCAATGACTGAATAGTTTTTCATAATTACAACAACCTCTTTCTTTTATTTTCTATAAATATTATATCAAAAATTTTAATAAAAATAAAAGCCCGCTTATTCAGCAGGCTTAACAATACATCTTGAGAGATAAGTTTGCTTTATTCCATTATACTCTTTATGGTCTTTTACAGTACCGCTAAGTATAATAGTATCACCTTCTTTTATTTTAGAATCAATTACTGCTTGACTAAACCATATAAATACATTATCTTCTATTTCAAAAGTATAAAGGAAGTAATTACCCCAGTCGTTAGCTACACATCTAACAGATATAAATTTAGCAGAAGTTTTTCTAATTCTTTCTCCTATTTCTCCATAAAACTCGCTTTTTGAAGTAGTCTTATTTTTTGAATATTTTATTCGATTAATCTCTTCATTTATAGCTATCAGCGCACCGTCTTTAAAATTAGCACGTTTAAAATGATAATTCCAGTCAAAAATATCATCAAAAGTACAATGATAAAGAAAAGCATTGGGATCATCTATATTAAGCTCATCTTTAACAGTATTGTCATTAAAGAACCAGTTAATGCCTGAGAAAAAGCGGGCTCCCGCCTCTTTAAGTATATCTTTATATTTATATGTATTGCATCCCGCAACTATATAGATGTTTTCAGTAAAACCATACTTTTCCATCCAAGCTTTCTTATTTACTTCAGATTCAGCTTTCGCTTTTTCCTCTTCTCTTGCCTTTTTCTTTTCATAGGCAGCATCCATTTTCTGACGCTCTTCTTCCGTATATGCGCGAAAGGTATTATAGAAATATTTTTTACCAGCACATTTAAAGCAAACACCTTGGTCTACATGTCCAAAATATGGAATCTGACCTGCTCCGCCGCATCTTGGACATTCTAGTTTACAATTAGCATAAAGCTTTCCATTTTCTTCAAAAGTATCTATTATTTTATATCCTTTATCTTCATTTGTTCTAGCAAGTCTGTATTCCATAATCATATCCTCGCTTTCAATTATTTACCATTTCTTTATTTTCTATATATATTATATAAAATTTTTTATAAAAAATAAAGCAAGGATATATGCCTTGCTTTATTTTGACCTATCTCATTGAAAAAGCATTTCCATAGTTGGTTTATGAAGGGGTGATGCAACAGGTTCTGTTCTATTGCCATTGATTATGTCTATTGCAATAGGAACTAATTCATCATAAAGCCCGCCCCATTCTCTCCAATTAAAAGTCTTGATAAAATGATTGAAAACATCAGGATAGTCTTCAAAATCAAATACTCTATCATCTAAAACGACATACCCTGTTATTTCGGGATGCTCGATTAAGTAGTCATGAATCTCCTTCCCGCGAAATAGATGTCCAAAATTTTCCGTTTTATCATATATAGTTAATCCTTGTTTACGAAGTTTGTTACTTAAATATTTACAATGATGAGTCTTTTGTTTATAAGCACCAACTTCAAATTCATATCTCCAATCTGAAGATAACACTATTTTTGCATCTGTTGCTTCTACTATTTGCTTTAAAAGTTTAATTCTAGCCGTGTCAATTCCTAAATAATAGCCACACCGAGAAATACTCCAATTAGTGTTAAGTACACCATCAATATCTAAAAATATAACATTCATATATTAAAATCCCTCGTTTAATGCAACTCCTTTTAATTCTGGACCAAAAAGACTTGTTTCAGACCGTTTCATTTCTATTACGCTATCTCCGCAATCTGTTTTAAGCTGAAATTCATCTATCTCTTTATCTCCGTAATGTCTTACTAAAGCTTCAGTTGCTTTAACATTACTTTCTGCCATTATATAGCCTTCAGCATACAGTATTTTTTCATTAAAATCATCACACCAAGATACTCTATATAAAAATCTTATCATAATTAAAGCCACCTTTCTTCTATATCTTTTATTTCTTTCCTTGTTATATCAAAAATTCCATGTTTATTACAATAGGCGAGAAATACTGGTGCTGGTACTACCTGTCCTGAATACCCATTCTCTTGTAACTCTCTGCCTATTGCATTAAGTTTAGCTGTACGAGTATTAACCACAGTATCTATACCTTCAGCTTCTGCCATATATAAGAAATATCCTAAATCCATAATATTCTCCTTTGCGGGAGGGCAGCCTCATGTTGTTATAAAGCCACCCTTGCCGCTAACAACTTCCAAAAAATACATATCTAACATTATCAGGTGAAGCGACATACTTTTCACTTATATCTACCATAGTTCCAATTTTACAATCCAAATCTTTATATAATGCTCTTTTTTCTTCTATCTCTTCATCAGAATCAAATTTTGATGCAGGGGCATACATCATGTATTTAATAAAAGACCAGCTCATTGAATAAAAAGTTGGTATATTTTCATCATCCACATCATCATCAAAACTAAAATCTTTATAAGTCATTTTATATACTTCTTTGTTTTCTGTATCTTCAAGAGGGTATGCATCTTCTCTTAATATATCATAAATATCATATCCTCTAAAACATACACTTACTAAACAAATATCTGTATCATTGTAATTATTACGAAAAAGTGGAAGTATATTCCATTTATTGTCTTTATTTTTATACTGAACATAACCAATTATATCCATTCCCATAACCAATACCCCTTTTCTTTTATTTTCTATATATATTATATAAAAAATTTTTTTATTTTTCAAGTGAAATGTTACGAATTATTGACAATAAAATATTTTTTTGATATAATATATATAGAAAATAAAAAATGATATGGGAGGCTGTGGGCAAAAATGTTATAAGTAATATACAAGAGCAAGATAATTAGTATTTTATTTTGAAGTGGGAATAGTTGCCTTATGTCGGAACTACCCATAAATCCCGCAAAATTAACTAAAAGGGTCTAAAAAATTAAGGGGAATAAGTTCCGAAAAAAGACGATTTTACGAGTTTCATGGACAAAAATTTTTAAGGAGATATAAATATGAGTTTAAAGTATAATGATTATTCATTAAGCAAACCGCCGCGCAATGTTAAAGTAATGATGAAGTTCTCTAGTGGATATAGAGATGTATGTTATTTAGATGACTGGAATATATTGCACGGACAAGAAAGACGAATAATTAAAGATGAAGTTCCTGTATTATGGAAGAAGATTGAAAAAGATTCAGACGGGGGTTATATATGGTAAATAATAATCTATTTATTTTTCTAGCGGTTGCCGCAGTTATTATAATTATAGGTCTTGTTTTAGTTCTTATTACTCTTGAGTCTATAATTTTAAAAATTAATGCGGGGGTTGGTTTTATAGGGGCTTTACTTTTTATGGGGTTGGATTTGTCTTCATCTGAAATAAGGGGGATATTAAACAATTATTATAAAAATAATAAGGGGCATCCGCCAAGAGTTGGGTAAAATTGTTAATTTTTATGGGGGGTATTTTGATATATTAAAAAAGGGAGGTAAAAGCGAAAGAAATCTTTTCGTTTTTTAATAACGCATGACAAGAAAAGAATTATGTAACCAATTTAATATATCAGAGAACTCTGTAAAAACTCAATTTCCTAAAACACAGCAAAAGTTTCTAAAAAAATTTCATCTTGTATTAACTAAAACTGGAAGAGGCGAAAAAGCTGATTATCAAGTAAGACCTGTTGAAGGAGACCGCGCGCAAACTATGTATCTTGAGAAGAATAGACAGGTTATGATTGCTGAAAGTGAATTTTCTAATCTAGTTGACTTTAACTTTATGGTGTTTCTTGCTATATGCTCAACTGAAAGAACTGTCTTTTATGGTTCATATGAGGAGTTTTTAGACTATGTTGAAGTGAAAAAGACTAAGGCTAATATAGAGAATTTGAAAGATGCTCTTGAGTTTTTATGTGAAAAAGAGTATATTAGATATGAGGTTGATAAAACTAATAGTAATTACTTTGTAGCTTATTTGTTCTTTGCGGTAAGGCAAAAGATGGCAATTAGTTTAGATATGGCGGAAAGGTGTAAGGAATTAGCTAAAAAGAATAATAAACATAGCTGGGTCCCGCTTTTAAAGACTTGGATAGGTGTGCAATATATGTATGATAATCAACCTTTTACTATGAAGGAGTTATGCTCTTTAACAGGGCTTTCCGCATATCAAGTTAGGGATTGTAAAAAGATATTGGAGCAGGATAATTTGTTTGTTACTTCTAAGGCATATGTGAATTATAATACTTGTATAGGTACGAATGTAGATTTGAATGGGATTATTAAGGAGAATAGAGATTATGTAGAGAATGTTGCGAAAATTCCTACAAATGGTTGATGTTTTCTTTATTAATATAGATATAAGCAAGAGTTTTTCGTGATTTAAGCAAGAAAAATAGCAAATATAGCGGAAATCGCGAAAATCGGTTGATGTTTTCTTTATCAATATAGATATCTTATATTCGTTAAGTAAACCGCAACCATTTTTCGCGGTTTTCGCAAGAATTAGCGTTTTAGCAGTTGATATGAGGATGAATTAGGGAGTTGATTTAGGGGTTAAGGATTAGTGTTTAAGGCTTAATGGATTGAGGTTTAGTGGGTTGAGGTGCCCCTCATACCACCACCTCTTCATTTCTAATTACGCTCGTTAAACGTCCTTATTAAATTAAATAAATACCCTCGTGGGGCTTTCGCTCGAAGAGCGGAAGCATCCACGAGTTTTTGTTCCTTATTTGACTTTTTTAATAATTTATATTATAATGGAAGTGGATAAATATGATAAATATAATATAATAATATATTTTATAAAAAGTCAAATTCGGGAAAACCAAATATCTATACATAAATCGCATATAAGGATGAAACAACTGAGGCCTCCCTTTAAATCCCATATGCGGGCGCTGGCCGCCCGAGCAGTTTGCAAGAGTTGAGTTTTAGGAAAAATAAAGTTCAAACAACCATGTAAAAATCGCATATAAAAGGTTGGAGTTGACATTTGGAGAAAAATTCGGGACTGGCACAGCCAAAAACGTCCCGCCCGCAATTATACCACATTTTAGGGCGGTTGTCAAGCATTTTTTGATAAAAAATAAAGAAAACTGCACGATTTGTGCAGTTTTCACATAATTTTATCATTTTTTAGGGCGGTGTTTCGTCAATTTTACAGTAAAATCGTTATTATTATAGCAAAAATGCAATTCTGTTTCAGTTTTTGTTACAATTTCCGCAATATTTGCTTCGTTTTCTAGTGCTTTCCGCATAATTTCAAGCAAAAACCCCTTTTCTTCGTCAACTTTTCGCACTTTTTCAGCTTTTTTGCGAGGCTTTCCGCTCTTTTCATAACGTCTTTTGCCATTTTTTGATTCTTTATCAAGAGCGTCTTGTTCTTCGTTCTTAATTATGTCATTATCGGCAAGCCAGTTTTCGCAAGCGTCCGCAATAGAACAATCAAGCACTTCAACCATGTTATCAATCACATCATCAGGTATTTCATATTCTTTTTTATTGTAGGTGTATTTCATTTTCTTGCTCCCCCTTTATTTTTCTAAATAGATTATAACAAATTTTTTATTATTTGTCAAGCACTATTTTTTGTTGCCCTTTACACATTAGCGTAAAGGGCTTTTCTCATTTTCTGATGTTTACGGAAACAGTAAGCAACTATCTCCTTTTCTATTAATACATCTTCAAGGGCAGTGTGACTTTCGATAAAGTCAAGGTTTTGTGTAATGTATTTATAAAGCGTTTCGGCTTTTACTTGTGGTCTTGGTGTTTTGTGCTTTGTTACAAATCCATTTTCAAAACAGAATTCTCTATAAGTTGGTGTCTTGACTATTACGTCATTTGCCATTTTCATGCTATCCCATACTATTGTATTTTTTGGGAAGAAGTAACGGAACTTTGATTTTGTAAGCCATCTTTGTGTATTCTTTGTTGCTCCATCATCAAACCTTGCGTTGTGTGCGCATACAATTTTTGTATCATATTTTTTCATTGTATCGGCAAGGTCTTTTCTTATATTGTACCATGTCGCAACCTTGCGCTTTCCGCTTCTTATATCATCATAATACTGTGGTAATTTATCTGCATAATAACTTGATTTCATTAAATCCTTTTCATCAAAGAATATATCTCTATTTACATAAGACTTTGTTTCGTATACGTTACCATGTTTATCTACAACAGCCCATCCTATGTCATATACAAACATATTATAAGGTGTTACTGCTTCAAGCTCTCTATCAAGTGGGCAAGTTTCTGTGTCAAGGACTATAAAATACTTTCTTCTTCTGTCTATCATTTTTTTCTCCTTTTTTTCTAACCACTCTTTTTTGTGGTGTACTTTAATATTTTTCATATAGGTGTTTTACAAGATTTCGTTCCTATAACTTGCGTTCCTTACATTATATATATTATCACTTTTATTTTAGTTTGTCAACTAAAATTTGATAAGTTTTTCAATTTTTTTCAAGATGTTTTCGTTTGCGTTGATTGTATCTCCTAAAGTCCAACCCTTGCGCACATTTTCGTTATCGTCAACAAGTATCTGAAAACCGCCTATGTGTCTAGTACAATTTGCTTTTGTAGTTCCATACTTTACAAGATGAATTTCATCATATGGAAATTTATATTCTTCAAGCCAATCAAGTTTAGCCTTGCGTGTTCTGTCGTTATACTCTTTTGTTCCGTTCTTTGCAAGCCATGTTGTGACAACTACTCTCCAACCTTGCTTTTTAAGGATTATTAAAAGTGCATTGAGATATTCCATATCATACAAAGGGCAAGCCACCTCATAAGGTGTGGTGTCCTCGTTTTCAAGGTATTCAAGCCAGTTAGCTACACCATAGAAATTTGCGATTGTTCCGTCCATGTCAAATACGATTGTTTTGTTATCCATTCTGTTTACCTCTCCTTCCTTAACTCTGTACCTATTATAACACATTGACAGCGAATTGCAATATACAAAATGCACAAAGTTTCGGGAAGATCTTTGTGCAATTTTTTTGCAAAAAATGCTTGACAAAATTCTGCGGGAGGTGTATAATGGAAATTCAGCGCTCGCACGACTGTGCTCGCGCTGACAATTATAGCATGCGGAAGCCCGCTTGTCAATAGTAAAAATGCACAAAATAAAAAGATTTTCTTTGTGCAATATTTCGACTTGCAAAAATAAAAAACTTTTGTTATAATGTACTTACAAAAGATAAAGAAAGCGACTTGAAAGAGCAAGGACAACCTTCCTAAATCGTGCGCACGTGGGCAAACCTTGACAGTCAATTTCAGAGTTTGAAAACTCACTAAAAGAAATTCAAAAAACTTAATAAAAAATGCTTGACAAAGCAAAAAACTTATAGTATAATAAGTATGTAAGATAAAGAAAAACAAATTTTAAGAAAGAAATGAGGTATGTATTATGACAAAGAGAGAAGTTCTTACAAAGGCAGTTGCAATGGTTGATGTTTTCTCAACAGAGGAAATCGAGGTTTTTGAGAAGATGATTAAGTCACTTGACAAGAAGTCCTCAAAGCCAACAAAGAATCAGGTTGCAAACGAGGGAATTAAGGACGAGATTCGTGCTTTCCTTGAGGGCGGTGAGGCTCACACTGCAACAGAGATTGCAAGAGGTATCGGTGTAACAGTTCAGAAAGCGTCTGCACTACTTCGTCAGATGGATGACGTAGTAAAGACACCTGCAAAAGGTAAGATACCTACCACATTCGCAATCGTATAGGAGATAGGGCGCAAGCCCTCTCCTCATGACGACACAAAAGCAAGTGTGTGAATTCTGGGAACGGAATTCACACATTTTTTTATATTTTTTACTTGACAAAAAGTCGCAACTGTGGTATAATAGAATTTCGGCTGGCTTGCGGGATGGGGCGCCCGCAAGCCAGCCGACAAAAAGAAAAAGAGCCTTTTTAAGGCTCTTTCCTCGATTGCGCAATCTGTGCTTTTCGGTTTTATTTTCGTATAACCTGAGGAGCGCTTATCCCTCCTTGAAGTGCGCCAATCCACCATTTTTTTAGTTCTTGTTGAACCAAGAGTGAACATTGGACATCTCTAAAGTCAGCCATCTTACGGGGTTAGCAACCGATGTGTGATACCAATCCGCACATAGAAGGGTTTTAATGACTTTTCCTTGTCATTTTTTATATTTAGAATTTAGTTTTTTCATTTAAAAGTTTTTTATAATATTCTATCCACGCTTCCTGATTATGACGAATTCTTCTTTCATTAAGACTTGGAAAATAAAGAGGTTTTTCTATTTCTTTTTCCAACCGATTTATTTCTTTTAAAAGATAGTCTACTGAATATTCATTTGCTTCTTCTTTGTAATTCATTCAATCTCTCCTTTTTTCTTTATTATATCATAGGGTTGACTTTTTGTCAACCCTTTTTTACTTTCCACCACGGAATAAATTTTGCATAATTGCCACCAAACATTAAGACAAAAATACCTTTCCAAAAAGGTAATCTTGTTAAATAAGTTCCATAAAGCCAGTCATTACATTCAAAATACATATTTTTTTCTCCTTTTCTTTTTTTATTGTAACTAAAGTATAGCACATTATGAATTACTTGTCAAGCACTTTTTTATCTAAAATAAATAATTTCTCCGTGGTCAATACAAAAACCATTTCTCAACCAATAGTGGTCGCCAGTGTAAGGTTTATAGCGTTTAGCTATTCTACAACCCAATAAAGGGTTCAGTTTAAATATAAATTCCATAGTTACGCAATTACCAAGAGTTACAAGAGGCTCACCCTCTTTTTTGCAATCATTTATGTAAGCTATTGTTTCAGCTAAACCCTCTGCTAAAAGTTTAGCTTTTTTATTGTAAGATATATTTCTTTTACCCATTTTTTTATTCCTCTTTCTTTTGATAGGTTTATTATATCATGGGGCTAGTTTTTTGTCAACCCTTAAATTTAGAATTGACAAAAATTTTTATCGCCACTTGCCTTCCAAGGATGATGAATTCCAAGCTTTTTTTAAAAATAAATAGGTTTTTATACGTTTTATCATTTTTAATCACCCCTTATTTGTAAAGTAATACTAAAAAATAAACATTAAGCGCTACGCTTGCCAAGTGCATTACAAGTCCGTTTATATGTCTATCTACCTTTAAGTCCTTGATAGTTCCGATAAGCGCAACCGCAAGTCCGAACCATGCAATCGACAGACCAAATATCATTATAAGCACTACATTTATTACAGTAATTAAGGCTCTTATATCATTATACTCAAATCTGAATGGCTCATTAATTCTGAAAAATTCTTTTATCTTTGTCATGTTTTTCACTTCCTTTCCTTTACTGTAATAATAATATCATAAATTTTAATAGTTGTCAATAAGAAATTTTGCACAAATTCTAGGAAAATATTTGTGCAAGATTTTTTAATTTTTTGCTTGATAAAAAGTGATGGACGTGATATAATGGAAATTTGGGACGCGCCGGTCGAGCGCGTCCCATCAAAAGAAAAGAGCCTTTCGGCTCTTTTCTGCTAGTCTATTAAACTATTTTGTGTTTTATATATTGTAAGAATACATTGAATTATATCTACCATTTCATTAGGCTTTATATTTTCAACCGCCTCTGTTGCAAGCTCTTCGCAAATTTCCTCTTCACTTATAAGATAGTCACCAATTAGTTTATCTATACTTTCAAGAACTGAAGTATATATTCCGCAAGCTATAGCTCCTTCGTCAATATCAACTTTTTTAATTATTTTAACTTTCATTTTGTAGTCCTCTCTTTCTTTCTTTTGATGGTTTAATTATATTCTATTTCTTTCAGTTTGTCAAGCGTTTTTTCTTCTTCTTTTTTAAATTTATATAGTCTATTACTTTTACACCAATCACAATCACCGTGATTCCTGCATGATTTACAAATTGCTTTTGCTCCCATGTAAGGTTTTCTTTTTTCTTTTCCATGCTCTATCGCTTTATTTAACATTTCTTACTACCTCTCTTTCCTTTTTCTATACTTATATTATCATATTTTATTTATTTTGTCAAGCATTTTTTGCGGCAGCCGGTAAAATAAAAAAGGGCTTCCGCCCCTTTTTATCAATAAGTGTCAAGTCCAAGCATTTCCGCCTCAAAATCACTTATCTGTGAATCAATCTTTGGCTCTTCAAAATACATATCCGCAATTTTCCTTGCCTCTTCTTTTGAAAGTGCTTCAACTATGAACTCTTCTCCCGTGACCTCATCCCAACATAAATAATTTTTCATTTTGTAGTCCTCTCTTTCTTTTGATAATTCTATTATACCACATGAATTAACTTTTGTCAACTTTATTTTTATTTTTTTAGCGGGCGCCCGGTGCAAGGTGTCACAAGGACACCTCACATTTAACATTTCATTTCGTCCATTAAATCTTTTAAAAGAGCATTCCACCATGTGTCATCCGCTAATATATCTTCAATATCATCATCATCTAAAATTTCATTATGTCGTTGTTCTAAATATTTTCTGGTTTCATAATCTATACAATCAATAATACAATCAACAATACATTCTGCTACTTCTGACGAATCTACTTTTTCAATTTTTGTAATCTCTTTTATCATTTTATTCTTCCTTTCTCTTTTGATATATTTATTATATTATAGTGCTTGACTAATGTCAAGCACTTTTTAAACATTTTTTACTACTAATACAGTAGTATTAAAACCATCATTTGTTGCTATGTGCATTTCAAAAGTATTGTCAAAAACTCTTCCAAGTTTCATGTAATTTACCTGTGGACTTGCTTTCATCATGCTGAAGAAAAGGTTGGCATTCATAAAAGTGTTGTTATTAGCTTTTAACCAATTCTTGATTTCCCATGTATACATAACCCTTACCTCTCTTTCCTTTTTGTTGATATTATTATATTATATTTAATATAAAAAATCAATAACAAAAATGCACAAATTTTAGGAAAAATATTTGTGCAGTATTTTTCATTTTTCTCTTGACAAAAAGTCTGGACTGTGGTATAATGGAATTTCAGCGCGGTTGCGAAATGAAGTGCCCGCAACCGCGCTGATGAAAAAGCAAGAGCAGATTTACTGCTCTTGCAAAGGAAAGGAGGATTTCAATTTTTATCTGTTTGATGGGTGGCATTAGGACTTGCACCTAATCAACACGTCTGTTGTGCCCGTCGGACTGCACGCTCCTGCCGAACGTTCTGACATCCACCATGTTTAACATCAACCCCCTACCCCATTGGATAGGGGGAGTTCTTTGGTACTACTCAGTAACCTTGAAATAGGCTACTTTCTTCTCGTAATATCTTTCAACTTCGCCACTCTTACGAAGCTGTGCAACAAGTGCATTTACCTTGTTAGGTGTATAGCCAGTTGCTTCCGCAATTTCAGAGATACGCTTGTCAGGGTTTTCAGCTATATAAGCCTTAATCTCTGCCTTGATACCCTCGTTTTCAATCTGTGCTTTTGAAGGCTTTGAAGAACGCTTGTCAAGTGCCTCAATCATCTTTGCACCAACTTCTCTCATTTCATCTGTGCAACCCTCAAGTTCCATAGCCATTGTGATAAATTCTCTTTTTGTCATAGTACATCTACCTCTTTCTTTTTTATATTTTTTATTTTTTACAAGTTTATTATAACAAATTTTTTAATGTTTGTCAAGCACTTTTTTTATTTTTTATGAGAGAGCCTTACTGCTCCATCTCTCACCCTTGCTCGTTCTCAAATGGCGCCCCTTAATCGACAGTGAGCTAATAGCGCCCCCTTTCGGTATTCTTAACCTATGAAATTTTTATCTCGGCGGTGCTCTCATGTTATCTCCCCTTTCTCATTTTCTATATTTATTATATCATAAGTATTTTTCTTTGTCAAGCATTTTTTTAAAATTTTCTTTATTTTTTGCTCGGGATGGATGTTTAGCGTTTTTATGATTTATCGTTCCCGTATTCATATTATACCATACTCGCTTGCGTTTGTCAAGCTCTTTTTTTAAGTTTTTTTCTATCATTTTTCTATCCTCTCTCCCTTTCATCTTACAAGTAAATTATAGCAAAAAATCTTTTGTATGTCAAGCACAAATTTTAGGAAGATCTTTGTGCAAATTGTACAAAAGAAAACACTTGACAAAAAGGCTGGCGGTATGGTATAATGGAATTCGACGCGAGCACGAACCACAGGGCTCGTGCTCGCGCCGCCAAAAAGAAGGGCTTCCGCCCTTCTAATAATTCATTATATCATGGGGCTGACTATCTGTCAACCCCTATTTATTTTTTACGACTAGCAAACCGAGAACAGCGCAAAGACATATCCAAGCATGAGTTCCCATTTTATTAGGGATAGCTTCCCAAACTTCAGGACGTAATCTCTTAATGCCTGTTAAAAGCATTCCGCTCCAATCTCCGCCACAAGCACTGCACTCTTCTAAGAAGTCATCAAAACTCATATTAAGGGGCGCACCATAACATTTTTCGACTACTTTTCTACCATCTGCTCCCCATTCTTTTTCAAGTATACTCATGTAATAAACTATATCAATGTATGTCATTTTTGTCTCTCCTTTTCTTTTGATAGATTTATTATATCACTTTTTATCGGAGGTGTCAACTACTTTTTTAAAAGTAGCTGATAATATTGCTGACATTCTTCAAAAGTAACCCCATGTTTGAGATAATACCCTTTTGCTAAAATTCTCATATACATAGCATTTTTTGAATCAGCACCAAACTTTTCTTCTATAATTGTTACCATTCTTCTAACTGTCATTTTCTTAACCTCTTTCCTTTTGATAGGATTATTATATCATTTATTTATTTTATTGTCAACAGGTAATAATAGCTAATTTTGGGCGGCGACCGGTGCTAAAATTTATGTAATATTGCTAATTGAAAAGTGCATACTAATATGTTATAATATCACGGGGCAGCTGCGAGTTATATCGCCCGCTGCCGCCATCCAATCAACTAAAAGAGACAGACATAAAGTCTGTCTCAAGTAGGAAAGGAGGATTTCGGTTCTTTGCTAAATTAATGCGCCCTAAGAGGTTTGAACTCTTGACCCCGTGATTAAAAGTCACGTGCTCTACCAACTGAGCTAAGAGCGCCTATGTGAAACTATCTCTGGAAAAGTTCCACATTTCTTTCGTGATTAAGCTCTCTATCGAACTTTATCGTCTCATATTTATTGATAATTATAAGTCCTATGGAAGAAATTCCAAGTCCTATGAAAAAAATCGACAAAATCACTAAAACATTCATTTTTTATGCCCTCTCTTTATTTTCTATAATTATTATATCAAAAAATTTTTTATTTGTCAACAATTTTTTCAATCCCACCCACCCTCAACAATTACATTTTTTATATTTTTAATTTTCCTCATCTGCCTCTATAATTGTATCTGCCTTTTCAATATTTAATGCCTCAACAATATATATACTATTTCCCGATTCGTCTTTTAATAATTTATTTCTGTCAATCAAATCTCCATGCCCTTTCGGAAGTGGTATGCCATTTCTAATAGCATTAAAAGTTGACCAATTCAATGCAGATGCTTTAGTTTCGCCGTTTAATATATCTTTATAATCTTTTTCAGATATCCTAATCACTAATTCTATATCTGCCGTGTTTATAAATCTTTCCTTATCTGTCATTTTTTTGTACCTTTCCTTTCTATGTTTATATTATACTACTTGATTTTTTGTTTGTCAACTATTTTTTTAATTCTTTTTTCAATTATTTCCATATCTTCTGTTCTTGCTTTAATTGTTACTTTCATAAAATCCATTTCTATATCTTCCGTAATAATCCAACATGGGAACTCTGTTTCGATTGCGTCAAGAATCTTATCTGTTTCTTCTCCGTGTACTATGTAAAAATTCTTTATTGTCATAATTTTGTACTTCCTTTCCTTTCCTTTATTGTAATTACATTATATCACTTTATTTAATATTTATCAACAACTATTTTTACTTTCCTTATATAGTAACCGCCTAAGCGGTTACTATATTAAGAGTCTTTTTATTCAAATTTATGTGTGTAGGTTGAGATTTTGCACTTGTTTAAAATTGCAAACTCTCTTTCAATTAACATCTCGTTTTCTGTTTTAAAAAACTTTCTAACTACTTCAGACCCATTATCAATTACTATTTCATAAAATGTATTCTTCATATTTTTTTACCTTAGCCTTAGTGGCTTCCTTTCCTTTATCTTGATATAATATTATCATATTTTCGGTGTATCGTCAATAGCAAAATGCACAAATGTGTTTGTGCAAATTGCACAAAGATTCTCACCCAAGAGAGAAAAATGGTTTGTATAAATTGCACAAATTTTGGGATAAAAATTTGTGCAAAATTTTCATAAAAAACACTTGACAAAAACCTCCTCATATGATACAACAAACAACGCGGGGCGCGCACGACCATCCAGCACCGTGCGCGCCCCGCCCGCAAGCTATAATTATATCACATTTTCATATATTTGTCAAGCACTTTTTTTAAAAATTTTTTTTTAAAAAATTTTTTTTTATTTTTTTATTTTTTTAATTATACCACAAGCCGCTGCATATGTCAAGTATTTTTTTAAAAAATTTTTGGGTCTAGCAATATGCCAGACCCATATCTCTCCATCTTAAAATTGAAATCTGATTGCAAGCTCTGCCTATTTTAAGGGCTTCGCGCTTTGTATCAACTCTGTGGCTCTTGTCTATGTAGTAAATTCCATTTGAGAACCAAATCCCGCAATTTCCGCCATATGCCTTGATAAACTGCATTGCTTCTCTTATGTCTGTTGTTTCAAGTCCTTCTGTGGCTACCTGCCAGCCGCTCTTATAAACAATCGGCTTGCCATTCTTTAAAGTAAGACCGCCATTATTTCCTATCTTTTTAAGTGTTCTAATGTTTATCATATACTTTCCCTCTTTCCTATTGATATGATTATTATACTATATTTTTTACTATCTGTCAACAACTATTTTCTTTTATCCTATATGGTAACTGCCTAAGCAGTTACCATCTGGAGAGCGTCCTCATCAACTAGGATAACTTCCTTTATATTGAAGGATTCTTTGTTATTTACATAGAACTCGAATGTGATCCATGCGTCTTGTGTATCATTGAATCCTACGTCAACTTGTCTACCGCTATTCATGATGATTGTTATTGTATAATTTTTTGTCATTTCCTTTTACCTTAGCCTTGCTGGCTTCCCTTCCTTTATTCTGATTATATTATATCACATCTACATCGGATTGCAATAGGCAAAATGCACAAATTTTAGGAAATTTTTTTGTGCATTTTTTTTGAAAAAAGTGCTTGACAAAACGTTGCCAGGTATGGTATAATATTTTTGCCGCTGCAGCGGTTTTTTACGACATTAAAAAAAGAGCCTTTCGGCTCTTTTATTCTATCCCCAAGTTTCTGCCTTGATGAATTTTCCATTATCATCAAACCAGTTAATTCTAGTTTGCTTTGTGAGTTTCTGTGTCCACTGAACTGTGTTTCCGATTACTGATACTTCAAGTCCGTTTGCTTTTGCTGTGTTTATAAATCTTTCCTTATCTGTCATTTTTTTGTACCTTTGCCTCTTGGGCTTCCTTTCCTTTATTCTGATATAATATTATCATATTTTTTAAAGGGTGTCAATCATTTTTTTATATTCTTCTAATAAAATTTTGCACAAAAATAGGATTTAAATTTTGTGCATTTTTTTGCAATTTTCTACTTGACAAGTACGGAGCTGGTATGGTATAATTTTTGGCGCGCAAGCGCGTTATTTCGGGGCGGCAGCGGTTACTTTGTATAGTCATGAGGCAGCGGCTGCCGCACATTAAAAAAAGAGCCTTTTGGCTCTTTCTTATATTTTCTTTACTTCAATTACGTCAAATCCATGAACTACAATATTTGAAAGTCCTTTTGAGTCAGTAACTATTGTTTCGATTTCATCTGTGTAAAGATTTAAGACTTTTGCTTCAATCATTACTTTTTCCATTTTTTTATTTGTTTTTCTAATCTTATTAATAATATTTTTAATCATGTCCTTTTACCTTTTCCTTTCCTTTATTGTAATTACATTATATCAAATGATTGATTATTTGTCAATACTTTTTTTCAACTTTTTTTATTTTTTCTTTTTATTTTGGTTGAAGTTCTATCGAACTTCAACCACAAAACCTTCAGTCTGAAGCCTGATGATGTCATCTTTTGTTACCTCAATAACACCAATTACTAAACCATTGATTGATACCTTTGCCATTTTGTTTTACCTTTACCGTTTCCGGTTTCCTTTCCTTTATCTTATGTATGTATTATAGCATTTTGGTTCATGTTTGTCAATAGTTTTTTTAATATTTTTTTATTGTAATTTTGCACAATTTTGTGATGAAAAATTTGTTGAATTTTTTTCAATTTTCCTCTTGACAAATGTCATGTTGTTGTGTTATAATATTTTGGATTTTGAACGATTGTTATCGTTCAAAATCTTTAGTATTTTTTTATAAAAAAAGTGCTTGTTTGTTAAAACAAGCACTCCTTTATTTAATCAGAATACACTGTTTCATAGCCGTTTTTTGTAAAAGCTCTGAACATGCTTAAAGCCTTTTCTTTTTCTACAATATTGAAATGATTATCATAAAATGTAAAAACGCAATTTGGAAATTGTGCTTTATATTCATTAATTGCGTCCATAGCAACATGATTGTTTGCTACAAAGCGACCATTTTTCTTTTCTACTCTAATCTCTACTGTTCTCATCATTTCCTTTTACCTTAATCCTTTTGGATTTCCTTTCCTTTATTATGTATTTATTATATATCATAAACTTTTATTTGTCAATACTTTTTTTAAATATTTTTTATTTAATTTTACACAAAATAATTATGTTTTGTGATACAAAATTTGTTGAATTTTTTACAAAAAAACTCTTGACAAATGCCGTTCTCATGTGGTATAATTTTTCGGCTTCCTGCGGTCGCCAGCTGGTATTAGCGCAAGCGGTTGCGCAAAGTAACTGCATTTTTACATCGCTGCTGCTGCAAGGTTTTCACATAGACATTAAAAAGAGCCTTTCGGCTCTTTTTATTTGTATCTGTATGTTACTGTCCAAGGCTTTTCAGCATCTTCAAGTGGGAAGTATCCAGTCCAGAAGTCGTGCAGTTTATCGTTATTCCATAACTTTTTAGCGTACGCGTCTCTCTGTCTTCTTGTGGCGAATCTCTTTGTATATCCTTTACTCATAACCCTTTACCTTTCAACCTTTTCGGTTGTCCTTTCCTTTATCTTGATATAATATTATCACATCTTGCTTTTGTTGTCAACTAAAAAATTGCACAAAAAATAATAAAATTTATGACTATTTTTTGTACAAATTTTTTTAGTTTTTTACTTAACAAAAACCCCAACCGGTATTATAATAAGATTAAGAATTAAACGAACGTTCAGGTTCGCAACGTACCTTAAAGATTTTTCACGTCAAAGCGATGGCGGGGGTACGGATCTAGGAACGAACAAACTTTCGATCCCCGAGAAGGTCTTTCCACCACCTTTCCCAGAGAAAATTATTTTTCATTTCAATAACGAATAAATGTGATTTAAAGAAAATTATTTTTTATTTCAATAACGGATAACGAATATAGGGAAAAATAAAAACTCGGAAAGCTTTTTAACTTTCCGAGCAAATACCACGCACCTATATATAACTAATAACGCTCCTTAGCGTGTTTAATGCCTCTTTTAACCCCAACAATAACAGCAAAAATCATAATTCCCCATATAGGAGAAAAAACCCACCACCAACTCCAGTCAATATGACCTGTTAACTTTAATCCAATGAACAAAAGCAATAGTCCATCAAAAAAGGTCATTGGTTTTCCAAATTCAATATTAGTAGTATTTTTTTTCTGTGTTTCCATCTATATTTCTTCTATCTTTTCCAAAATTATTTTTCTCCATATCAGGGTCTATTATATTTAGTTTGCGGGAGTCCGCTTCATAAACAACTCTAATCTCAACATCATCTCCGCTAAATACATCAAAAATTAAATCATGAACTTCTTGCCAGTCAATTCCGCTTATCTTAGGCATAGCAACTCTCTTCATGTTTTCACGAAGCATCGTTCGCCGCATATCCATCAGCGCCTCTTTTATTCTTTCTTTTGCGGGAACCTCATAATACTTGCCTGTTGTAATTAAATTCAATATATTCTTATTATTGCTAATTCTGCAAAAGCCTTTCCCAAGCCAAATTCCTGCTCTATAAAGTTTCTTTAAATCGCGGGAAGTGCCGTATCGTGACTCGAAGGAGGCAGCTAAACCAGTAGGGGAATCGAAGTCCGCGCCAATCCACTGCGCAAGTGCATATTCTTCTTCATAATCAAATAGGTTTCCTTTTGTTTCATTATAAGTAAACATATTTTAACACCTTCTTTTTTCTTTTTCTATAATTATTATATAAAAATTTTTTATCTTTGTCAATTTTGTTTAATATTATCCTTGACAAAAGTGAAAATTTTTCGTATAATATAAGTATAATAAGAACACAAAGGAGAGTATAATTAAAAATGTCTGAAACTAATCAAGATACAAAACCTATAAAATTAGACTATACTCTTGAAAAACCAGAAGATCGTGTAGCTTTAACATATAAAATTATAGAAAATGCGGCGCCTGAAACACTTACGCCTAAATATATAGAAAAAATGAGCGATTATATTATCTATGCGATGACTAAACAAGAACGATTAAGTCATAAGATACTTACAGATAATAGAAAAAAAGTTATCAAAGAACGTGAAATTGGTTTGGAAAGTTTTACTACTCAAAAAGATGATTGCGGGAACGGCGATCAAAACGCCTTGACCGGGTATGATGTGCTTTATAACCAGGCTATTGATGGCGGAAAAGGAACTCGCTTAACTTTAAAATATAAAAGGATAGACCAAGAAGATTTAGATACTATTCCTTATTTAAATAATATTCAAGAAGAAATCAAAAAATTAAAAGAAGCAGAAGACAATAGCACAGAAGGGAAACAGCGTTATTCGATACATCAAAATATCATAGATTTAAGCAAAGACCAGTATCTAATTAGACAAAGTCATCAAAAAACAGTGGGGCGCGCAAGCCATACTATCAAGACAGTTGCTAACTTAAAAATATATGAAAATGTTATGCCTAATAAAGATGGAACTTTAGATATAGATGCAAATGTAACTTTATTATTACCAAATCATGTTTCTGCATTATTATGTAATTACTCTAATTTAAAGCAAGAATGTGATGGTAGATTTGAATTAGATATGTATTATATGTTATTAGATTTAGAAAATCTTGTAACTAAAGCACTTGATGATTTTCCTTTATATTATGATTTATTAGTATATAAAATAGATGGTCGAACAAATATTGAAATTCAACAAGAGCTTCAGAATAGTTTTGGGATTCATTATTCTGTAGAATATATTTCATCTTTATGGAGAAAGAAGATTCCAAAATTAATTGCGGAAGAAGCTCAAAAGCAATGGCTGAATTGGTATTATACAGAAATTAAACCTGGTTATTGGAAAAAATGTAATAGATGTGGGCAAATTAAATTAGGTCATACTAAATTCTTTTCAAAAAATAAAAGCAGTAAAGACGGATGGTATAGTATTTGTAAAGACTGCAGAAATAAGAATAAAGTAGGGGCGGTGAAAGATTAATGCCAACAACAGAACCAAAAAAGAAATATACTTGCACGAGATGTGGTAAGACATTATCTGAAATTAAATTTTATACCCATAAAGACGGTACAAAAGATGAAATGTGTAAAGATTGTTTATGTGCCCATGTAAACAATTTTGACCCTAGTAGTTTTTTATGGATACTTGAAAGAATGGATGTTCCATGGATACCAGAAGAATGGAATGTACTTCGAGATAGAAAGTATAATGAAGACCCGCGGAAGGGACAGGGCGGGCCTGCTGTTATGGGAAAATATCTTTCGAAAATGAAGTTAAATCAATGGAAAAATTATTCTTGGAAAGATTCAGAAGAGTTACAAAATAGAAATAAAATAGAAAAAACAGAAGAGCAAATTGAAGCTGAAAAAATAAGAGATGAAGAGTTAAAACAGGCTTTAGAAGCGGGAGAAATCTCAGAGGCTGAATATAAAACTTTAGTTTCAACAGAAACAGTTAAAGAGGTTGCGGAAACCCAGCCTATGTTATTCCCAGGTGCGTTTACTACGCCTTCAACTGACCCATTTGCAGCGATAGACTCACAATATATATCTGAAGATGAGCTTCCGGATCCTGCATCAGACCTTACCGCAGATGATAAAATATATCTTGCGATGAAATGGGGTAGATTATATAAGCCTAATGAATGGGTTGAACTTGAAAAGAAATATAATGAAATGCTAAATTCTTTTGATGTTCAAGATGCTGATACTCGAAATACTCTTATATTAATGTGTAAGACTGACTTAAAAATGAATCAAGCTCTTGATTGTGGAGATATAGATGGTTATCAAAAACTTGCAAAAGTTAGTGATAGTTTAAGAAAATCTGGTAAATTTACAGCTGCACAAAATAAAGATAAAGATAATGACCAGATTGACTGTGTTGGAGTATTAGTTGCCGCCTGTGAAAGAGAAGGCGGTTTTATTCCTAATACTTTAGTAGATATAAAAGAAGATATGATTGATGTAAGTATTAAAGATACTCAAAAATATTTATATAATCTTGTAACTAAAGATTTAGGTTTTGGACAGCAAATTGAAAATTATTTAAAGAAAATTCAACTAGAGCATGATATGATTGATAATCCTAACGAAGATATAGAAGAAGTTGAAGAAATTCAAGATGAAGAGATTGCAAAATTTTATGAAAGAATAGCTGATGAAAAAGAACAGGATAGTCAAGTAGATGAAAAAACTAATGCTTATGAAAAGAGAGGTGAGTTGAATGGCGCTAGCTGATTTAATGGAACTTTCTGTAAGCAAAGATAATATTAAAATAGGTATTTCCGAAGAAAGAATTAAAGCGTGCCTCCCTGAATTAAGGAAGGCTATTGCTTTTTATCGACAATATCCTGACTTATATATTGATTTTTGTAATTCATGCGCTTCTAGTAAAGACAAGAAAGTTCTAAAACTATATGTTTATCAACGTATATTTTTGCGGCAAGCAATGAGATATAGGCATGTATATGCAGTCTTTCCGCGTGCCTATTCTAAATCATTTTTATCTGTTTTAGTCTTAATGTTACGTTGTATTTTTTATCCTGGATGTCATTTATTTGTTACCACAGGTGGTAAAGAGCAGGCAACGGGTATCGTTAGAGAAAAAGCGGAAGAGTTATGTAAATTAGTACCTGGATTAGCAAATGAAGTTAATTTTGATAGAGGTAAATCAAAATCTTCAAAAGAAGAATTTACATTTTTATTTAAAAATGGTAGTATTCTTGATGTAATGGCTTCAACACAACGTTCAAGAGGTCGACGTGCTACTGGAGGACTTGTAGAGGAAGTTATTCTTGTTGATGGTACGATTCTTAATGAAGTCATAATCCCTACAATGAACGTTTCAAGACTTCTTCCAGATGGGAGTAGAAATGATGATGAAATTGTTAATAAATCTCAAATTTATGTAACCACAGCTGGCTGGAAAAATACCTTCGCTTATGAAAAGCTGATGATGATATTATTAGAGCAGATAACACAAAGTGAAAGTGCTTGTGTTATGGGCGGAACCTGGCGGGTTCCAGTTGCTGAAGGATTATTAGCTAAAAATTTCGTCCAACAACTTAAATTAGATGGAACATATAATGATAGCTCATTTGGTCGTGAATATGAATCTGAATGGAGCGGAGATGCGGAAAACGCTTACTTCTCGTCCGAGATTTTTGACAAATATCGTATTCTAAATCAACCTGAATACGAATTTAGTGGAAGAAGTAGCAAAACAGCTTATTATGTACTTGGAATAGACGTTGGTAGAAAAGGATGTACTACTGAATGTTGTGTTATAAAAGTAACCCCGCAGCCGCAAGGAAGTTCAATAAAATCTTTAGTAAATTTATATTCATGGGAAGAAGAGCATTTTGAACAGCAAGCTATAAATATTAAAAAGTTATTTATAAAGTATCGAGCTAGAGTTTGCGCTATTGATGCAAACGGACTTGGTATTGGATTGATAGATTATATGGTTAAACCTCAGATAGACCCTGAGACAAGTGAAACTCTTCCTCCTTTTGGAGTGGATAATATGGATGAATATCCAGAATATAAAAAATTTAAAACTCCAGAAACTATTAAAGATGCTATGTATTTAATTAAAGCAAATGCTCCAATTAATACAGAAGCTCATTCTTATGTTCAGACTCAATTATCTAGTGGAAAAATTAAATTCTTAATAGATGAAACTACTGCAAAACTAAAATTATTAGAAACAAAAATGGGACAAAATATGTCGCCAGAGAAACGTGCAGAATATTTAATGCCATTTACATTAACTACTTCTTTAAGAGAACAAATGTTAAATCTTGTAGAAGATAATGAAGGTGTTAATATTATTTTAAAACAATCTACAAAGACAACTCCTAAAGATAAATTTTCTGCTTTTGAGTATGGATTATTATTTATTAAGAGAGAAGAAGAGCGAAAACATCGCCGCAGAGGAAGAGATTTATCTGGTTTAATGTTATTTAATTAGTTTTGGACAAAATTGAAAAATAGTTACTCTATTTTTTTTAAATATAGTAAGTCAAGAGAAAGGAAATGAAATTAATGAGAGCGAGTCGAGGAGAAATAACAATAGCAGAAATTTTACAAGAAGCTGGGTTAGATTTTCAAGAAGAGTATAGTTTTAAAGATTTAGTGTCTAATACAGGTCGCCCTTTAAGATTTGATTTCGCAGTTTTTGATGATGAAGGAGATTTAGACTTTTTAATCGAGTATCAAGGTATTCAACATTATGAACCAAAAGAAAAATTTGGTGGATGGTCTGGATTGCATAAACAACAATTTAATGACATGAAAAAACGAGAATATTGTAAAAAGCATGGGATTAAATTAATTGCAATTCCATATACTGATGAATATATCTTGAGCTATGATTATATTATGAATTTAGCAGGATATTAAAGGAGAATTATAAATGAAAAACAGACGTTTTAATAATAGTCATAAAGAGAATAATAGAAATTTCTCTATGAGACTGTTAGATAATAATTCACATGATTATCCTCTTAATCCAGAAACTGGCACTATAGATTTCAATAAAATTAAAGTAGGTATAAAAACCCTTGAAGATGCAATAATTTCTACTCCAATGAAAACAGTTGGTGGAGATTTTGGAAATAAGGAATATATTTTAAGATGTATTGATAAACATGATATTGCATCACTAAGAAAAATTTCTAATTTCTACTATAATACAAGCGGAATTTATGCAAGATTATGTAGATATTTAGCTTATTTGTTTAGGTATGATTGGTATGTAGTTCCTTATATTTTTGGAGGAGATACTTATCCTGCAGAAGAGAAACGCGGAGACCTTGGAGCAAAAGAAGTTAATAAAATATTAGATGGATTCTTTAGAGCCTTAAGGTATCTTGATAATTTTAGAGCAAAATTAGTTTTAGGTGGAATTGCTTTAAATGTTATTAGAGATGGATGCTATTATGGATACATAGTTCATAGTACAACTGGTCCAAGTATTCAAGAATTATCTCCTGAATATTGTAGGTCTAGGTATAAAAAAGATAATAAACCAGTTGTTGAATTTAATATGAAGTATTTTGATGATTTATATCCAGATACGCAATACAGATTAAGAGTATTAAAACTTTTCCCCGAAGACTTTTTAAAAGGATATAAGTTATATAAAAAGGGAAAATTAAAAGGAGACTTTCAAGGCGATAGAGCGGGTTGGTATATGTTAGACCCAACTTACGCTTTTAAAATATCATTATATGATAATGATGCTCCTGTACTTGCGGCAGTTATTCCCGCAATTATAGATTTAGATGAAGCGCAAGCGCTTGATAGGAAGAAGATGGCTCAAAAACTTCTTAAAATTATTATTCAAAAGCTTCCGCTTGATAAAAATGGAGATTTGATTTTTGATCCTGATGAAGCTCAGCAATTACATAATAATGCTGTAAAAATGTTAAGCAGAGCTATTGGAATTGATGTTTTAACTACATTTGCAGATGTAGAAGTTGCAGATATGGCAGATAGAAATACTACTACAACAGTAGATGATTTATCAAAGGTTGAAAGAGCAGTATTCAATGAATCTGGTATATCTCAAGAGCAATTTAATACTGATGGTAATTTAGCATTAGAGAAATCTACTGCGAATGATACTGCAATGATGAGTAATTTAATTAATCAGTTTGAATGGCTTATGGATATGTTATTAGTTAATTTTAATAAAAGTCCAAAAAAGATATATTATAAAGTATCAATTCTTCCTACAACAGCATTTGATTATAAAGAACTTTCAAAAGTTTATAAAGAACAAACACAAATGGGCTATTCAAAGATGCTTCCGCAAATTGCGCTAGGATTACCACAAAGTCAAATTTTAGCAAATGCTTTCTTTGAAAATGATTTACTTAACCTTGTTACAGTATTTGTTCCACCACTTACTTCTAATACAATGAATGCGGATGCTCTTGCACAACAGCAAACAGGACGTAGAAGAACTGGAATCACAATGGTAACAGGTGAGTCTGAAGGGGAAGGCGGCGGCCGCCCTGAGAAACCGGACGAAGAAAAATCAACCAAAACTCTTCAAAACATTGAAAGTAAAAGTTAATATAAATAAGAGGAGGATTTTATAAATGAATGGATATCAATCTATTGCAACGATAAGCTCTCCGGAGTTTATAAA